TTCTTGAGACTTTTCATTTTAATAATATCAGACTCGATAAAATTGTAATAGTTGGCGCCTTTGGACAGGATAGTGGATTTGGTGCAGATGAAAATTTAAATGGTGAATTATATAAAAATGCATTTCCGTACATAGAAAAATTAGGTCTAACTTCTATTACTGAAAAATATGATTATACAGAGCTATTTGATAATCCTGCAAATAATCTTAGCGTATTAAGTCACGGAGACGACTGGGTGGACCACACCGGCGGATGGTTTAGTCCACATCATTGGTTTTGGCGCGATATTGAGAAGCATATTATTCCACAGAATATCGGATCTAAGAAAGTAGGTTTAATATTTGGAAGAGATAAACCTACTTTGCAGCATGATTCTACCTTCAACTTTTATGATACACCAATTAATTGTTATGGAAACATAATTGGCACCGATAATTGTGACAGGATTGCATTTTATTGGGACCCAGAATATCCATTGATTTTAATAAAACAACTACATGTTCTTAATAGGTTAAAGAATAGTGGGCTAAAATCATCTTATAGTGAATATTTTGGTGCGCAGGCGTTTTCGGGTGTGGATATTAATCAGATCATATATAATCTAAAACAACCGCTGATTTATAAATCACCGAAAAGTAAGACAAATATAATATCACTCAGAGATAGTTATCTTTATAGAAAGACTAACTCAGATGTATATAAATATTTTGCAGATGGTATTAAGAACATATCATCGCGTGTTCATGTCAGCAATATGAAACCTATAAGAACACGAAATTACAAGATTCAATAATATTCTCACATTGGGTAGAAGTGTAATACGAGGATTAATATAGACATTTTAGAAAATAGTTTAAAAATATGCCTGGTCTAAATAATTGGTTAAAATTATATCACGATAAGAGTCGTGTTTTATGTAGTCTCGATTTCTCATCGCTTGAAATTTTATCTAAAGATGAATGTATTGATTATAACATACAGATGATAACAACAAGATACGATAATTTGTATGTTAGTCTTAGCGGAGGAATTGATAGTGAATTTGTTGCCAATTCCTTACTTTCTCGTGGAATTAAATTTACTCCAGTTATTGTTGATTATGTCGGCAATAGTGCTGAGGTATGGTATGCTTATTTGTGGTGTCGAGAAAATAATATAACACCTTTTGTAATTAATCTTAAGCCACCGGTAGCTGCAAAAACATTTTCTTACTTTGCAAGAAAATATTCAACATCGTTTGTTTCGTCGCTTGATTTTGTCATTAATGAATTAATCGACGGTCATCTCCTAAACGGGTGTGCTGAACCATTTGAAAGAGAATTTTGCAATGATGATAAACTTTTAAATACAACTTCCGATACTTTATCTTTATTGTCTTATGATTATGGGCTTGATTTAGCTTTCCCCGAACGTCACCCGGGAAGTTTTTTCACATACACACCAAATCTTTTATATCACATGGTAAGTAATCTGGATTATACCAAACCAGTCCAGATAGCAATGTCTGAGTATTATGGTGTTCGACCAAGACCCAAGATTTCGGCCTTCATGAATACTGGTATAATGCGTGAAGCAGCAGATTCTATTAACACTACAGTGCCTTTACACATAATTAAATTGGGCAAGAAAGAACAATTTCTTGAGACCGCAAGAAACAAAGGTATAATAACATATAGTTATATACATAACAAATAACGATCATATAATAGTCTTAAATAATGTACAGAAATATATTCACTGGATTAATATTCCTATTTACAACCTGCGTTAACGCACAAATCACAACACTAGTTTTGCCAGTTTCTCCTGGTGGAGTTGTACAACGGTATGCTGATGAATTGATTCCAGGTCTTTCTACTGCCGCTGGTACCACAGTTGTTATCGAATATAAGCCCGGCGCAAACGGACTTATTGGTGCAAAATATCTTGCATCGAAATCAACTACCAATATTACATTAATGATTGGTGCAGCACATTCGTGGAAAGATTCAGATTTTAGTCAACTACATAATCTTAAACCGATTGCATTTCTTGGGACAGCCCCCGGGGTTATTATTACATTACCAGGCAGACCGTACAGAAACTATAAAGAATTTCTCGAATATTCTAAGAATAACAAAACATCATGCGCGATAATCGGGGATGCGGCAAATGCACCATTCTTTCGCGAAGTTAGTAAGAAATATAAGTCATATCCGGTTGAAGTTCCATATAAAAGCGGAAGTCAGGTTGTAGCTGATGTGATAGGTGGACATGTCGATATAGGGGTTACAGTCATTGATTCTATTGTACCCTTAATAGAACAAGGGAGACTTGTGCCACTTGCGGTACTGTCAAAGAAGCGATCAGTGTTCTTACCAGATGTGCCGACTGTGGATGAAATTGGTATTTCAGTTAACGATGAATCAAAATATTATAATAATTTCTTCTTATGGGTTAACAAAGATGCTGATCCGAAAAAAGTTGAGGAATTTCGCAAGAAGCTTTTCGTATATCTAGGATCCGAAGATGCAAATGCTATCATGAAAAAGATGGATATACAATATGGGAATCGAAATTTTTATGATGCTGAGAAAATTTTAAAAAATATTTTAGAAGAATAGAAATGAAGAAATATATTATTCGATATAATGTAGAACATAAGGCCGGATTGTCTGATATAAAATGGAAAATATATTCCGATGACAATACTGAATCTTATGTAGTTAATTCCATTAAACTCGAAACAGAGAGTTGGACTGAGGATACTGAAGTCGGTGAAGCAATTAAATACAGCATAGTCACAGTTGGTAGATTAATATGGGACGATGAACTTTCTATTAGAATAGTACGTTAAGATGTGAATACGAAAAGGCCCCGAGGGGCCTTTTCGTATTCCTGTTTATTGAGTTATAGAAGAATGAGATATTATGATAAATAAGTAATAATGAAGATAACAACAATTTCTAGGTAGGTATTATGTCTGGGATTCAGCAAATATTAATGACTTCGGGTGGATCTTACATATTTAATTATGTGATCTCATCTAATGTCCTGAATTTTAATCTTAAATCGGCGGCTATTGCAGCCGGTTGGAATCAGATTTCACCACTGTATGCCACAGTTACCATTAATACCGGTGTATATGTAGGATCTTCGGCGACTAGTACATATTCATTTGATACCGGTATTACCTTCCCGGCCGGGACACAATTAATATTAATCAACAACGGCAATATTCTTGGTTGTGGTGGCGCCGGCGGCCACGGTGGTGGCGCCACAATCACAGCAGGTGGCACCGGTTTGCAGGGTGGTCCCGCACTAAGGGCTCAATATGCACTATCTGTTACCGGACCTATCGGCGCTATCATTGGTGGTGGTGGTGGTGGTGGCGGTGGCGGCGGTGCGAACAGTACAGTCAGCGGTAAAGTGGTAACATGGTATGGCGGTGGCGGTGGTGGTGGCGGCCAGGGCTATAGCGGTGGGACTGGCGGTGTCGGTACAACTAGTGCTAACTTTAACGGTGGAACCGGTGGAACCGGTTCCACGACATCTGCAGGCACCGCTGGCCCCGGAGGCACAGATGGTGTTACATCTGCCGGTAACGGCGGAGTTGGTGGGGCACTAGGCGGTCCCGGTGCCGCCGGACAAACAAGTGCATACGCGGGTGGAGCGGCAGGGGCCGCCGGAAGTGCAGTTGTTGGTAATTCAAATATTGTTTGGTCGTTTTCTGGTAGTATCTACGGTGCTCTGATTTAATAATATATTTTCTATTAAATTACTGTCTATTACATTTGATTCATAATTATATGTAACTTACATATAAGGTAATTTCATTATGAATATAATTAAAACTATTAGAACACTTCTATTCTTTTCGCTACTTTCACTATCTATATCGGTGTTTGCAGAACCAATTAAATTAATTGTACCGTATCCAGCAGGCGGATTTTTTGATGTTTATGCTAGACTTATGCAAAAGGTCGGTAAAGAAAAAGGGTATGATATTGTTGTAATTAATCGACCGGGTGCCGAGGGTGTTTTAGGTGCTTATGATATTATTAATGAGAAATCTGATAATACCATTGCTATTGTTTCTTATGCTGTATTTTCGTATAAGGCACTAGAATCAGAACAACTAAAGAAAGGTATTCTTTCTTTAACACCTATTGTTGATGTCGGTAAAACAACAATTGTTTTCTATTCAAATAGTAAATCAAAATTTCAAAAATGGGAAGATTTTGAGAAAGTATTAAAATCTTCTGATAATATTAATATTGGTACATTTTCACCAGCAGTAAAAGTGGTAGTTAACGAAATATTTGGAAATAGACCAAACATTAATTATATTCCGTATAATGGCGAAAAACCAGTAATTACGGATATACTGAATGGGTCTTTAGACATCGGCACATCGACATATCCTGGAACTATATCTTTAATAAAGTCGGGTGCAATCAACGGATTAGTTATTACATCCGGTAGTAATCCGTATATGCCTAAATTATCAGAGCTCGGTTATCATGATAAGATACCTGAAATTATATCTGGACTTTTCATGAGACCAGGCGCCAGCGATGTCGGGAAAGAAAAAATGAAAGAGATATTTACAGCGATTCTTAATTCTCCAGAGATTATGGAATATCGTAAAGAAAACGATGTAGAAGTACCGCATATATCTCTTAAGGAAGCCGTAGAAAAGAAACTAAAATAATGGGATCGCGTGGTGTTTACAAAGTTGGTGAAAGAATCTTTGAAAATAAATTAGAAGCACTCCTTCATGCCAATTCTACTAGGCAACAAGTTATATGGGATTTCTTCAATAGTAGATTTGCTACAGTTAATTGGACTCGCCCTTTAAATGTACCTCTTAAAGAGTTGTATAGATTAAGGGCACAACAGCTTCGAGAAAAATATGACTACCTTGTTCTTCATTATAGTGCAGGCAGTGATAGTACAAATGTTCTTCGATCATTTATTGATAATGGAATTAAACTCGATGAAGTCTTTGTACGTTGGCCAATAAGATTAGCTGAAGCTACACCATATAGCAATAGTTCAGATCCGACAAATTATCTAAACGAGTGGAATATTACAATTAAACCTGCATTAACAAAGTTGCGCTCTGAGCATCCTGAATTGAAGATTAGTGTAAAAGATACATCTGACGGATTCAGAGAACAGTTATCATCGGTATCGGACAAAGATATTCATGTTAAAACTGGAGGCCAACATTTTTCGCCAATGTCGTTTAACTCAATTTCGATATCCTCAGATTCAGAGATTGCTGCACTAGATAGTAATATCAAAATAGCGTCTATATTTGGAATTGGGAAACCAATTCTACGCGAAGACAACGGCAGGATATATACGTATTTTTCTGATTATGCAATTAATTCTGCCGGGCATCGCCAAAATCTTGAACCATTTTATTGGACTCCAGATTTTCCAGAGATAGTTGTAGAACAAGTACATCTTATACTTAATGTAATAAGAGCCAATCCCTTTCTGGAATCTATTATTAACAACCGAGAAAATTCTCTAAGTAATTCATTGAATCCTATAGTTGCCGAACAAGCAATGAAAAAGATATTGTATCCGGATTGGGATTTAAATACTTTTCAATTAAAGAAGACTTTCGGGTTTGATAATGCTTACAATGATTTCTTATTTAACAGTACGGAACTCGACCAAGGTCTCGATCGTTACAAGTGGCATCTAAAAGACCTGTTATCGGGCCTTAGTCGAGATAATATTTTTTGGATTGACGGTAAGCCAAACGGTATACGTGGTATGAATAGCCCGGCATACTTTGTTGGTTGCTTATAGAAGCGGAAACTATCGAGGTTGACACATATATAATATGCATATACAATAGCATCTGTAACGCAAATTTATAGTGAAGTCCAAATAGACCAGGTAAATTCAACCTAAGTGAGTTGGTTGACACTTGCCTAAATTAGTGTTACAATGCAGTTTATTATAAATACAGAGATTTATCGGAGAGGCCCGACGCCCGATAGATGAGAGAGCAAGCGATCGGGTCGATAATAGCTCGCTCTGTGTTTTACTAATTTTTGGTGTATTTGACACTATTTTTAGTGGTGCTATAATACAAAGTGATAAATAAAAATGCAGTACAATATATCTGTCTCTAAGAAGATAACTTGAATAACTTGACAGATCGCTATAACATGTGTTAAAGTTACTGCATAGATTAAGAAGATGCTTATATTGAAGGTTGTAGCCACATTGTGTACAGGCTACCAATTATCTACAGCATTTTTGAGACAGATGATAAATAACTTTGTACAAGTGAGTTCCTGTACATTAAACTTGGATTTTAAACGGAAAACAAAATGATTGGCTTGACCTTATCACATCAGAAAGCATTTGCTGCGACAGTAGTTCGCAAATCTGCGGTCTGCAATGGGTATTGGCTCGAGACAGGTGCATTCGGTACAAACCCTAATAGTATTGAACAAGATCCGATGCACATGGCTTCCTTCTATAAGGAGTCTGGAAACTAACAAAGTAACCAGAAGTTTTATAAAAGGAAGCCGCTAGGAAACTAAGCGGCTTTTTTATTGATCGCTGTGAAGCGTGATGGTTAGTTAGTGTGAAGATATTACAGGCAACGCGAGCCTGGCAGCGCACTTAAAACATGCTGCAAATGAGGGCGGACCGGAGGATGATAAGTCTGTGGCGATAACGCAGATGTGTAAAATTCCGGGTAATAAAGGGCACAGTGAAACCAAATGGGAGTGAAATGTCCGTGGTGCTGTACCCTTTATTACACACATTCGAAAGAGTGTGTTGATTTTGGGTACGCGACCGAGTTGGAGAGCGCGTGGCAGGCTGTAACCCTGTTTCCTTAAGGATGAATAGGTTCGAATCCTATAGTACCCACCATTTTCGATAAGTGTTGCATGAGGTCAAACGTCCACTGGCATTTATCAGATTTTATCACCAAAGAGGTTTTGAGTGAACTGAGGTCTGCATTACTGTACCTTCAATTCAGTGTATGTAGTAACTTTACTAACTTATGTTATAAGAATGCTGAGGGAAACGAAACATATAAGAAAAATATCGGCTACGAAAGCCGGTGAGGTGAATTAAATCGGGGGCAGTAGCGGGCTACGGGTAATCCTTGCAAGATTGCTGACTAGAAGGGTTCAACTCCCTCGGCTTCCACCATAGATTTTGGGCTGTTCGTATACGGGATATTACCTCGGCTTTGCACGTCGATGAAAGCGGTTCGACTCCGCTACGGTCCACCAAGTTACGGCGTGTGCATTCCGGAACCGAAAGTCTAGCCAGACGAAAGTTTGATTGCTACCGAGTAGACACGCCACCAAGATATTTGTTGTCCGGACGACTTAGTGTTGTGGATATATGACGCAACCGTCTCTATTCATGTAAACTAAGATGTGGTACCGAGCAGCGGAGTCGGGTGCATGGTTGCAAAGGGGCATATTTGTCCTACCCGATGTTGCGTCGTGAAGTTGTAGAACAATAACCTGACAAAATCTACAATACAACAAATTCTATAAGCCGTCATAGTGTAGTGGTTCTGCACGCGAGCCTGTCACGCTTGAAGTAGGGGTCCGATTCCCCTTGGCGGCGCCAATTTTGGGGCATAGTGTAGGTCGGCACAATCTAACACAGAATGCGGTTAGGGATCTGCAGAGATTTATCATCAAGCTAGGGTATATACCGACAGAGATGCCTGTGAGGGGTTCGAATCCCCGATGCTCCACCAATTATTGTAAAGCGATTACTTACCTAATCTATGCTTTACAAACTCGGGACAAGTATAGACACACTTTGAATGTACTACGAAGCCCGGGACCTATTTTAAAGAGTACCTACTGCAATCACAAAAATTTTCACTTTTAATGAAACCAAATGCGTACTCTGTTTATTTTCGCCCTATTAGTTAAATGGTAGAACAACACCTTTGTAACGTGAAGACGGCAGTTCGATTCTGTCATGGGGCACCAATTTTAGTTTGAATAGTATGAAAAGCCTACCTGATTGTGCCTCTACAAAATCAAACATTTATTTCTCGCATTGGGCTAATTGGCTAAGTCACCACGTTTGGGGCGTGGAAGATGCACGTTCGAGTCGTGTGTGCGAGACCATTTTATTGCCGCGTAACTCAGAGGCAGAGTAGTGTCTTGATAAGGCAAAAGTCGGGATTTCGAAATTCCCCGCGGCAACCAATATACCATCCGTCGGCCCAACGAATGGACTAAATATAGTATGGAGATACTATATGAGCATAACAAATTATAAAGGTGACATAGGCGAAGCAGCATTTGTATTAGCCGCAGCCAAGAAAGGATATTGGGTTGGCAAGATGCCACAAGATTGCCCGTATGATTTTGTATTAGATACAGGATTGGGCCCAAAACGTGTCCAAATTAAGTTTCGAAGCCTAACAAAGACTGGCACCATTCAACTTAAATTAGAGAATAATACTTTTACTAATAGACGATCATACACAGAAGAAAATATCGACGCGTTTGTTGTGTATATACCTGATGTAGAAGAACTATTTTACATCCCCATTAGTAAGATTGGTAATCTTACTGAGGTAACTTTTAGATACCATCCACCTAAAAACGGAATGACAGCGGGTATTAGATTCATATCAGAATTTAAGGATTGGTAATTCTATGGAATTAATCGGGTGGTTGGGTGGTATTATGCTTGCACTCTGCGGAATACCGCTTGCATGGGAATCCTTCAAACAAAAACATTCAAATGGTATATCCAATATGTTTTTAATCATGTGGTTAATAGGTGAACTAATGATGTTTGCTTATGTTTTACCTAAGCATGACATGCCGTTGCTTTTCAATTACAGTATAAATATTGTATGCCTGGCAGTTGTTGTCAGATATAAATTTAAATAATGTCGCATTTGACTTTTGGTGAGGTCCTCAGCCTTTCACGCTGATCAGACGGGTTCGATCCCCGTATGCGACTCCAAATATGTCCTTATCGTCTACTTGGCTAGGACGGTAGCCTTTCACGTTACAGAAGTAGGGTTCGATTCCCTCTAAGGACGCCAAATATGCCTGATACCGGATTACTATTCAATATATCCGCCTCGGGCTCCAATTATAGGCCTTCTATATCGTATGTCCAAGTGATCCAAACACTTGAACGAGTGGTGAGAATCCGCGGGGCCTGCCATTAATGGGCTGTGGGCTGCGGCGCCCCGTGACTGTGCACATCACGATTGAGACGGTTCGACTCCGTCCGTACGTAAGTACAAGGTAATCTGGGTTCGAATCCCAGGCGGTCCACCAGATTATGGGTTGTTGACAGAGCGGCAGATGTACCTCCCTCTTAAGGAGATCTAGCAGGGTTCGACTCCCTGGCAACCCACCAATCATCGCCGATTACCGATATTCCTAACTGGTCTTATAGCCGTATATATCGGATAAATGATTGGCACCAAATATGTTGCTGTAGTTTAAAGGTAGAACAACTAAAAAGGTGATCCTGTTAAGGATCCTTACAGCAATCTATTTCCATTCCAAGGAGTAGATCTTGGGTTCGAATCCCAGGCAGCAACACCATTTGACAAGAGTAAAAAATACTCTTAAACTGTAGTTTTTACATTCTTACACAGAAAGGTACATATGAAGAACTACGTAGGTATTAGCCGAGATCATAGCGGTTCTATGAGTCATATTGCACTGGCCGCAGGTCGTGACTATAACGATAACATTGCCTCCATTAAGGAAGGTGCCACTGAACATAACATTGACACTATTGTTAGTGTGGTAAAATGTGGTGCAGGCCGCCCGGCAGCAGTTGTTCGTGAGGTTGTTAATTCTAACGTGCAGATGTTGAAACCTATTAAAGATGGCGATTACATCGCTGATGGTAATTCAACTCCGTTGTTCGACAGCGTCGGTGACCTGATTGAACAACTTCAGGCCGTACCTGATGCAGATGACATTAACGTGTCGTTTGTGGTAATGGTTATTACTGATGGTGAAGAAAATTCTTCAAGAAATTGGACAGGCGCGTCCATTGGTCGTAAAATTAAAGAACTTCAGGCAACTGATCGTTGGACTTTTGTGTTCCGTGTCCCACGTGGTTATAAGCGTAATCTGACACAATACGGTATCCCAGAGGGAAATATTCTCGAATGGGATCAAAGCGATCGAGGTGTTCAGGTTGCAACCGCAGCCACTCGTTCTGCATTTAAAGGATTCTATGCAGCTCGTGCATCCGGCGTGAAGAGTACTGACAAATTTTATGCCGATTTGAGCAATGTAACAATTACTGAAGTTAAAAAGAACCTAGTAGATGTCTCTGGCGAAGTTTCGGTGTTTAAGGTTGCACCATCTGAAGGTGGAATTCAGATTCGCGATTTTGTAGAACAGAAGACCAAAAAGCCGTTAGTGAAGGGTTCTGCATTCTATCAGTTGACCAAGACTGAAAACGTGCAAGACTACAAGCAGATTGCTATTCGTGACAAAAAAGGCGCTGTTTATAGCGGATTTGCAGCACGCGATATGCTCGGCTTGCCACACACAGGTGAAGTAAAACTCGCACCCGGTAAACATGGTCAATACGACATCTTTATTCAGTCGACGTCTATCAACCGTAAACTGGTTGAAGATACAAATGTACTAATCTGGACTGGAGTCTAAGAACATAAGATAGGAGAGTTTACCTTGTACATGTAGACTCTTCCGTAAGTCGAGGAGGTCCGTCTCCCTCGTTAAGAAATCGGACGTGAATTTTGCGGGTAAGGTGTTTATGGATACACACCAGTCTTCCAAACTGAAATAGCTCGGTTCGATACCGGCTACCCGCTCCAATAGAAAATACATATGTTTAATTTCTTTAAAAAAGATAAATGGGGTTTGGTAAAGATTATCAAACATGCTCACCCAAGAGCTTCATATATCTATCATATTCATTTATATGAATCTGATAAAGGCAATCGCCGCGCTACATTTTCGTGTGAAGGTGAAAAGTATGATATCGATAGAAAAGATGGATATTTAAAGGCAACTGATCTATATCAGATGAAAATACGTCGTTGGTTAGATGGACGGATGGATCCGGACATTCCACGATATGACCAAATTAGCGAAGAGGACACAGCAAATTTTCTAAAAGGTACAATATGACAACCACGATGGTGCTATTAATCTTATTTGGGTTGTTTATTAAACATTTTATTGTAGACTTCCCTTTACAGAAACCGTATCAGTATCTGAATAAAGGTACATATTGGCACCCAGGTGGCGTATTACACGCTAAATTGCATGGATTCGGTACATTTCTTATACTGATTTGGTTTGTATCGTGGCCGATGGCAGTTGTTATGGGATTAATTGATATGTTAATTCATTATCATATTGATTGGGCAAAGGTAAACATTAATAAAAAGATGGGCTGGGGACCAACTACACATGAGCAATTTTGGTGGTTATTAGGTGCCGATCAGTTCTTACATGCACTAACCTACTTAGGCATTGTTGCATGTTTAATTTAGTAGATTTTAGGACCTTAATTTAAAGGTAGAATGACTGCCCGATTAGCGGTTTGTGAAAGTTCGAGTCTTTCAGGTCCTACCAGAATTTATCGATAAACAGATATAAGAGCGAGTGTTTTTAAATGGTATTGATCAACTGTTGAATGATTCGGATAAGCTAGTCGCCCGGACATTGTGTAACTGAACTCGAGATAGGTTATGTGATCTTTGCTATCTGTTTTTCAATAAATTTTATTCCACGGGAGCCGCGGGGTGTGGCAGCGGACTGTTAATCCGTAGACGAAAGTCTAAGCTTGGTTCGACACCAAGCCGTGGAGCCAAATCATAAATAGTGTAATGGGTCGTTCTTCTAATTGGCAAGATCCCGGACTCCAAATTCGGATGTTAATATAGGTTCGAGTCCTATGCGGCCCGCCAAGGTACTCCTCTTCTGTATTCTGCAACTTTACAGAGAGGGAAGGATAGAGCAGACTATCCGAGAGTTTATATCCGGCTTTAGCTGATGTGGTCATAGCAGGTGCCTGAAGAGCACATGAACCAGGTTCGATTCCTGGAGGCCGGACCAATGTTTAACGCGGAGTGGAGAAGCGGTAACTCATCAGGCTCATAACCTGAAGATCGGTGGTTCGATTCCACCCTCTCGCAACCAATTTTATATTGTAGTGCAACGGAAAGCATACCGGGGTAATCCAGCTCGGAGATCGGGTTCGAATCCTGCAATCACTAATCAGAATTATATGTAATCGCATCTGGTGTAATGGAAGCACACACTGGTTCCGCAGTGAAGAAATGTTCGATTCAGCGACCCTCTATAATATTCAAGCCCACGTAGTGCAATAGGTAGGAGACAGCAGACTCAAAATCTGTACAGTGTCGGTTCGAATCCGACCGTGGGTACCAGTTTTTAAAGAATTCCTCCAGCAAAATTTTCTAGCATGAAAAGCCTCGTGTCGGTGGTTCAACTCCACCTCTTCCCACTAAGCACATTCATAGAATGTGTTTAAAGGGAAGATAGCTCAGTTGGTAGAGCAGAGTAAGAAACGTGAATTCTGATTTATTTTCTAAAGTTTTGATTATGGTGTTAGTAGTGTAGTGGTAGCAAGCTTGTCTGTGAAACAAGAAGCGAGGGTTCGATTCCCCCTTTCACCCCAATATATGGCGACGCGGAGTATACCTGGTGTCCGAAGGTAAATTGCCTAATACTGTCCCTAAAGGGCAGCGTCGCGATCTAATATCGCTGAGTGCCGGAGAGGTCCAACGGAACTGTCTGCAAAACAGTAAATTCATCAGTTCAAATCTGATCTCAGCGTCCATTTTTAACCTTGTAATAATATGGTTCTTGGACTACCGAAAAGAAAAGGATTAATGGTCCCAGAGCGAAATAACTCCTGTTCTAAGACTTGTTATTGTTGCAAGGTTATTTAATATGCCCACGTAGTGCAATAGGTAGGAGACAGCAGTTTTAGAAACTGTACAGTGTCGGTTCGAATCCGACCGTGGGTACCAATTATCTGTTATAGGAATGGTAAATATAAGAAGATAACGGAAAACTATTATGATTACAATTATTACAACCTTTGTTAGACCAAACACCAGTATAAAATTCTTCGCTGAAGCATTTCCTGTAATAGCAGAAAAAATTAGTGAATTATACCGTTCTACCAGAAGTGTAGATTCTGTATCGTCTGCAATATCTTCCGATGGTTTAACACTAAGGGTAGTTATAACACACGTCGATCAGGCACATAGATCTGATTTTATGGCCGAACTTGCAAATACAGAACCGAATTATTTTGCAGCACGAGACCAGTATTGTGCTGCAAATGGTATTACAATTACCAAAACTGTATCTTAAAATATTTGACCACAAAACTATTTTAGTATATAATATATTCATGTCAGTAAACCCGGCGACGGTCGGGACGCATTGAAGCATAGTGACTACTTGAGAGTTTTTGCACCTGGAAAAGATAATCTCGGTATAAACTGGCGTGGTAATGGGCACAACATGAAAACCTGTGTTTGCTGGTTCGATTCCGGCCACTGACACCACAATACATAGAAGGATAATATGGCTCGTATTACATCGCAAAAGGCTGCTGAAGCAGTTGGGAACAGATTTGATCTTGTATTGATTGCCGCGCAACGTGCAAGAGAATTAAAGAAGGGTTATGAACCTAAGGTTACATGTGATAACGGGTCTAGCGTTACCGCACTACGAGAAATCGAAGAAGGCAAAATTGGTCGAGATTATCTAAAGAAAATGTTTGTAAGATAAAAATATGCCCGGAGAGTGCAGCTGGTGAAGCCATCCTCCCTACAAGTGGACAAATGTAGAGTTCGATTCTCTATCCGGGTACCAAAATTTGATGATGCCATAGTTGGCTGCTACTATAATGGCAAAGCAGTCCATCAAATATAGAATGGAGAGCAGATGTGCTGGGCACTAACTGGATTCGAAATCCGGGCCACTTATGATGAATAGGTGAGCGTTCGATTCGCTTGTTCTCCTCCAGTTTATGGTGCAATCAGTTGGGTATGTTGCATTAAACGAAGTTTCGCCCACCGCAGAGACTCGCCATAGTATAAATAGCTTTGTCGACAAGGAGTTCTATAATGAAAACCAGAGACGAAAGAATAGCACAACGTGAACGCCTGAGAACAAAAAGGCGATATTACTGGGGACAAGATTTGTTCTTTGAAAAGAATTCTTGTACTAAAATGATCATTGATACACCTACTCCATGTAGTTGTTGGATGTGCGGTAACCCAAGAAAATATTTTGGGGAAAAAACACTGCAAGAAAAAAGTTTTGATGAAATAAATAAATTATCAGAATTAGATTAAGATAATGCGGGTATGGTGCTAGTGGTAACACATGACTTTGCCAAAGTTAAGTTACGAGTTCGATTCTCGTTACCCGCTCCATAAAGTATGCACCCAGACCTCAACCCTCTATAACATGGTTGGTTTAACACATAATGAGTCTCGGCTAGAATACTTAGTTTCTAAAGAATGCGTTCTGCAACCTTAAAAATTCAACTTTTAATTGAAAAATAAGCATTCTGAATAATTTAACACTGAACCATATAATCTCTAATACATCTGTATTATATAATGTGAAACAATGGTCGGTGGCCAATATGGAGAGTAGATGTGCTGGGCACTAACCAACTTGGAAAGTTGGTCCACTTAGTAATAGGTGATGGTTCGATCCCATTATTCTCCTCCAAATTTATAATTAGTTTTTAATTTCTTTTTAATCTACGGAGGATGCTATGTCACCGCTAAACGCAATGTAAAAGATACACTTACATATCAAATCTATGTTCAACACTGTATAGATTATGGACTAAATGTAGAATTTATTTCCAGTATTTTGCCGCCAGACTCGACAACATTGTTGACCACATCTGGAATGCAAAAACATAAACAGAAGTTTTCTGATACGGGTTGCTCAAATATCACTTTAGTTGATGTGCAACGCTGTGTTAGGTTGCATGACCTTGATGAATTAGATGGGCATCATTTGGGCTTCCATATGATTGGACTATTTTCATTTAGACACTGGCAATTGAAGGACGGAATTCAATTTTTCTATGAATTCCTGAATAAACTGGGAATAACACCTGATTATGTAACAATTCATCCAGATAAGATGACAGAGTGGATAGGTTATTATGATATGTATAAGGTTGAAGTTCGACCGGATACAGAGTGTATATGGAGTGATGGCACAAACGAAAGTTATTGCACTGAATTCTATTACAAGGACGTGGAGATTGGTAATATAGTAAATCCGTTTGGTACATGTTTAGATGTTGGATTCGGATTAGAGAGAATAGAACAGTTTGTTTCTGAAATATATCCAATGACTAATCATGATAAGATTCGGTTTGTATTGGAATGTTTGGTCAACGAAGGAATACTTCCCGGACCGACCAAACAGGGATACATACTGCGTCGACTCATACGAAAAATAATTGTTGAAAATGGTTACTGGAATAATGAACTCTTTGATAAAGAGAAAGATAGATTTCTTAAGCAACAGAAAAAGTATAATCAACTTTCAAAGAAACACAATAATCAGCCCAGTGAGTGGTGGTGGGAAACACACGGGATTGATATAACAGGATTGTCATAATACGGATTGATTTCTTACCGATTTTGAGGTAGACGGTGGGCTTGAGTCCTAAGTAACGGATGATGGTGAACCATCCTTAGTTTGACCGTGAAGTATAGTTTGTTAAAACTCGCCCATTCGAGACAAATCCAGAGATGGATCCTCAAAAACTTTTCTTATATGGAGATGCATATTACATGCTAAAGCGAAATGTTTATCTATTGTATCCTGCAGGATTTAGTGGATCTTATGTGAACTGGGCAATTAGTGCATCTGACATAGACCAATCGCGTATAACTACGTTAAATCCGTTGAATAACATCGATTCTCGCCAGTTTGGTGGTATAGGCACGTCACATGGACATGTAAGGATTCCCACTCATCAGACTATTTTTCAACACCTGACATGGGTGTTAGCAAATAGACCAACTGATTATAGAATTTATATAATTAATGTGGCAGGAGATGTTAGTAATCGAGAAAAGGGTGACACAGAGTTCGCCGCCAGCATGATACTTCGTTACGATCCCGATGGTGTTATCATTAACATTCATGATAATAATGATTCAATAATCAAAGCCTATGGAGAAATAAATTGCACCACTAAATGGCCGACTTATTTGTCCATCAGATTTAAAAATTCAGGAATTACAGGGCACGACCCGTTCAATTGTAATACATTAGGTTTTAGAAATTTTGCTGTTAAGACACCAACATTATTTCATCGCGGCCACCCAATGGATTTTTCTGTGTTAGAAGCGTTAATCGACAAAGAAGTGTCGTGGTATAAGGAACGTGGAAGATTACAACCACATGAAGTAAATTCTATAACATATCCTCATTTAGAAAAGTTAGCCACACTTGATGTGAGATCAAAAGTGTTTGAATTATCGTGCTATGATGTGGTTACTGATTATTTCATTGACATATTAAACCACATATTGTATAATAGCGACATTAGTGATAATTATGATACATCGTATGTGAAGAATTATCATCCTAATTACGTTCAAGCACAACAAAATCTTCAATGGTTTGAATCTTTTCGTAATTGGAAAGATACAGGAAGCATCGACGATTATCTTTGTAGTCATTCTATTATACAGGCACAAATATTAAAAGAAATGTTTAGTCATATAGATGACCGAACATTAGTTCGAGAACTTGTGGGATGGGAAGATAAAAGTTTAGATGAAATTAATAATATATTTCAGCAGTTCAAGTAAATAATTCTAAAGACTACATTCGGCAAATTTAAAAATTTACTTATAGTGAAAAAAGCGTAGTCTGAATAGTATCGCGTAGTGGCAGAGTGGCTAGAGCGCCTCCCTCATAAGGATGAATACACTGGTTCGAATCCAGTCTACGCGACCAATTTAATCTCCCATCCAATGGATTTGGCGGCCGGTCTTCGAAACCAGCTTGCAAAGGTTCGAGTCCTTTATGGGGGTCCAATAAAATGCCACTGTAGCTCCAATCGCGTAGAGCAGCAGCCTGAAAAGTTGTGTGTTGTCAGTTCGAGTCTGACCAGTGGCACCATATATGCCTTTTGTTATCGAAATGTATAACATTAGACCGAACGAAAAGATAGGACGGTGGGCCACTATACAATATCGCTATCGTCTATTGGTTAGGACGCCATCCTCTCAAGATGGAAAGATGGGCTCGAATCCCATTAGCGATCCCAGAATATTGCCCTGACTCTTGGAGAGGGACAAGTCTTTGAAACTTGGAGAGTTGGTTCGATTCCAACCAGGGTTGCCATTTTTTGCTGCGGTAGTTTAACATATGCATAGGTTGATAAATCTAAAAATGCTTAGTGGTTCACTCTGAGATACTGGTACGAAGTCCAGTCTGCGGCGCCATTAGAGAAACTCGGGAAACTTAATGAATAAGATTATTAATCACGGAGATATCTGTATTCCACAATCTATTGTAGATAATGCAGAATGTATAAAGTTTGAGAATTACAAGACAAACACACCTAAAAAGTTTCAAACACACAGAGCATCCAACGATGCTGTATTAGAAAGTGTTGGTAAGATTGCAGGTGTTGATAAATCGAAGTTAGATTTTGTATATTTCAGTGTATGCAAAGGTGCTGAGCCACACATAGATCTGTTGGATCAAGCAGTCTTTGAACCAAGAACCTTTGTTATTCCGGTCATACTGCCAGATGGTGATTCGCAAATTACAGCAGAAGACGAAACAGCAATTGTAGAATTAAATCATGTATATGAATTCAATCATGAAAAGATACACTCAATGGAACTCGAAGACAACGAATCTGGTTGTGTAGTGCTCATGATTGCAGTAAAGAAATAATATTGCCTCGTAGCTTAACAGGAAGAGCGGTATGGTTCTGAGCCATAAAGACGTCGGTTCGAGTCCGACAGGGGTTGCCAGATATGGAAGATTGGTAGAGAGGTTTATTGCATCACTTTGCTAAAGTGACGATCATTAAAACGGTCCGTGGGTTCGAATCCCACATCTTCCTCCAAATATAATGTTAGATTGAAAGGTGAATATGATTCTCTTAGCAAAAATTAAAGCTGCTTCAATTGAAGCACGCAAGGCGCGAAATGCCAAAGCATCCTCACTCCTTACAACATTGTTGTCTGAAGCAACAATGATTGGCAAGAATGCAGGACGCGATACAACTGATGCGGAGACTATTGCAGTAGTTAAGAAATTTCTGAACAACAACAACCTTACACTCGCCCAGGTAACTGACGGTGAGACAATTTCTACATTAAATGAAGAAAATAATATTCTTAATAAGTTTATTCCGGTTCAGCTCAGTGAAGATGATATTAAACTTAAACTCACTGAATTGATTAGCGAACTTAATCTTACTGGCCCTAAGGCAATGGGGCTGCTGTTGAAAGAATTTAAGTTTCGCTTCGAAGGATTATACGACGGTGCAGTTGCTTCTAGGTGTGCTAAAGAATTGCTATCTCAATAACTGATATAATATCTTCTCTTGATTATCTGTTAATTTATTGGCAGTGATAAATAACATATAACAGTTTATCTAGGGATTTATTATGTCACAATGTACTACATTGAATTGGGTATTAGCACACGAGCCTTATCATGTTTTTATTAAAGCGGCGCAGAGTTTCTCTGATGAAATATTTGCTGAAACAAATGGTCGTTATAAGATAAATGTTATTGATTTAAAAGAATGGAATAGATTAGCAGATCAAAATCTAACCAATCTAACCACAGATCGTGAAAAGATTATTAATTTAATCAATAACGGTACGATTGACATGGCCACTGTGTATGCTAATACACTCGGTAATATCGATAAGGATATGTTTGCATTGTCAATGCCTTTCCTTTTTAATGATCATGACATTGCACAAAAGGTAATTGATGGGGAAATTGGTCAGAAAATGTTAGCCAAGGTTGCCGATCACAGTAATATTCGCGGGTTAACATTCACATATAGTGGCGGTTTTCGTATTGTCCCGAGTAAACACGCAATTGAAAAATTGGAAGATTTTTATCAATTGAACATCGGTTGTGGCAAGAATCCAGTCTCTATGGATACCTTTGCTGTTGTCGGAGCTACACCAATTCCTACTTTTATCGAAGATCTTACATCAAAGCTCGAATTTAATGAGATAGATGGCGGTGAAACTACTTATACTCGCTATTTTATTCTTGAACAAAATAAACATACCAACTATATTAACGACAACGAGCATAGTCTATTCTTGACTAGCTTAGTTATTAATAAACAGTGTTGGGAGAAACTTGGTGAAGACGTGCAAAAAATCTTCGCCGCCGCAGCCATGCGTGCTGCTAAAATCGAGAGAGAAGATAGTCTAGCTGATAATACAATTATTCAAACAAAAGCAGCAGCAGAAGGTATACCTACAATTAAAATGTCTACCAAAGAGCGTAGTCGTTTTGAACTTGCTACCAGAGGTTTGTACAACAAGTATAATACATATTTTAGTCCTGGGTTACTTAGCAGCCTTTCAAATGGTAAGAAATTCTAAGGAGAACTAATATGTTAACACCGAAACAATTTACAGAAAAATTAGCACAGGATTGTGAACCACTTTATCAATTTCATGAGAGGAGTGTGAAATCATATTTCGAATCTAAACCATCTAAAGAAGATATGATTGAATATTTCTCTCGTCGTATGATCAACGAACGTATGAATTGTGTTCAGATTAGCAAGCGAGTTGGGGCATTATCTGTCAATACCTCAGCAAAAGAAATGTTTCTTCTAAGTAAACAAGCATTCGACGAAGCTAAACACTTCATGTATGTTAAGGAAATTGTTGAAGATATGTTAGGACATGAACTTGATGTTGAAGCAACTTTAGAAAAAATTCGTCAGAAACAATTAAGTGATGCTAACACCGAAACTATTCGTCCTGCAGAACTACTAGAACGATTTGAATGCGCAGATGATCCGATTGCGCTAGCAGTATATCAATATATCGCCGAAGGAATGGCGCACAGAAATTGGTTAATGCAAGCAGAGTGCGCGCCAAACGAATTAATCCGAACAAAGTACGCCGAGATTGCTGCAGATGAAAAATTTCATGCGAGTCTTGGTCGTCATTCTCTAGAACAACTAGTAATAGATGAGGATGCACAAATGAAGGCAGCAAGACTCGCAGAGCAATTTATTGAAATATTGTGGGATCTTCGTTGTATCAAACAACATATTCCGATGTCTGAATTACATTAAGTATCAATATTTGTTGTATCATACTTATATATCACTAAATAAAAGGTGCGATTTTTCCGCACCTTTTATTTTATTAATAGGGATGTATGAAAAAAATAATTATTATGTTACTTGCTATGATTTCTTTTTCAGTTTTTGCTACTGAAAAACAAACTGTACCCATTGTATGGCCATTTGCAATCGGAAGTCAACAGGCTAATTTTATTAGGTTGATTATTGCAGAAGCTAATATTCAACAAGACAAATATAATTTTATCTTTGAAAATAAGCCCGGTGCCGGCGGCACAATAGCAGCAAATTATGTATCAAACTACAAAGGTATTGCATTATTAAGTAGTTCAAGTAGTTTTTTTGTCCGTCCACAGTTTTATCCCGACCAAAGTTATCGGGTTGAGGACTTCCGTCCTGTTTTAATCGAGTGTACCGGTCAACCATATATTATTACCAGCGCCAAATATAAAACAATTAATGACCTCAGGAAACAGAAACGACTTAGCATCGGTATGATCCAGGGTAGTCTAACAGAAGCGCTTGCTCGCCAACTTCAACTTGCCCTGCCTAATACTGAATTAATTTTTATTGGTTATCAAGGCACATTGCAACCAACACTTGATGTTATTGGAGGCAATCTTGACCTTAATGTCGATCTTCCTGCATTTTTACAACAATATATTGTAGATGGCAAATTGAATGCAATTGGATCCAGTGGTAGTGGAAATCATTCATACTTTAGTTCTTTTAATAGTGCTGGTATTTCGGGATTTGAAAATTTAGTTAGTAATTACCAAATAGTTGCAAGATCCGATATTGATCCTACCATAATTGAAGAGTTGCATAATATCTTAAGAAAAGCAGCAAATTCTTCGCAAGGTTTGCCCGGTGCATACGCCAGTGATCTATGTATTCCTGCAAATCTTGATATGGAGCATACAAATGCAACATACAAGAAATGGACAATGTATTGGGCTAACAAGTTGCAATTCTTGAAGAAATAATCGTCTAAACCAGGTTGACGTTGCAGTATGTTTATACTACAATAGATACATGTTAAGCAATTAACTAACGTATAAAGCAAGTCTTTATACAAATGCAAAGAATGTATTTGTATAAAGACTTGGGAGCATAGTCTCTTTAGAATAAGTGTAGCAATACACCCAAAGCTGGAATGTCTACATACCAGCGCCAGTTAAATGGTTCACCTATGCAAGCCTGCTCAGTGCCGAAAGGCATCCTTATCTGATAACACCGGGTGAGGTAATATTGAAGCAAGTGTTGTGGAAAGAATGTTAACTTAGACGCCCGTAAGGGGAACGCCAGTTAACAAAGAGTAACAGGTGGTGCTGACCTCACAACAAACCAACTTGTCAGATAGTATGAGAAAGGGTAGTGTATTTGTCCGAGTTTTCGCAGGCAAGGGCTTATATGCAGTATGAATGGTTAGTGGCACTCAAAATGACATTGATCGTGAAAGACGACTTATTAACCGGCAGGTGAACGGTACGTGGTGTGTTGTATTGGGTATCTAACAAGATATTCAGCAACTGAAGTAGCACATCACAGTAGATTGTCGGAAGACACTCATTTTTGTTATATGAACTAAACGCAAAGACTACTTCGGTGATGTTTGAAAGACATCTAATACTTAGGCCGCAAGGTAACTAAGTCTAATGAAGCTCGCAAGGCAACATTAGTTTGTGAAAGACGTTTCGGAACGGTTTAGCGACTGTGAACTGCTCGCAAGGCAGACGGGAAAGAAAACACAGAGTAGAACATCATGTCAAGTCTACCGCCTGACTTAAAACGGCGATGTTGTTAGGATACATAGATACCGCTAAGGGTTTATGTGGATATCGGAAGAAGGTGAACTCGCAAGGTTTACTATAATCTCCAAAGTTCTAACGTGAAGGATGTAGTCTCAATCCTCCGAATTATATTAGAGTGCATTAAAGAAAAACAGTGAGCAGTGCAAGTCTGCTATAGTGTGCTCCACTATAATTAGGAAAAATTATGAAACATGCAAAACGCATGTGTCAATCTTAGATCCCATGTATGATCTTCGATTGGCACGAAAAAGACAATCGATACAGATTATATATGGGCTTGAAACTTTAAGGTGAAGTAACTGGCTTTTAACCAGTAAAATTCGGATCGTTACCGAACGGGCCTACCATATTAAAACATATTAGCATTTACTATCAGATCCGTTTAGCGGCGGAAATTCTGCTACTGGAAGATGTCAAAACCCCCGGTGGGGAAGTCGCGGCAAGGCGGTTCGACTCCGTAGTATGTTTTAATATGGTAATGTGGCGTCCTCGCAAGGGACTGTAGCGGAGTAATGCGGTTCGTTTAGCGGCAAAGCTCAAGAGAAAGCAAACTACACAGTGGACAGAATAAGCAAACGTGACTCCCTGGCTGCTATTTCCATATTAAAACACACTTGGGTTCGAATCCCTCTGGCGCGCTGGCTGAAGTGGACAGCAGTGTGTTTTAATATGGAAAATTTGGAGTAGCGGGGACGTTGGAGAGTCTCTCCTGACTGTAAATCAGGCGCCTTAGGCTGAATAGGTTCGAATCCTATCTGCTCCACCAGATTCCTAAAGAATGTATTCAGCAAATTAAAACAATTTCACAGTAAATGAAACTAAAAAGCACATTCTGACTTAATAGAGGTATTATATGGCACACAAGATTGCTATTATCATTACTAAAAATTGCTATTATAATTACGGCGATGATTACGAAACAATTTTACAGAGTATTACTAATTGGGAAGAAGTAACCGACGAAGAATTCGATGACTTGGTACAAGCATCCTATCGCATGGGATTCCAGATCATGGAACAACCAGCTGAACCTAAGAAATTTATTGCAAAAACAATCTCCGATTATAAGACTTTGGTGAAAGAAGAAAAGAGAAAAGAAGCCGAAGAGAAGAAAAAGAGGGCCGACGCCGCGCTTGTTCGAAAACATAAGAAAGAATTAAAAGATAGAGAATCCAAGCTTGCCTTAATTAAGAAATTACAAGCAGAACTTGGACCAGAAGGAACAATCTAAGAAGCCTGGGTACGAAAGTAAGTCCTTGGTGGTATGCCCGATTCCCTGAAGATGGTGGCCTCTACGATATTAGATGTCTATGGGTGGATAGCCAAGCGGTCGAAGGCACCTGTCTGCAAAGCAGGAAACTACGTATGTATCCATCGGTGGTTCGAATCCATCTCCACCCTGCAGTATAATAAAAATTAGTCAATAAGAACAAGATAGCTAAATAGATTAAACGGAGACAATATATGAAGAAGCTACTATTTGTGATTTTATCAGCGGTATCATTCTCAGTATTTGCGCACGGGTTTCGATATGAGGAACACAGGCATTATGGCGGATATCATAATAATGATTGGGTAGCACCGTTAGTCATTGGTGGAGCCATTGGATATGCACTTCTTCCATCCGCGCCGGTATATGCCGCTCCGCAGCCGATGTATTCAACAAATACTGTATTCATTAATGGTGTAATGTATCTTGAAGAAATGCGTTATTTTCCGGAATGCGGCTGTTATAGAAAAGTTTTAATTCAACAATAAAGAATTACGCCCAGGTAGTGCAATAGGTAGGAGACAGGAGACTTAAAATCTCTACAGTGTGGGTTCGAATCCCATCCTGGGTACCAAATTTAAAGAATTCTTCCAGCAACAACCTTATGGTTAAAATTGGTTCAACTCCAATCGGGTCTGTAACAGGACTTGTTAAAAGAATTCTGTTTTAGTTTTAAAGAGTACTTCCAGCAAATTTAAAAATTTCAAAACCATTATCTTTGAAAAGAAAAAGTATTCTGTTTTATTGGGGGCAAATCGATTGGAGCAGATACTACGCTTTGACCGTAGGTGACAGGGTTCGATCCCCTGGCCCCCTGCCAAATATCTCGCTATAGTACAATGGAAAGTACACAACGCTACGAACGTTGGGATCCAGGTTCGATTCCTGGTAGCGGGTCCAATTTACACCCTTAATTCTTTCACGGATTAAGGGTGTTCTCTTTTATACTCACTAAATACGCTATGACAACTCAATTACTCAATAATTATTTTAGACATATATGGAAACCCAATACCGACAAATATACCTATTCGGGTTGGGCATTGGTTAATAAGGTTAACCCAACTGATTCTATTCTTGATGTCGGGTGCGGATATAATCAATTCAAACAATATTTTGGCGATCGTTTGCTTGGCATTGACCCATACAATTCTGCCGCAGATATTGAAATTTCTATTGAGGATTTTAATCCAAATGCAGCAAACTTTGATGTAATTTTCTGTCTCGGTTCAGTTAACTTCGGCAATGAACAAACAATTCTTAGACAAATTGAGAAAATTGTTTCGTGGTGTAAGCCGGGCGGAATGATCTACTGGCGTCAAAATCCAGGAAGAAAAGATCACGGAAACATAGAATGTCAAGAAATAGACTTCTTTGATTGGTCTTATGATAAAAACATCAAGTATTCGGACAAATTCGGTTGTAGAATTGAAGCACTTATTATGGATGATAACAGAATATACGCCGAATGGAGAAAACGCTAAGTATGGCATTGCCAAAAAGAATATTTTTTACTGGTGTACCAGGTAGCAGATGGAGTGGTGTCGCACAAATAATTGAAACAATACCAGGTTTTAATACCAGCGATCGTACACCCGACCGCGAATATAAACATGGAGAATATAGCGGGCATAAAGGTGCATACTTTGGCAGAGGTATGGAATTTGATCCATTCCTTAATCCTTCGTATATCGATAATGTATGGACAGAACTGGGCGGGACTCGATTGATTAAGAGTCACGATTGGGCCTATAAATTGCAATTAATCAAAGAATTCTTTCCCGAAGATTGGATTATGATGATTTATCGTCCAAATTATGTCAGTTATCAATGGTGGCATCAAGCCGGCGGATTTAGTATTCAATACCCTAATTATAGATTTTATAATAACGGCGAAGCATTGATGATGGCTATTCAGGAACAAAACTTAGCAATATTGAAATTTGCAGATGATCATAATCTGAGATGGTCATATTTTACTTCTGAATGGATTAATTCCATATTTGGATATACAGTATCGGCTAATTTTGACAAATATTCTGATGTTTCGGTTACGATTTTTAAACAGGAAACTTAATGAAATTTTTATTCAAGATATTATCTATAGCGCTGATTCCATGTTCATCGTTTGCATGGCAGCCCGTTGCCAGTAAACCAATAACAGTTCTTATTGGATTTCAACCCGGTTCGGGCAATGAAGTGGGTTTTAGGGTATTAGCTGCCGCAGTTAGTAAAACTCATCCTAATGCAAAATTCGTAATTGAATTAAAACCGGGTGCAGATAGTGTTATTGCAACCAATGCCTTATACAGTGCAAAACCCGACGGATATACCATCGGCATACCGAGCTATATGGGAACTTTTGTAACAAATGATATCTGGCAGAAGGATGTTAAAAAGTTTCAATATAACAGTTTCTCAAATGTTATGGGAATGGGAAAGAGTCCACTGGTGTTTGTGGCAAATGCCAAGAGTAAGGTTAATACCACAGCAGAATTAATTAAACTTGTGCAAAATCCAGATCGTCCGGTAACATTTGCCGGTGGCGCTGGGGCACATAGAATGGCGTATGAATATTTTATGCTTAAGGCAGGTGGCGACAAAAGCAAGATTAGGTTTGCTACTCACCAAGGACCACTTCAAGCCGTAACCAGTGTAGCCGGAGACACCGGTATGGAATTTGGCATTATGCCATTGAGTATTGCATTGCCTCTTATACAATCGGGAAGAGTTAAGATTATCGGCATTACCGGGAATCGTACAATGCCGCAGATGTCTGAAGCAGAACCGATTCGTATTAATGGAGCCTTTATTAATATCTATGCAGCATGGGCTTTAATGTTACCACCTAACACACCACACGAGATTGTAGAATGGTATCGGGATGCGTTTACCAATGCTATGCATACACCTGAGGTCAAACAATACTATCGAGATAATCTTATTTTTGTGGATGAAAAAGAAGTTACACCAGAAGGATTTAGCAAAGGCATTGAAACACTCAGGAGTATATGGATACCATTATCTAAGCAGGTTAATCTGTTAGAATAATGTATTGATAAATATAGTACTTTATACACGAGGTATATTATATGGGAATTACTGAAATCTTAGCATTTTTCTTAAAAAATAAATCATTTATCGTTGTAGGTATTATACTTGCTATTGTTGCCAGTGAGGTGCTTTATATTAAGATTCTACGAAGCGAAGAGGCAACTTTAGTAGCCGAGAAAACAATACTTAACAATAAGGTAATTGACTTACAGGCAAACGTAGCACAATTGAAGAATGATTTAGAATTTCAGAACAAAGAAGTTGAAAGATTTAAGAATGCAGCCGATGAACGTGCAAAACAACATGTTATTGAACTTAAGGCAGCACAAGATACCGCCGCCAAATATAAAAAACAGGCTGCGGATCTTCTTAAACGTCAGCCTCAGCAGAATGCTAATAAGTGTGATAATGCTAATCAACTTATAACTGAGGAATTAAGAAATGCAAAATAAATTATTATTATTGATTCCTATTTTAACACTTGCTGGTTGCGCCTGTTTCAAGTCGCCGGAACCAGAAGTCCGTGTCGTAACACAGAAGGTTGAAATTCCTATTGCCACACCCTGCAAGGAAGAAGCACCACCTGCACCTGATTACTGTTTTCTAAAATTAGACGAAAACGCAGATATATTTGAAAAAGTTAAGTGCTTGCTATCGGACAGAAAACTCAGCGCTGCTTACGAAATTGAACTTAATTCAAAACTTAATGCTTGCAAATAATGTTAAAATCTGTTATATTGATTTTATATTATTAACTGAATAAACAGGTATGGTAACATTTTTTTTAGACACAAAAGATAGATCTGCATTCTTAGAGTATCTAAGAATTAATGGATTACCCACTGCGAAACCGATCGGTGAAACACAGTTTGATAAATCATCAGCAAATGACTATACTATCAGAATTACAGGTTATCAACAATTCAGAATGGATATAAAAACACACGATCTTACTGCGTTGAAGATGATGTTTAATATTAAGCGAAGTTTATTTTAAGGAGAAGGCACATGAAACGTGTAATCGAAATTCGTGCCGCAGAAGGCGGCGAAGATAGCAAATTATTTATGGCAGATCTTGCTCAGGCATATCAACGGCATTTTAGTCGGGTCGGCTGAATCAATCAAGTAGTTAAAGAACAGCCCGGAGAAATACACATTGAAGTCAGCGGCAAAGATTTATCTACATTAGAGAATGAATCGGGCGGCCACCGAATACAGCGTGTTCCGCCTACAGAACGCAAAGGACGAGTACATACAAGTACCGTAACTGTTGCAATAATAAATTCTGAAACACAAGAAAAACAATATAAAGATTCTGATTTTAGAATCGAGTGGTATAGTGGTACAGGTGCAGGCGGTCAGCACCGCAATAAACACCAAAATTCGTGCCGTATAACACACATCGAGAGCGGTATAGTAGCAACTGCACAATGCCGGTCAAGGTTAAACAGTTTAGAACAAGCAAAGACATCTTTATTAAATCAACTTAAGGATAATGATACATCCGAACAATATATTACTCTTGCATCAAATCGTAAGGAACAGGTTGGTTCTGGTATGAGAGGTGACAAGATTAGAACTTATCGTTTCCAAGATGATATTGTGAAAGATCATATAACTGGAAGATCCGCAAGTGTGGCAAAGGTATTGCGTGGTAACTTTGACTTATTGTGGTAAGATAAATATAATGTAAGTTATTGCTGTATGAAGTAAAGAGAAAGATATTCTGGACGCGGGTTCGACTCCCGCCAGGTCCACCATAAATATATGATAATTGATAAAAAAGTAAAACAGTATTTTGTCGAAGTTGACAAAAACGACAGGGTATTAAGAGTGTGCTGGACACCTTTACTTTATGATCTTACTACTATGGGATACCATTTTTTAGGTTTTAAAGGTGGTCTTCCAAAGTATATTTATGATGGGCCTGTCATGGTTTCGACAGGGTAATAAGTATCAGAGCAGACAGCACGGAGGCAAGACCGTAAATCAAGAAAAAACGTAAACGCAAACAACGAAATGTTCGCTTTAGTGGCCTAAACGCTACTTAGGGTAGGAAATACCTCGTAACAGAAATTACCATAGGGACTTCGGTCCCTATTTCACTGAGTATACCTTAAACATAAGAGGTAAATACTTTTGTCCAACAGGTGGACACCTAACAGAACTGAAACTTTGAGCACTTGTTCTGTGTGCTGTTAAAAAGGAAAATATGAATATGATTAATAATAAGCTGGCCGTGGCTATCAAACACAACGGTAAAATCCTCCGCGAAACAAAAGACATAGTTCATCTACCGTTTGGTAGCGAATTCAGTGTCTTAGTTAAAAATCTCAATAGCCGTCGTGTAAAGTTTACACTTCATATTGATGGTACCGATGCACTCGACGGTACCGAGATTATTGTCAATGCAAACTCCGAAACTGAATTAAAGCGCTTCATCCGTAATGGAAATATGAACGAAGGAAATGCCTTCAAATTTATTGAACGCACTGCGGCAATCGAAGATGGTCCCCGTGGCATTAAGATTGATGATGGTATTGTTCGTGTTGAATTCTGGTTCGAGCAGGAACACGCTGAAATTAAAGAAAAATATATCTATCACGAGAAACACTACTATCGCGATTACTATCATCCAAGGTATTGGTGGGAAGGTCCAACATACGGCACATGCAATGCTGTTGGTAATGGGTCTATTGCCGATGAGCGTAGTATTAAACTCGGTGCTGTCGCACAGACACTCAACCAGGTTGCGCCACAGGCGGTATTTTCGGCAACTGCATCTGCCGAATCAACATTAGCGGACACACCTGTGTCAAAGTCTGCACATGTAAATGATGTTGGTATTACTGTTCCCGGTTCCAAAGTTGAGCAGAAATTTACTACTGTTTATGGTTTCGACGCCGAAGTTAATTCACATACTATTATTCTACGATTAGTTGGAAAAAGCGGTGATGTAGAAGTAAAGGAAGCGGTTACTGTGCACACTAAGCAAAAATGCTCTACATGTGGAAAAGTGAACAAGGCAAGTTCAAAGTTTTGCTCCGATTGTGGAACATCTTTAACTTTGTTATAGTTGAGCTACTGAGAGACACAAATAACATATACCCGCAGCATGAAGTCATGCGCCTTTGTGGAGACTCCGCCGAGCATTACCGGACGGGAAACCTATGTTATCTGTGTTGATTAGTTTGTTTATATATTAGGTATCGAGTATAATAAATGAGTAAGCAGACGTGCAGAAAAGACTACCTACGAAATACTTAATATATAAGCATAGTATGTTTATATAACAGGTATAAAGGTGTGTAGCACAGTGGTCTTTGAAGCCAACAGATCTACTTGTTATATAAACATATAATTCTATGGAATCTATAAAATACATACCGTGTCCAGCGTGTAAAGGGTGTGGATGAGATTGAAAGGTAATGTATGAACAATCAACTTCAAAAATTTGCAAGAGATACCCTAAAGGCAGGTCTTGTACAACTTCCCAAAGAAAATCAAATAATCTTCAAGCGTATGTATTCGCACAAAGATCTTTCCAAGCCTATTGATAAGGTAGTGGATGATATGCCAGTTGACCAATTAGATTGGGCAATGACACAAGTTCAGAATACTATTGACAACTTACACCGTGTATAAATACAATTACAACTTAACAATCGGAGAAACTACCATGATGTAGATTTACCTTAACTCTTCCTAAGACAACGTTTGAACTCGTTAACATTTCAATTGTCAGCATTTAAACTATTTTAAGGAAGAAATCATGAAAGATATTAGACAACAATGGAAGGCTCTTGCAGCCGAAAAGAAAATCAAAAGCGAAGACATCGCAGCCCTCTGTCTCTACCGAGCAATAAATATACGCTCAGATGTGGACGATATTAGAACGGCTATTGTTTGTGGTTATGGGCAAGATGGTGCAAAGAATAGGCTTCTTAGATCTTTTAAGCCAATCACCAATCAAACTAAATTGATAAACGGTGCCGATCCACAATATTCTCTTAAAAGCTCTCTGAATTTAGTAAAATATTCTTCAGTGGCCAAATGGTTAGCCGAAGACGATCTTGCCAAATTGCTTGAATTGGCAAAAACAACAAAGGCAGGATTAAAATGACTATATCTCAAGAAGATAAGACTTTTACAGTCTTAAAATACGGGTTATCTAAATACCTGCCTGTGCGTATAATACTTCGAAAAGACAAAGATGGCAAATTCAACGGCCTGTGTGAAGATTCTTTCTCTATGAATCTGTCAGAATACAATGTTCGAATCTGGTGGAGTGGTAAAGCATACTCTATGTTAGGGGAACATAATATAGATGGAATTAAAGATGCCGAATACAATGCTAAAGAAGGTGATCTTGTTGTAGATCCACTCTCGGAAGATTGCCCAGTTGAAATAAACTGGGAAAAATGGTTAACTGCAACCTCTAAGTATAACAAACGAAATGCATTGTTTAAATTAAAAGGGAGTGTAGTATGAATCCATATATTTATACCTTCATTCGTAACGATATCTCACCAGAACAGAAGATTGTGCAACTTGGGCATGCAACATGGGAAGCAGGGTTAAGGTTCGAGAATCCCGGATCGACTGCCAGTCTCATTTTGTTGCATGCTAAGGACGAAGATGATCTTCTATCTATTGCACGCAAACTTGATGAAAAAGGCATCGATTATCACATGTTTTTTGAGCCTGATAATGCAATGGGTTATAGTGCTATCTGTACCAGGCCTGTGGTTTCTAACAAAGAGCGTGTAACATTTTCTAAGTGGAATCTGTATAAACACACCGATTGACCGCAGACGGTATATTTAATACAATACATATATGCATTGAGTGTGAATGCGCATAGATCCTGCCATATAAGACATCTGTCTATTGTAAATTCAATAACAGCCTGGGCCAGAAGTTGCGAGCTGGAATGCATATGCGATATTAAGTTAGTGGTAAACGGCTGGGCACTCTAAACCCATGAATCCGGAGTTCGATTCTCCGATATCGCACCAAACAGATGCTGTCCTATTTAAATTGCAATGGGGCGGTAAGGAAAAACATGACACGTATTAATTTAGTAGAGGTCGAAGACCTGGCCGATCAGCATCTTTTTGCTGAATGGAGAGAGATTGCCAGAATTCCTACCGCAGCAACAAAAGCATATAATGCATACTGTGGTATAAATTTCTCTGAAAACAGTTCATTTGAATATGTGTTTGGAACTGGGCATGTACGATTCTTCTATAACAAGATAGCGTTTATTAAAGAACGTTACGATAGGCTTACTGAAGAATTATTAAAACGAAATTTTAATATTACCATTCGTGATTCGTCTATATTTGATAATGTGCCATATCCTCTTGTTCGCTATCCTTGGACACCTTCTCGAAAAGAAATTGAATTAAGTATCAATCGAATATCTTCTAAACTTAATGAAAAACCCAATTGGTACAGATATTACGGAGAAATTAAATCTCCGTCCTTTTTTATTGATCGGTACAATGCACAACTTCTAATTGACATCATTGCACCTTTACCTTAAAATGTAAGTGCACAGAATACGCAAATAGATAATCGATATCATGAAAGTAGGATTTACCGGTACTCGTGAAGGAATGAATCAGCATCAGAAAGAACAGCTTGTTCTTCTGTTATCTGAACTTAACCCAACTGAGTTTCATCATGGTGATTGCTTGGGTGCAGATGCTGAAGCACACGACATTGTGCGAGAATTCTTTCCGCAGGTAAAGATTATTATACATCCACCAAACCGGACATATATGCGTGCTTATAAGCAAGGCAACGAATTCCGCCAACCATTTGAATATCTGGTTAGAGATAGAAATATCGTAGATGAAACAGAATATCTTATCGGTGCGCCATTGCGGGACCTTGAAGAAGCAAAGAGTGGCACATGGTATACAATTCGTTATTCAAAGAAACAAAATAAACCGCATAGGATAATTAATAGATGAAATACAAGATTGTTATTGGAAGAAGCGACGAAACGCCTTTTGTTGTCAAGAGGAAGAATGAATCTTCGTTCTTTTCATTTTGGAGAACGGTTGCAAAATTTAGAGCTCAATATGAAGCTGAGAACTTTGTGAAAAGAGCAGTTGAGAGACGTTCAAAGTATCAGGTCGGCCAGGTAGTTATGGAATATGATGAAGCTGATCTGATCGCAGATAGGCTAAAGAATAAGGTCAGAAACATGAGCGGCGAAACAGAAATCGCTGCAGATACTGCAGGATGAATAAGATATTAAATTCGACCTGGTTTGGATATATCGGCATTGTTAAGGTACAGACCGAGTATGATGGTATCAAGTATTACATCGGATCAGCAAAAGGTGAAAATCAAACCGACGATGAACAGCATATAGCCGATTGGGGTAATACTTTTCCACCTAAAGCAGGCCGTGCAATCTTTGGAGAAGAATGATGACAACAGGTGTAAGAGTTATAACCAATAGCCTAGGCTCGTGCGATTGGACAGTTGTGGCATGGGATGGTGAATCGGTGTGGGAAGGGCATAGTATTAGCCCACGAGACCTGCATAAAATTTTAGAAGCGTGTAACGGGTTTGACTACATTGTATACCATGAGCTCACTGATGCACAAATGGAAAATTGGCAAGAGTCCATATATGAATGAACGAATTAAAGAACTTATAATCGAGGCAAGAATCGGGCGTGTTGTCAAACCCGTGGTGAATAAATCCGCTGAAGTTTATCCGTACACAGAAATATCTGGTGCATTGGAAAAGTTTGCTGAATTGATTGTTGCTGAATGTGTGAAAGTTTTAGTAACAGGCGAAGGCAATGAACAGACCAGCGATGCTATCTGGGATTTGGAAGAAGTATTTGGCGTTGACATCGGAATTAAAAAATGAATGAACAAGATTTAGTCTACCGTCTTCGCAAACGTGCCGAGATACGTCGCCAGATACCTTCACGAAAAAGTGTGCAAGAAGGGAAAGAAGATCGGTTGGCAGATTTGCTCGAAGAAGCCGCAAATGAGGTTGAGCGTTTACGTAAGATTGATATTGAATATAGTTGGACAATTAATCCAGATAGAATGGGACAATAATGGAATTAGCAAACTATAGAAGGATGATATAAAGAGGTTTTATGGACTCAAATAAATGGGTAGTAACAGTTGAGGAAGATGAGGAAGGTAATGCCGTTTTACCATTTTCGGAAGAAATGATGAAACAAATGGATTGGCGTGAAGGAGACACCCTCGATTTTCATGTCAATGGCGATGAAACCTGCACTATTACCAATATCTCATGGGAAGAAAGAAATAAAGATAAGGTTGCATAAATAGTGATAGCGCACTATAATTAGTGTTGTATTTGCCCCGGTGGCGGAATTGGTAGACGCACTGGATTTAGGTTCCAGCACCGAAAGGCGTAGGAGTTCGAGTCTCCTCTGGGGCACCACATAATGGCGTATATCCTAGGTACTGAGGAAGCCTCAGCCGGTTTTGTGCATAATGCGCAGAAGACATAATCGGGCTTGGTGATGCGATTTCACTTGCGCCAACCAATTTATGGAATAGAGAAATTCAATTTTTAATTGAATGGCATGCACATTGATTTAAATACATTGTTGTAGTTTTTGTCTGGCGGAAGCAATGGTCACTATTGGAAACAATATATCTGGGTAGGTGAAAGGCCTGCAAGTGTTATCGATGCACCCACACGGTCCGGAGATTTCGATAAACTACAACACCTTATGAATATGAAAAAGCACGATTGTCCTGAATGTTATGGTACGGGAGAAGTAATGATTGCAAGGCTTTATCCTTCTGGATATACAGAATGCTGGGAATCCTGTGAATTCTGCGAAGGAGAAGGAGAATTCGACGAGGATGATTTTTTAGTGCTGAGATTGGAAGGTAAGGTTTAATAGCTTGGCCAGCCAACCTGGATAGCATCTCGTGTAATGGTTTTCCGAGAAAATATCTTCCGTCACTTAAGGCTGCAATAGATAATAACTATATCACATGGGGATGGTGTAGCCTCTCGGGCCCAGTGAGACATATGGATTTTGTTTTTGCTAATGGAAGTTGGGAAATGACTGAGATATACGAATCTATATCGAGCATTACTTTATTAGGTGGTGTGTTGGACGAGGTAGAGTTGACAGCAGCGATAATAAAGGGTAAAATAGAGACATAAATCATAGGCCACCGATAAATACTGGTGGAGGTCTATGATATGCCGAGTGGAATAAAAGGAAGTAACAAGAAATACAATTGTTTACATTGTAACAGTGTGAATGACTGGGGCCGGAGCAAAGCAAATAAGTTTTGTGGTAATGTATGCCATGGGGCATATAGATGGTATACAGAGACTGTACCAAGGATTGAACGCGGTGAGTGCGACGGTCCCGACGCCTTAAAAAAGTATCTGGCAGAAAAGTTTGGTGAGAAATGTTTTGAATGTGGGCTTGGTGCCACTTGGCAAGACAAACCACTTACATTACAATTAGAACACACTGACGGTAACAGTGACAATAACATACCACAAAATTTAAAATTACTTTGTCCAAATTGCCATACACAGACAGAATTCTTTGGCAGCAAAGGGCAGGGTAATAGATACAAGAAAGTAACAAAACGAAATAAGTATTTGCAAGAATATAAAGCCTCGGTAGTTTAATGGTAGAACGCCATCCTTACACGGTGGATACGGGAGTTCAATTCTCCAACGAGGTACCAACTATTCGCACCGATGCCGAACTGGTGTAAAAATGTTTCGGTAGAACTAAGTCACCGGTTCTTTAAACAAGGGACATAGTGGCAACTCATGCAACTGCCTTAGTCATGGCACTAAAAATGATTCGCGAGTTGAAGCGTTAGAAACAGCCTCGAATATTGTTTCGAACATAGAATCCACGCACCGGTATATTGCGTGATGTATACCCGTCGGGTTTCGAGACGTTAATCGAAGTAGTATATGACTGGGCTATACTATACTCGTCCAGCAGTTTCGTGGGATCCACTAAGGGATAACCCGGGTGAATAGTAACACCGTTCTTTCCATGGAAGCAAAAAACATATCGGGGGCCGAACCGTTAGCCTGAAGTGGTTGGATACTTTAGACGAGCAGAAATTTTTGGTCAGTGTTCAGTATTTGAGCAAAACTTATGCACAGAGCATAAATAGTTGATGCAAGAATATAAGAATACTGATGGGACATACACAAGTCCTAAGAATGGTAAGGTATATAAGAGTGAGAAGGCTCTTAAGGCACATTTGTCCTATAAAGGGCATGTGAAACCTGCAGATTTTGCCAAAAGACTGTATAATGTTGAATGTAAATACTGTAAGACAGATGTAATTTGTAATAATATTAAGAAGCATGAAAAATCGTGTTTTTTAAATCCGGTAAATTTAATAAAGTGTGCAGTTTGTGAAAAGCCCATTAAGGATTATAAGAATAGCAAAGGAACTTGTTCCCGAAGTTGCGCTAATAAACATTTTAGGTCTGGTATAAATAACGGAAACTGGTCTGGAGAACGATATCAGTCTCTGTGCTTTACACAGCACAAGAAAGAATGTGTAGTCTGTAAAGAAGATAAAATCGTTGCAGTCCATCATTACAATGAGGACCACGACGATGATAGGATAGAAAATTTAGTTCCGTTATGTCCAACACATCATCAATATGTGCATAGTCGATATAAAGATGAAGTAATGGATATAATCGATAAGTATGTAGAAGAATTTATTCGGAGATTCGCCTAACCTGGTTATGGCACCTCGTTTGGGACGAGGAATAATGAGAGTTCAAATCCCTCATCTCCGACCATTTATTTTAGGATCACCAATGAAAGTTAATGCAGCCCATATTCTTGTACCCACCCTGGCAGAAGCACTTGAAGCACAGAGAAGATTAATTGCCGGCGAAGATTTTCACTCTCTTGCCCGGGAAATTAGCAAATGTCCGAGTGGACAACGGGGCGGTCACCTTGGTTTCTTTGACCGAGGTCAAATGGTTAAACCGTTTGAAGATGCAGTTTTTGCATTAGATGTCGGTAATACAAGCGGACCAATCGAAACACAGTTTGGCTTTCATTTAATCAAGAGATTTTATTGATTTTTTAAGTTTACAGAAAGACATACATGCAAGGCGCAAGAGAATACTCTGAACTGTTTTCTACAGGGCAAATTGACAGATTGTACATTGTTTCTGGTTATCACGCTCGCGGCAAAACATTTCGTATCTATGTTTTACCAGAGGACGAAAAAGCAATACCGAATAGTCGATTTAATCCGCCACTTAATAAAGATGCCGTTGAAGTATATGGTATCATAGGTGGGCAACCTGGTTGGACTGAGACGTATGGTTGGTTACACGAGGGAAAATGGCAGGAAGATTTTCAACTCCTGGCAACACAAAGGCTCTTTGAAAAGAAAGAGCACGAAGCCATCCACGCTTTAGAAAAAGAAGAAAAAAAGCAACAGGCTGAACTAAGAAAGAAACAGCTATTAGAATCTTATTGATTTATTAGGTAGAAGGCAGCCAAGAAAGAGATATGCCGGTGGAATATGTAGGTGGACATAAAGAATTACCTGTCTCTATTCCTGTCTTAATATATCTCCTCCCGGGTGTTGGGAAAATGGGCAATGAATCAGGCAAGGTGTGGCAAAGTAGAGTAGGGTATACAACCTAACGAAAACCGTTTGAGCCGCCGTGTAGCTAAATGACCGAAGAGCAAAACACTCACCTAAATTTTATTATGAAACTTCCAAGATTTCTTATCAATGAGAGATACATAACAGATGTTATGGTAAAAATGTCATACCGACTACTCCAGCGCAACAATGAATCATCAGAGGATTTTCTTGTGAGAAAGTTAGCAGATACTACTCCTTCGATGACAATGATACATTATGAAGATCATCCAGAATTTACTGTATTTAGAAATAGATTAGAAAAAGAAGGTTACATAAAAACAGAAAGAGATTGGTGTAACGGTGATATCGTATTGAAGCCGTTTTACTTAAACAATAAGAGATTTAAGAAGGATGACAGATTTTTCAGTGCGGTGGCGATGAAATCTTATCTAACTACAAAATAATGGAAAAATTACATAATAAGTCTTATTTCGGGACACCGTTTCGTATAGAAACAGAGTCTATACAAAATACACCGGGCACATGGAATTCAACTAAAGTTTCAATCTTTCGCGACAATAAGTTAATCGGCGAATATCTACGCAATTACCATGATTTTGCTGCGTTGACTTTTTACCCATTTTGTATTAATCAAGAATGGTATGCACTATATAGTGCCAACTATACTGCCACTCGTATTATGAAACTTCACGAAGATAGAATCGAAGATTGGTGTGGCGAAGTACCCTCCGGCAGTGGATTCTGTCCGGTTGAGATTTATGTGCCAAAGTATAAATCGGGCCACGATAAAGTTCACGATTACACCTTCGTCTATGTAGATTGCGATTACAAAGACGATGATGAATTTATTAAAGAATCAGTTGATAACGGTGCAACAGATGATATAAAATTCTGTAACTTTGGATTTCTTTGTGGATGTGTGTGGGGCGATGACAGTAGCTGGAAGATTCGGTATATTGATCTCTCCAAGGTGCCTGAGAAAGAGTTGAGCATTACTGATAGATTTGGTTATTGGGAAATGCCGGGAAATTTATCACTGAAGGAGTGTATTGATATGTCGTGTTGGGAGCCCGATGATCAACTTATCAGATTAACAAAGGCTGAATACTTTAGGTTAGATAAATGAGCACTGCAAAGTTCTACATTTATCGTAATCTTCATACCGGTGGTTTCTCGATTAAGCAAAGAGGTCGGGTAATCGGTAGAGATGATCATTTTATAGCAGAAGATGTTGTGTTTAAGGTTAGCAATATCGGGCGCCAACGTGTGATCGACGAAAAGAGAAAAAATGTTCACGCTTACGCGGTATCGGATAAATATACATTCGCAGGCAACAAAGACATTGACGGATTAGAAGTAATAACATATAATCCTTATATTGCAGATCATTTTACCTGCAATGGAAAGAAGATAACAGAAGCCAAAGAAGTTTTATTTAAACAAGGTAAGTGTTATTTTATAGAGTAGAATTTTGGGGGATTAGTTAAATGGGATAACAATAGCTTTGCAAGCTATGGTTGAGAGTTCGATTCTCTCATCCTCCACCAAGATATTCCGCAGAATCCGAGCTAGGCGCACGGACTTGACTGTTAATCAATGATTAGCTGGGTTCGAATCCCAGATGCGGAGCCAAGGCAAGAATGAATAATCGAGGAATAAAAGATAAGACTTATATCTGCAAAGGTTGTCGACAATCTTTTAGCTTTAAAGGTTATAGTGATACACACACCTATTGCACATTGAGATGCATGTACGATACTGTATCAAAGAAGAAGACTGAAAGAGAAGATCGTTTATATGAAGATTGGCTAGCAGGTAAGGATTTGGGACTTAAGAATCCCAGAGTGCTTATTAGAAAATTCTTAATTAGGCGAGACGGTTATAGGTGTAGCTGCTGCGGAATTGATTCTTGGAATGGTAAAGACATAACACTATGGACAGACCATATAGATGGTAATGCATCTAACAATAATCCTACCAACTTTAGGTTAATTTGCCCTAACTGTGATAGTCAGTCTCCTACATTTGGCGCTAAAAATTATGGTAATGGTCGTAAATCTAGGGGATTACCTCAGTATGGATAATATATGATAATAATATACGAAGACGAATACGGAAACGGTGTTTACTGGGGTACTTCCACGTATACGGCCTCAGTCGGTGATACAGTGGTTGTAGAGGACGAGGAATATCGTGTAAAATCGAGAATGTTCTTCCCACAGGAAGATAAGGTAATAATCACCATCACTCAAAACATGCTTAAACCCAGACAGTCCGAAGATAGCGGTAATGGTAGACTTAATGAGATGAACAATGCTATAATACAGATTAACAAGAGACAAGATGCGCAGGAAAAGAGTAATCGCAATCTTAGAGAGCAAGTCGGTACAGTTAGAAAACACATAAATCAACAAATTCGTAAAGAAAGAAAAGATACATGAATAAACCGGATAAGAATTTTAGGATGACTAAGCAAACGAAGCGCATGGTTGCGCTGACGAAAAACGCCGATCGCCGATACAATTTTAAATCTGCAATGATTCAAGCTGAACTTTCTGCCGAGGATGCGCGTCGCCAAGCAATGCGTTCCAAGGGCAGCAAGTCTAAAGACGCAGAATAATAAATGCAGTATGTCACGCGTTGAATCGTAACGCTGGCCAAACAATAATATTAGTAATTATTACTACTGTTTTATTATCATTATCGTTATCATCTTATATTTTGATAAATAAGTAATTGCTCCTATAGTTAAGTGGTATAACACAGTCTTGGTAAGACTGAATTCTGAGTTCAATTCTCGGTAGGAGCACCATGTTTTAATCGTGATCTGGAATTTGCTTGATCCGCAAGGTATATGCGTTACATAACTACCAAAGATATCGCGGCCGAGTGTGAAGGTAGCACGCCGGGCTCATAACCCGTAGGACCTGTTCGAATCAGGGGTACGCAACCATAGATAATGCCCTGGTGATGGAACGGTTTACATAGCGGTCTAAGAAGCCGTCCCCGAAAGGGTTGCGAGTTCGAATCTCGCCCAGGGCACCAATTATACTGCAACGCATTAAAATAAAACCCAATTAACATCTTTCTGTTATTTTCGATAAATATTCATAATAAAGTATTTGGGAGAAAACATGCAAGATTCGCAACAACCGCAAGACAGAAGAAATCTGAATTACACAATTCTATCTTTGCTGGAAGAAAATCGGGAGGATATGAAACATCTACACCGTTGCATTCATGAAACTAAGGAATTAGTTGCTGATATTCAGACCCACTTTATTGGTATCACCCCGGAAGTTCACATTAGACACCATAATAACTTTGTTCAAATGGCCGAAGATAGCAAAGCGAAGAAAGCGTTAATTAATAAGATTCTTGCTACCGCTGCTGCTACCATCTTGGCCTCCGCAGCTACTGCATTTCTTGCGTGGGTTTATACATCCGAATATGATAAGCTAAAAACTCAAGCAGCAGCACATGCAAAAGCTGAACTTGATGCTTCGGCACATGAAGATAAAAACAAGCCTTGATTGGGCTAATATTGAAACTACATTAAGAAAGCAGGTCCGTACAAAAATTAGGATCAGCAGTAATCGTGTACAAATAAATCGCATGATTGATAATCTCGGTAAGGTAATAACCGAATTGTCAAAGGAAGAAGTTTTAGAAAGACGCGGTCATAGCAATAATGTTTTAAAACTTCTTGCACAGATAGAAGAAGATATCGATTCTATCGAAGAATTCATAATAATCGCTGCTCTTATTCAATAATTGACAAATTTTTAATATTCGTATATACTTTTATTGTAGGGAATAAGATAATAATATTTTATTTTTCATATTGAAAGATACACGTATGCGAGATATTAAAAGGAATGTTATGAACGCAGTAAAAATTAATCGTTTGCAATTGCTGGGCATTGTTTGTGAAAACATGGCAAAGCATGTTGCAGAATTTAATGAGTCTGTTGAAGACTATAAGACTCTTTCCGTTAAGATCGCCGAGGCTAATGTCAAGATAGCAAAACAGAATCTTAAGTTAGCTGAAGAAGGAGATATGGATAAGTTGATTCCATCTAAGGGCATGCCTATTAAGCCAACCTCATATGAGGATAGTTATAAGCGTGCTATTCGTATGTTGGAATTATCAGTTGAGGAAGTCATTGAAGTTGAAGAAGATATATTCAATCAGCTTGTCCTCGATGAATGGACCTGGAAACGCGGATTTGTTGCGACCGGGGCACTGTATAAGTCTATTCTATAAATTTAATTGAAGAAAGAAAAATATGACTGTTATTTTTGCATTTTTTGCATTTTTTGCAGGTTGGATGCTTAATTGGCCCTGCCTTATTGGATTATTGGCGCTCGGCATCATCTCTGAGGCTAACGAAGCACACGGATGGGCAGTATTTATCGGGTTGATTTCTGCTACGGTAGCATATTTCTTCTTTAGTGTTACTCTTGCAACTTTATTGACTTCGGCCGCAATTTATCTTGTTATTGGTTTTATCTGGAGCTTCTGGCGTTATAAGCGTCATGCAGATAAGATTGTTGAGCAGTATAAAGATAAGAGTGTCGATCAGAAAAAGTATGCACTTGAATATCTTCGTCCTCGCAGGATGTTGAACGAGATTACCACCTGGGTGATTGTATGGCCATTTAGCATAGTTGAAAATATTACCGGTGATATTATCAAGATAATTCAAACTACTATCACCAAATTCTTTAAAGGTATCTATAATCGCATTTTCAATAACGCAGCATCTCAATTAGGTATCGAAGATTCGAAAGTATAATATGATTAGCATTAACACCAGATATCGGCGCCTTGTTAAAAAGGCAGAAGTAATCCGCCAACAGATAAACGATTTGCAGGTAGAATGTGCCCATACTGGTGTTAAAAAGGAATATAAAGGCAATACCGGTAACTGGGATCCGAATGATAATTGTTACTGGATTAATTTTAGTTGCCCGGATTGTGGTAAATTTTGGAGAGAAGATCAATAATTATGGCATCAAAACAAGTTATTGTAATGAGAAAGTTTCAATCAATGCGTCACGGAAAGTACTGCGCTCAGGCAGCGCACGCAAGTATGGGCGCATTATTCAGTCTTGCTAAAATGGATTCTACTGGCGATAATCTTATTATTCCACTTAGTAACCCATTTGTAAAAGAATGGGTGATGGGTAATTTTAAGAAGGTAACTCTTCAGGTTAGCAGCGATGAGGACTTGGTGGCAATCTATACCTCTGCACAGAAAGCTGGTCTGCCAGTAGCTCTTATTAAAGATTCTGGATTAACTGAATTTGACGGTGTTCCGACTTTGACTGCGGTTGGTATCGGGCCAGATGATGCATCGGTAATTGACAAGATTACTGGTCACCTATCACTGTTTTAATACAGCAGTTTCATTAATTCAGCAAAACCGCTTGCAATAAGCGGTTTCTTTTTTTATACTACACTTATGGGCCGTTTAATTACAGATATCGCAGAAACAGAAATAACATGGCTATTTAAGGATGCATACTATTCGAGTAGTGCTAATAGATATCTTTATAAATGGCCAAATCCGTCTTTTCCCTATATGGTTACAATCCCCTCAGACCGTATCAACGACACGTCTGGATTAAGAATTGATATACGTAGATGGATTGAGCGACATATTACAGATACTGTGATTATGAAGCAAGTTGACAAATCTTACCGATTTTATTATGGCACCGACAAGGACCATTGGCGTTACAGTGAACAATATTATACCATGTCAAATTGGTGGTATACATTCAGTTTCGAAGACGAACATAGTGCATTAGCATTTAAACTTAGATTTTCCGATTTAGTGAAAGATATGACCGACTATCACCCCGATCACCCCTATCATAAGAAACAAGAGCCTAAGGAAATTTAAATGTTAATATTCTATAAAGAGTTAAACCTCGATGAAGGTTTTGCTGTTCTGGCAGAATCGAGAAACGAACGTAACGTCGACGGGATAAAAATTTCTGCACCAAGTGGTGTTGCACTCTGGAAGACATGTCGGGAAAATAATGTAATAATTAGGTGCTGGCACTGCGGGGTAGAGGCTGACAGATTTATTCTTAAACATCACCCGAAAGATACAAATAAACCACCTGTTTTAGAACTGTATGCACATACTGGCAAGTCTTTAGTAATGATGACGCGTGACCATATTGTGCCTGTGAGTCTCGGCGGATTTAATGATGTTGCAAATTTAAGGCCTGGATGCGAACCATGCAATAATCGTCGTAAAAATTCAATGTCTGTAGAAGATGTAGAATTTATGAACAAGAATACACATTTATGGTCGCCAAAAGTATTAGCACCAAAATGATATTTATTCAATATCGGGTGTGGAATACTATAATACAACCAGTAATATGGAAAGAAACGAAGTTCGTTGGGAAAGACGCTATTGATGAATATCTTAATTGTAAACATCGGTTCACTCATAATCGTCTAAGTAAATTGAGCACTTCGATAGATCCAGACTGTGGGATTATTATTGAATTTAATAATCTGGAAGATGAAACATTTTTTAGACTAAAGTGGGGATTAAAATGAAAAAAGTTGTTATTATTATCTTTTCCGCAATTATGTTAGTTGCATGCGGAAAGAAGTCGGAGGTTACGCCCGATGAGAATACATCTGCAAACCAATGTGCGTCGGCACCAGTAAAAGAACAAGAAGTTTTTACCAGAGTATTAACCAATGATGAAATTATCAATGAAACGCATAAATGCGAAAGTGCTGGATTAGCAGCTGAAAGTCTAACAGTGAGCGAGTTTGGTGCATCGGTGGTAAAGATTCAGTGTCAGCCTATAAGGAAAGAATAAATGAGAAAATTAGCATCAATTAGAATAATTAAAAACATTGAGCCCATAGAGGATGCAGATGCCATTATGGTGGCAACAGTCGATGACTGGAAATTAGTTGTTAAGAAAGACGAATTTAAAATCGGCGATCGTTGTGTTTATTTCGAAATCGATAGTCTTATTCCTCTTATGCCCCAGGTAGAACACCTGCGTTCTCGTGCATACAAGAAGATGGGTGACAAAGAAGGTATTCGAATTAAAACAATTAAATTAAGAGGGCAGATTAGTCAAGGATTGGCATTGCCAGTTAGTAGCTTCATTGAGAAGTTTATTGGTTCAGCATACGACGAAGGTCAAGAATTGTCTGAATTTTTCTTTGTCGGGAATGATGTGACAGACTTTCTTGGTGTTCTAAAATATGAACCACCAATCCCATCTCAGTTGGCAGGTAATGTTCGTGGTAACTACCCGAGCTGTATCAAAAAGACTGATCAGGAACGTTGTCAAAACTTAGGAAAAGATATCTTCATTAAGAACAAAGGTTCTAAATATGAAGTTACAATGAAACTTAACGGCACCTCGTTTACTGGATTCTTCAATAATAGTAAGGATGGTGTTTGTAGTCGTAATTGGGAACTCGATCTTACTGAAGAGAATCGTAACAATATGTTGATCCGTATGTATATTGATAGTGGTTTACAAACTGCTCTTCATGCGTATGGTAAGAATATTGCAATTCAGGGTGAGCTCATGGGCCCGGGAATTCAGGGAAACCAAGAAGGATTCGAAAAAGCAAAACTATTTATTTTCGATATCTATGACATTGACAATGGATGCCATTTCGATCCCGAGAAAAGGGTGGAAATTATGAAAGAATTAATCAATTTTGGATTAAATACATCCATGGTAGGTCATGTCCCCATCTTCGCTCATAATGTCACTCTTGAGGAACTTGGTATCACAGATGTTACTAATTTATTGAGTGATGCCGAAGGACCGAGTATTGTTCATCCTATCCGTGAGGGCAAGGTATATAAGAGAATGGATGGAAAATTTAGCTTTAAAGCAATATCGAACCATTTCTTACTTAAATCCGGAGATTGACATGCTATATTTAGTAACAGGTGTAGTAACAAGATCTCGCTACATGAGTTCTCAGGGCGTAGAGAAAGATGTTATAAGAATAGTTGAGGCTGATTCTAGTGAGATGGCTGCAAATAAATTTGTGGCTCACTTCGATGATAAGACTGAAGAATATACAGTTTACTATCATACTTCTGTTACCGAAGTCTCAGAAGTTATTTCTTGATAAATAGCATATCTTAGGATATGCTATGCGATTACAAGAATTATTTGAAACCACAGAAGAAGATAGAGCATTAATTTCTCTATCTTCTTCCATTTATGCTAAACTAGAAGATTACATAAATGTGGATTTAGATTTCGATGATGAAGAACAAGAGATATTTTTCTTAGGTAAAATAGGTGATATTTTCGAAACATCTATACCTGTGTTAGAAGATATAAGAATTGAATTACAAGGCAGTGGCCCATTTCTTAGGAGAGCCAGACAATCATCAGCCGATGATGTAATGAAGGATCCGGAAACAGGTACCATGTTGGCAATATGGGACGGTAATACCAGCACAATGGTGTTCAACACAGATTATCTTGATCATCCTAAAATTAAAACAGCCATCACACATGAACTTAGACATGCCTTAGATGATTATAAATCCGACTTTGCAGCTGGCCTAAGTAAAAGATATGCTACACCTAAGAAAAAAGAACACAGAAAAGATGATCCATACAGTACACTGAAATACCGAGCGCAACCAGCAGAGATAAATGCAAGATTTGCAGAATTATTACATACACTTTCTGGAAGCATAAGAATTGCATACAAGAGATTTGCACCAGACCAAATCAGGCCAAAGATTATGCGATATTTCGAACATCTACTAGACCAATATGGTATCGCTGATATATTTCCCGAAAGAACACAATCACCCGATTATAAGAGGTTGGTAAAACGGGCAATAGATTTTATTCAGAAAGAAATGAAATATATCGAAGCCGAATTGGCCAAATCTGGCAATCCAAAGATTGCAACTGGTAATTTTTAACTAATTAAACCACATACTTAATGGTTGACAGATAATTAGTAATATTGCAAAATACATTTTGACACTAAAGATTAGGTACAGCATCTAAAATTATAATGACCCTTAGTCCGTCCCGAAAGGGGTTGGCTAAAAACCTTTCTGATATGGAAAGTAAAAACTTATCAAAACCTAATCTGATTATTTTTACACTTTATGAGTATATGGGTCGTGAAGACCGAATCCACTAAGGTGTACCTTTTTTTAAAGAATCGCTACCGCATTATTAATAATCCAACCGGCGGACGTGGGTTCGATTCCCACCTTGTAGTTCAATGGTAGAGCAGCCGGCAATAAAAATGATTCTGATTTATGAAAGCAGTCTACATAGCTGTTAGGTGCGACTATCTTTATAGTGTACCTTGGCCTGAGGGAGCCAGATACGGTGGTGATGCGATGCAAATTATATGGGGAATAGATAACGTAGAATTTGTAAGAAATGATCATCCTTTGGGTGACCTGTATAAAGTATTAATGACAGATGAAGATAAGGTAGCCTTTGTATTAAAGGCTACGGTCGGTACTATTGTTACCGATATAGACGCAATAAAGAAATGGTAATTTAACGTGTATACTGAAAAGCAAGCAAGATTGATTAGCATTGCACTTCGTGCACAGGCTATCGGTGATGCAATGGGAGAAGATTTTGAATTCGAACCGTATCCTGATAGAGAAGAATTAGTAGATCTTATCAAATCTGATAAGGTAATCCATATTACTGATGATACTCAGATGACCATGTTTGGTCTTGAGGCAATGATCATGGGTGGTCCAGATACTGTTATCAAACATTACTTAATGTGGGATAAAACACAGCATTACGGAACTTCATTGCCACCTATGGGATCTAGTCAGTTATTGGTGGATCAGATAAAGATGTGGCAGGTGCGTGCACCTGGAAACACTTGTTTACATTCGCTATACAAACTTTTGACAGGAAACCATGTTGCTAATAATAGCAATGGTTGTGGAACAGTAATGAAAGCATTACCGTTCTTATTCGAAGAAAACAGTGATTTGCTCAAGAATATTTCCTTTGCCACACACAAAGGTCCTCAAATTATACCCACTGCTATTAAGCAATGGGAAGTAGCAAATAAACTTCTCAGGAAAGAGAAGTTGAATATGTACGAAGGTAAACCCATTGCTGAAGTATTCGGTGATGGTGGTTGGCAAGCAGAACCTTGCCTAAATATTGCAATTTGGGCATTTGAAAATTGCCAAGGTGATTTTAATAAGATGCTCGAATTGTCTATTCTCCATTCTGGAGATAGTGATTCGGTGGCAGCCACCGCTGGTGTATTATATGGATTGTTTTACGAAACATATCCTGCCGATTTATATGATCGCATACACGAAAAAGATGTTATCGACATGTTGCTTAAACGAATGGAAAATTCGGTAGTAATAAGTTGACAACTAAACCGTAGTTGTATAAACTACATACTTGCTAATAAAGAATTTTAACAGCAAACTTAAAATAAATTCTGAAGGAGAAATTAAAATGAGCACACTATTTGAAGCTGTAAACGCATCCGCAACAACTGCCAACGGCGCAGTTACCAATGCCTCGTCTCTGAACAAGAACGTGGATCTATTTTTCTTGGCCGGCGCAAGTCGTGGCAAGGATATTACCTCTACTTTTGCAGGTGCGTTGGCCGAAGATTCTGAAGTTGCAGTTCGTGTCCTTGAATGGGCACGTGATGCACGTGGTGGCGCCGGCGAGCGCGAAACCTTCCGTAAGTTGTTTGGCTATCTTGTTCGTACCGAACCTGCTTTGGCTGCACGAGTATTGGTGAAGATGCCCGAACTTGGTCGTTGGGACGATGTGATTATTGCACTCGGTACACCAATTGAACGAGAAGCTTTGCGTATGATTTCTTTTGCATTGAACGATGCAAAGGATGGATTATGTGCTAAGTGGATGCCACGTCAGGGTGCAGAAGCAAATAAGATCCGTTCTTATATGCGTCTAACACCTAAGCAGTATCGTAAGTTACTGGTAGGTCTGTCCAACACTGTTGAACAGAAGATGTGTGCACAGGATTGGTCTAAGATTGTGTATCCTCACGTTCCGTCGGTTGCTGCTGGTCGTTACCAGAAGGCATTCTTGAAGCACGACCCGGTAGGTTACTCCGCATACAAGGAAAAGCTGGTATCCGGTGAAGCTAAGATCAATGCGTCGGTTGCTTTTCCTTACGATGTGATTCGTTCTATGCGTAACGGTGACGCTACAGTAGCTAATGAACAGTGGAAGGCATTGCCTAACTATTTGGAAGGCTCCAATGAAAACATCATGCCGTTGGTTGATGTCTCTGGTTCGATGGATGGTGTAAATGTGTCTGGTAGCGTAACTGCACTGGATGTTGCTATCTCGTTGGGTCTGTATGTTTCCGAACGCGCAGGTGGTGTATTTAAGGATCAGTTCATTACCTTCTCTAGCCAGCCAGCAATGCTGAAGGTCGCTGGCAATCTTCAGCAGCGTTACAACCAGATGGAGCGATCCAACTGGTCGGGTAGCACCGATCTTCAGGCTGCATTCAAGTTAATTCTTGGTGCTGCTAAGAAGCACAGTGTTGCTAAGGCAGATATGCCTACAAAGCTTCTGATCCTATCGGACATGGAATTTAACACCTGTGTAACAGTGGGTAACAGTTACGGTCGTTGGAACGGAGGTGCTGCTGTATCAGTGAGTGCAATGAATATGATGAGAAGTGAGTACGAGGCCGCAGGGTACGAACTACCACAAGTTGTATATTGGAACTTGAATGGACGAGCTGGTAACAGCCCTGTCACATACAACGAGGCTGGTACTGCACTTGTGTCTGGATTCAGCCCAAGCATTGTTAAGTCAGTGCTCGGTGGTGAGGAAATGACACCTCTGTCGATTCTTCTAAAGACCGTAATGGTACAGAGATATGATTTTTAATAGATTATAATCTCATACTTAAAGCCTGCACTGGTGCAGGCTTTTCTTTTGAGTAGCAAGACTTTGTCATAAATACCTATTATCGTAAGGATGTTCTATGATTAAGAAATTCTCTATTTTATTCCTGTTGGCAATTAGCTTCAGCTGCTTCTCTCAAACACAAGACGCACCGCTTGATGTAAGTCAGTGTGCCGAACAGGCCCCGTATGGTCAGCCGACTGGTGCCAAACAGGATACAACAATTATTTGCCGCAAAGCCTACATATTGGAACACAATAATAAGGCTAAAGTTCCAGATTGGGTTTCGTATGTCCTTATTCCGGCACATGCAGTCGGGTGCGTTCCTCGATCTAATGCATTTGCCCCAGACCGTAGTTTACCAGAAGGCAGTAGGTCTGAGTTAAAGGATTATGCGAAATCTGGATATGATATTGGTCATCAAGCCAATGATGGTGATATGTCATGGGATGTTGACGTTGAACGTGAGAGTTTTATATTGAGTAATATGGCTCCTCAATTACCTGGATTTAACCGCGGTATATGGAAGAAGCTCGAGGATCAAACTCGTGCATGGGCTGTTTCAAGAAATGACACCCTATTAGTCTATGTTGGACCAATCTATAGCTTGACACAAGATAACGCAATCGGTAAAGACAGAGTTATTGTACCACATGCCTTTTTCAAGATTATTGTTGATATCAAGACAAACGAAGTTATGGCATTTGAGTTCAAACACGAGAGTTCATCTAAAGAATTAGACACATTCATGACCAGTTTGGCTCAGGTACAAAAAGACACAGGACTTGTATTTCCTATGCCAAAAGATGCAGTTTTTTCACCAAATTTGTGGCCCTCTATGACTAAGAGTGTCCGCACATCTAAAAAAGGTGTTTGCCAAATAAGGTAATACTGGTTTAGTTGACCAAAACAGCAACAACACATATAATAGATATATAAATAGTAAACAATAAATATAAGCCGGAGTAGCTCAGTCGGTAGAGCAGCTCACTTGTAATGAGAAGGTCGAGGGTTCGATTCCTTTCTCCGGCACCAACAGAGGAAAAAGCAGGGCCGAAGTGTTATCGTGGGTAGGAGTGTAAGCACGATAGACGACGCTGCTAATACGTGGACTCCTTGCGCTGTTATTGTGGTAGATAAAATAGAAGAAAGTAATCATATGGAAATGTTTCGCATTAGTACCGGTAAAGATTTTTCAATTGAAGTTTCGGTTCGCGAAAGTGATAAATACACCGAAGCAGCTTATGTAAAGATTGCACGGTTACATGAACTTGCAGACGTTAGTGGTACTATAGAAATGTTTATGACACCAGCGCAGCTTGATCTACTCGGTAGATTCCTAATTCGTCAAGCTGAAGAGTTAAGTACTGCACAGAAAATTCGAAAGAATGAAGAAGTATAAGGATATGCGGGATTAGTTTAATGGTAAAACGAGATCCTTCCAAGCTCAAGTCAGGAGTTCGATTCTCCTATCCCGCTCCAAATTTAGTGTCGATCATGCCCGCGCATTGAAGCCCTTAGGCCATGCACTTGGTGCGATATCCGATTCTCTATTTAACGTATGTTGATATAATAGAGCACCATAGCATAAAGGGAACGGAAACGGTAAGTGAAAATCTTACACACTAAGCAATATTGAAATGATAAATAAAGTAATGAAGCAACAAAACGCAACAATTCGTAGTATACGAATACCTTCCTGAATAATTGGGAGGGTTGCTAATGTTGGCCGAAGGGCGAGCCTTATAAACTCGTAAAGCACCGTCTAGATAAGGCGGGCAACGTGGGTTCGATTCCCACCCCTCCTACCAAATACCGGAAGCGTGGCAGAGCATGGTTTATTGCAACAGTCTTGAAAACTGTCGGTCCCGTAAGGGGCCCGTGAGTTCGAATCTCACCGCTTCCACCAAAATTTACAACAAGGAGAAAATTATGCAATTTTAGATTTAACTAAAGGAGCATAATATGTCTAGGACATACAAAGATCGCCCCAGCAGACTTGTTTGGGGTAAATGGGATGAAGATCGTTACCGTGTGGAATATGATGCAGAATATGCAGATTATTACACTGGAGAAATAATGACCGGGACACGGTCTTATTACCTTAAAAAAGCAGGATTTTACCCTAAGATTAAGCGTCATACAGATAGTAAATTTCACTGGGTTCAGAATGAACCGTCGTGGTGGACCAGGATGTTTATGAATCGACCACAACGTTCTCAAGGTAGAATGTGGGAACGAAATGTGGTAGGGGTAAGTAAAGACAAGTTGATTGATGTTAATTTGCCTAATGTAAGTCGAAAACCACACCTTTGGTATTGGTAAGATGGCAGAGGAACTGATCAAGTAATAAAAACTCAATATCCTCCTCTGCTGCAGTTGACCTAATCATAAAAGAATTGTATAATGTTTTTATGACAATACGACAGAAAAATAGACCCAAAGACCTTATCGGTGATATGACCGATCAAGCTTTTATATCAAGATACACAACGGATTTTGTTCCTCCTCCAGGCGCATATATCTTGGGTTTACCTCCGGAAAAAAGAAAGATACTAAGCGAGCTAAAGTCTGATGATCTTGTTAATATTCGCTGGCCCAGACCCGATGGTATAAATCTTGAAAAATTACCACGGAATGCAGGAAAATTTAAGTAAATGGAACAATTTGATTTTGACGAATGGGCTAACCTATTTAATATTCATCCAGAAGAATTTGAGAGAAAGCGCAAAGAAGTTATTGAAAGAGAAATCCTTAAAGCACCGATTGAACGTAGAAATAGTCTAAGAATGTTGCAATTAGAATGCGACGTGTATCATCAGACGCTTTCTCCAGTCGCTGCAACTGTTGCAATTACGAAGATCATGCTGGAACATGCAACCGAATTAAGAGATGAGTTAATTGTGCTAAAGGGCAAGGTTGACGAATTAACCAATCAAGCCAAGAATCTTTGAGATAAATAATGGATGAGATTATCAGAATTCTTGATTGAAAAACAAGTCGAATCCGCATGGATTTCTGACCTTACACATAATAGACCCAACAAGGTATTAACAATGAGATTATCGAACGGTAAATCATTCTCAATACCGGGAATTACTCGTACAATGTTCGAACGGTGGACCAGATCACCATCTAAGGGCAGTTTCTTTCATCAGTTTATCAAAGATAAATATCGGGTAAATAGAATAAAATAGCATCTGTATATCATTGGTTAGATAGCTTCCTTGACATGGAAGAAGTAGAAAGTTCGATCCTTTCCAGATGCACCAAAACAAACTGGCGTTCGTATAATGGAGAATACAACTCTCTTCTAAAGAGTTGATAGGGGTTCGATTCCTCTACGCCGGACCAACTAAATATGACACACAATTTTATATTCTTCTGGGCTAATGCAAGCCCTTTTTCTAATTGGTATAAAAGTAAATTTACTCACAATGGTGTTCAATACAACTGTAGCGAACAATACATGATGCATATGAAGGCTCTTATGTTTAATGATACAGAAGTTGCCGAACTTATAATGGAACAGAAAGATCCTAGAAAACAAAAGTTCTTAGGAAGGCAAGTGAGAAACTTTGATCAAAATGTGTGGCTCGAAAAGTGTCAAGATATCATGGTTGACGGATTAATTTCTAAGTTCACACAGAATCCAGCCATATTAGGGACTTTACTAAATACCGATGATAAGATTATTGTTGAAGCCAGCCCGTATGACACCATATGGGGAATTGGCTTATCGGAAGATAATCCTGATGCGCTCGACCAATCCAAATGGCGCGGCCAGAACTTGCTCGGTATTGTGCTAATGAGGGCCAGAGATGAGATCCGATCCATCTAATATTTCTCATCACACTCGGTTGAATGAACTTTATGCAGAACGAGCAAGACAAAGTATTTGACGAAAATCTTGCAATAGGTACAGCTGGTGAAGATGCTGTATACCCCTGGCTAATGTCTAACAATAGCCTTGTGCAGGATATGAGATATCAAAAGCACGAAAAAAGCAGCGGTCCCCGTCTTGAGGGCACTGAGGGTAAAGTTGTATTACCTGACTTTGCTGTGTGGAATAAGAACCCGGAAAAAGGTAATTTTCTTGTGGATGTAAAGGTAAAGAAGAGCATATACCCAATCAATGGTAAATTATGTTTTACTGTAGACCACAAATATGAAGATTATCGCAGATGCGTTCAAGTAATGAAACTTGATTTTTTGATGATAATCTTCATCTACAAAGATCGTTTCTATGTATATGAAGATTCTGACCTCTTCTGTACAACCGTATACAATAATCAATATAGTACTGGAAATGTATACTGCTTCGAATATGATAAGAGCAGGATAAGATATTAATGAGAAGTTACCTTAATCCCGATAAATTCTTCCAAAAAATGAAGAAAAAACCTGCTGTGCAAGAAGTATTGGATAATATTCAGTCTTATACCAACGAACAGATTGAGAACCTGAACGGTCCACATTTCCCACAATGGATTAAAGATCAAATAATTGAATTAAAAAAACGCAATGGTCGCACTGTTGACGATATTGCGAATGAGATTGCTGCAAAAATGATTGCAGCAAGTCAAAAGAATAAATAATAGATGCTGATATAGTTTAGTGATAGAACAAAACCCTCGTAACGTTTGGACCGCGGTTTGATTCCGTGTATCAGCACCACAACAAGCCCCTATAGTGAAATGGATATCATGCATGTTTCCGAAGCAGGCGTTCTAAGTTCGATTCTTAGTAGGGGTACCAGATAAAAATAAGAATTATGGCATCATATTACAAAGAAGGTAGTAAAATACAATTTGAAGGATATAAAGGTTCAGTTGTTAAAATAACAGAAACGTATAGAAAGAATGTATTAGTAGTTAAGATTTCAGAATATCCAAAACATAAAAAGAATAATCAGAATTCGTCGATGCTTGGTCTCTTTGAATATCCAGACGGAAGGCTAGAATTTATGTCATTCATTGATTAGTGTGATAAGTATTAGTCAAGGAGATAAATTCTATGAAGATTGAAATTTATGGTGCCGAATGGTGCACCTATTGTAAACAGGCTGTTCAGTTGTGTGAATCGAATTCTATTCAGTATGAGTATATTGATATCGACGACACTGCAAATCTGCGAGCATTAGAGGGTCGGCTCGGTAATAAAGTACGCTCAGTTCCGCAGATATTTCTTGATGGTGCACATATTCCAACAGGGTATAACGGACTAAGGCAAGAATTAGCTAAAGTTTGACAACATACCCAAGGTATGTTACTATAAATAAGTATTTGGAAGATTAAACGTAGTCAACATTAATCTTCCATAGGATAATATATATGAAACTCGATGAAATTGATTTAATTGGTAAACCTACACCAAAGTTTGATGAAATTATGCGCAAGCACAAAATCTCTTACAAGGATTTGATTACACAACTTTCAAAAGGCATCAAGGTTGAACAAGAACATACAGCAGATATTGCAGTAGCTCGGGAAATTGCACTTGATCATTTAAGTGAATTTCCTGATTATTATGATCGCCTTGAAAGGGCAGAAGAGAAATAAATTGTGTCCCTGTAGCTCAGTGGATAGAGCTATCCCCTCCTAAGGGATAGGTCGCAGGTTCGATTCCTGCCGGGGATACCAAATATTAAAAGGTGGCAAAATGGGTATTATTCTTTATTTCTTTTTCTTAACAACTTTTCTTTTATTGATTTTGCTTTTTCCAATTGTCTCAGTTATTCGATCATCTAAAGTGTCTGGCTGGAAAAAGACAGGCTGGTTATTTTTAACATTATTGTTTAGTTGGCCAGCATATATCGTCTTTCTTATTCTTAATAGATAATTTTTAAAAAAATATTCATTAAAAAAGGGCTCCAAGGAGCCCTTTTTGTTTTGCCAGGTATTGATTAGGCAATAACAGCCGCGGTCGGCAATGATGTTGCAGAGGCGCTTCCATCTGCACTGGTTGCAGTAACAGTAACGGTAAGAGCACTGCCAATGTCGGCAGTAACGGCAATATATGTACTTGCATATGCACCGGTGATTGGTACACCAGCACGCTTCCACTGATAAGTGTAAGTGATTGGTGTGGTACCGGTCCATGTACCTGTGGTGGTCGACAATGTCTGACCGACCTGCGCAGTACCAGAAATAAGCGGCAATACTGTGTTGACAGGTGGTGAAAGTACCAATAGGTCGGCTTGTCCAACCATTACCGCTGGTAAAGTTGACCACGCATAGTTTGAAATATTTGTAGTAGTACCATTATTGTAAACACTAAGGCGGAATTGTTGAATCTTTTCGCAAGGTAGTGCTGAACCACCAAACGGTGTTGCAAGAATATAACATTGTCCCGGTAATAAGGCACCAGTTGATGTTGCATTTACCATAAAGCAAATTTCGGCAGCATGAGCCTTAGCAGCATCTTGCACAATATATGCGGTATGACCGACTTGTCTAACAATATAACCATTGGATGCGGTAGTACCGTCAGCAAACTTAATACCGTTTACTACAATATGGCGGCTACCAGCTGTGATCGGTAATCCGAACCACTTCTTTTGTATAGGTCTTCCCATTTTGGGCATCTCCATTATAACAATGCAGAGTGATTTCCGCATATGGACTATTTATCAAAAATCTGAGCAGTTGACAGATTAAGAATGCTATAGCATAATAGACATTTGTTTACTCATAGAAAGAACATAGACACATGAAGTTAGATGTAGAAGTTAATGAGATTACTTTATCCAACGTTATCACTACTGGTGAATTCCGTATTCGTAATTCAGCCAAGGCTTTTAAGATCTTGTCTGATGGCCTCTATTCCAACAAGATTCGTGCCATCATTCGCGAATTATCATGTAATGCAGTAGATAGTCATGTTGCAGCTGGCAAGGCAGATATTCCGTTTGAGGTGCATCTCCCCTGCATGCTCGAACCTTGGTTTGCAGTAAAAGATTTCGGTACCGGTTTGACTGGTGATCAAGTTACCAATATCTACACAACGTATTTCGAATCTACCAAGACTGATTCCAATGATTTTATTGGTGCTCTTGGCCTTGGTTCTAAATCTCCATTTAGCTATACTGAGAATTTCACTGTCATTGCTATTAAAGACGGTACCAAACGGATTTATAGTGCATTTATTAGCGAGATGGGTGTACCCAGCATTGCTGAGATGAGCACCGAACTTACTGACGAAGGTAATGGTGTTGAAGTTAAATTCAGTGTTACTGATCGTTTTGATTACAACAGTTTCCATCATGAAGCTGAAAATGTTTTCATGTGGTTCAAAAATAAACCAACAATTACTGGTGTTAACTTTCAGCACAAAACTCCGACCTATAAAGAAAAAGATATTGTTCCTGGGGTACACGTAACAGGCAGTACTGATAGATACGAGTATCCTTCAAAATCTACCGCAGTAATGGGAAATATTGCTTATTCGCTCGATAAGATCTCTGAACCAGAAAAGCATTTTGGTAAGTTGGCATCATTGCTGGAATGTGGATTAATTATTGAATTCAACATCGGCGAGCTTGATTTTGCAGCTTCTCGTGAAGAACTCAGCATTGTTCCGTTGACCGTTAATAATATTAAGAAAAAACTTGAAGCAATTAATGCTAATCTTGCAAGCCATCTTGCAAAAAGAGCGGATGCTATTGTGGACAAATGGGAACGTGCGGAATATCTATATACTGAGGCACGCACTCGGTTGTATGCATCAGCGGTGCCGAAATATGTTGCCGATTCTAAGTTTGAATTATACGATCCTACTGTTCATTATGGGAAGAAGATTTTTAATTTTACTGACGCAGAAATGAAATCTCGCGGATTGAGCATCGATGGTATGACTTTTAGCCATGGTTGCTATCGTGGCAAGGCTGGTAGATATAGCACTTATATTCATACCCTCAAGACCTATGTCGAAGGAACATCTATTCCAGTGGAAAAGAATGTTGTTATCATATTGAATGATCTTAAAACGGGTTGCGTTTCGCGAACTCGATACCATTACACAAATTACGGCAACGATTCTGTATCTGTCTTTTGTATATCACATACTGATCCCGATGTCGCGAAACGCCAGGTAGAGTACGAAGCCTTCCTTAAGGAATTGCACAACCCACCAAGGGTATTAAAGGCCAGTGAATTGCAAAAGAAGCCAATTGTAAGGCGCGAGAAACTGTCTAGTCAAGGTATCATGCAGATTGCATTGAGGTCTGATTGCAAGCCGGGATTTGAAGATTCTTATACCTGGGTACCATATGAACATGATCTTGATGATAATGATACTTATTATTACGTTTGTTTAAATAATTTTCAACCAATTACCCACGAAGGTGCACATTTTGACATTTACCCACTCAAGGCATTGATGGATAAGTGTGGTGTTTCTGATATCTCGGATATCCGAATTATGGGTGTTCGAAAGAATCGTATTGATGATATCAAAGATTTGCCGAATTGGTTTTGGATTGAAACTAAACTTAAAGAAGAGACTACAAAGATTACCGATTTTCACATTGCATCTATGGTTGCCAAGGAAATGCTTGATGGTTATTACACTAAGATATATTCCAACCAGACAGTTGCACGTTTAGTTGGTCCTGATTCGGCCTATGCTAAATTTATGAAAGAATACGGGAATATTAAGCGTTTATCCGGTGATGCATCTCAACTTGTTGATTTGTGTACTAAATATGGTAATTCTCTGCATGTCGACAAGGTTAAGAAGAAAATCGAGAATGCAAAGAACGATCTTTATCAGAAGTACCCACTTCTAAAATATTTAAATTCGGCACCTGAATTAGAAGTAGTAGATTATATCAAAATGGTTGATAATCAGGAGAAAATCTAACGGATTATTACGGTTGACACCGTAATAGAGATAGTATAAACTTAACATATAAACACATAAAGGACTAAAATGTCAAAAGCAATTCCTTATTTGCTGCAAGGCAAAAATATTATTTTGGTAATCGATGGAAAGAGTCATACGATTAGCAAGAATACACACATTAGTTATGGCAAGATTGTTGATGCTTTAAAGGCGCAAGACTGGGATGCATTACGCAATCTAGTCGAGCCAGTTAAGGCTATCGTTAATTTTGGCAAAGGATACGTAGCAATCAACAACGGAAAAGTCTCCTGGAAGGGACAACCTTTCCATAATGCATTGTCGACACGTATGATTGAGATGTATCAGGAAGGTTTGCCAATTGAACCGATGGTGCATTTTATGGAAAATCTGATGCAGAATCCGTCAAAGCGTTCTGTGGATCAGGTGTATGGTTTCTTGGAAAAGAACAACCTGCCGATTACTGAAGATGGTTTTTTCCTTGCATACAAGCGTGTGCGCGAAGATTATCTTGATATTCACTCCGGCACTATCAGCAATGCTGTTGGTAAAGTAGTCGAAATGTCTCGTAATGCGGTTGATGATAATCCCGACTCTCATTGTTCTACTGGTCTGCATTTTTGCAGTGAAAGCTACCTCGGTAGTTTCGGTAGCAATGATCAACCGGTAATGATTCTGAAGATCAATCCTGCTGATGTTGTGAGCATCCCTAATGACTACAATGGTGCAAAAGGCCGTTGCTGCAAGTATGAGGTTGTTGCTGAGGTAGTCGGTGATCCAAAGAACGCATTTTCGTCAATCGTTGATCGCAGCTATACCAAACCGGCCACTCCTGTGGCTCCAGCAAAGACTGAAATTGAGGACGAATTATATGATGTAGTTCGTGTCAATGGTGGTGAGATTGTGCTTGCTGACGTAACATTCGATGCAGCGCAAGAGCTGGTTGAGAAACATGCTCGACAGAAGAAGGCAAAACTGAAGATTGTGCTCCCCGGCACAGACGTCGAAGTCAAGTAAGTTAAAGGAAGGGTCATCTACCCCTCCTTTATAATAATGAGAAAAATAATACTTTCTCTCTTACTATTTTCTTCATCAACTTTGTTCGCAAAGGGAAGTGATGTTTTATCTGAAGCAAAAGTGGTAACACCGCTTCAGATAAATCAGTCTTATGAAAAAGAATATACGTTAGAGATATTGATATTATCGGGAATTTTAGATAAAGAAGAGAAGATTTCCACTTGTGTGCAAGATTATATCAAAAAACAATCAAAGTCTTACACTAAAATAGCACAAGGTAATTTATACGATCTGATTCATAATTTCAATAATACTCTATCTAAGATATATGGCAAGAAAGAAAAACCGAGCGATATATCGTACGAAGAGAAAGTTGAAACATTGGCCCAGATTCAGTGTGAAGCATATTATACAATGGGAATTTTGAAGTGATTTAATGTGTGGTGTAGTAGCACCGGATGAGCACCTGTAGCCAGTAAGTAGCGCCTTTTGTGCAAAATGCTGTTAACGGCATACATGCGTCTATGATGGGCGGGGCAGCACTTTCTTCTACTAAAGGGAATGTAACTGCGGAGGATCCTTGATACAGGATGGGGAACTTAGGAGGGGAACCTGAGTACACATTGAGCGGTAATGGAGAAATCCATTACCGCTTTTTTACGGAGTCGTAGGTTGATTAACTAATATATTATTGCTAATATGTTTATATGTAGTTAGTTCTTGATAGATTTAATTACCTCATTGGTTTACTTGAGAGATGTAAGACAGACCCTCTTAAGAAATTTGTAGCCGAACCTTACGCCGATGAATTAGAGAGGATGAGAGAAGAAAACCTTAAATCTCTATTTTCTCTTGCAAAACATTGTACAGTAAGATACATCTTTCTGGGAAAAGGCGAGATCTGCGGTTGTGAGGATAAGAGACACAACGGTTGGCCTGCAATATGGTATATCACTGATAAGTTAGGGTTTAGCAGTTGTGGTAATACAGATCAACACCAGACCAGCGATTTTGCTGGACTCTATTTTCCAACAGTTGCTTATGGCGCGTGGGATTTAGAAGAGAGCAGAAGACTATCCGAAGATGAATTCGTGAAAAAGAAGTTTAATCGAGTAGTTACCAGAGATCACAAATATTATGAAATACCTATTTCTTGATGATGAACGGATGCCCGCAGATGTAACCTGGACCCTCATCGGCGGTGTTGGTAGTTGGGGAGCTACATGGGAGATTGTTCGCTCCTATAAAGAAGCCTTGAACTGGGTCTGGGATCATGGTTTTCCGGATGTAGTTAGTTTTGATCATGATTTGGGGTATGAAGAATACGATACCACTGAAACTGGCATTATTGTTGTAAAGAATGCAAAAGAAGAAAAGTCTGGATATGACTTTGCTAAATTCTTAATCAACTTTGACATGAATTCGGGAAGTATGCCTACACATTTTAGATATACCGTTCACAGTATGAATCCTGAGGGTGCAAAGAACATTCAGGGATTATTGGATGGATATTTAAAGTTTAAAGGAATTCTCCAATCTTAATCTATTTTTGATAAATAATAATTGACACCCTTAGGACCATTAGTGTGTTACGCCAACAGGCGTCGATGAAGGAACTGATTCGCTACCAGTTCCTTCATTTTTATTGGAGCAGGCATGAGACTTTTTGAAATATTTGAAACAAAAACTGACAAGAAAAAGGTTGTCGTATCGCCACCTCCGCGCAATTATGTGGCCAAGCATTCTAAAACATCCGGGGCTGGTGCACATACCAGCAAGAAGTATTCTCGCAAAGAGAAACATAAAAAATCCAAGTCTGACGAGTAAGAAACTTACTTTTCAAAATACCCAGTGGGTATTCATTGAACGGTTAATCAAGATTAGTTGCAATTCTATCATAGTTTCGGCTAAAATAGCTTTAGTCACAAGGATAATATATGGCTGGAAAGAAATCGTCTGGTGTGCATGTAAGTTGGCCTAAACCTAATTTTGCATATACAGTTAAAACTAACAAAAACTTCAAGAGCAATTTTCAGGTAGCAATGCTCTATGCTCATTATGAACTCACCTCATCTGAATTAAAACGCGAAGTATTAAAATATCTAAAAACCTTAAATTCTAATCATGAGCTATTTGATCGTGCCAAGGATTTGGATGAAAATAGATTTACTACGGTCGGTAAATATATGTACATCTTAAATCACGGCGGCGATGTTCCCGATGATATTATGAAGGGACTGATACCGGCATTAGAAAGAGAAATCAATGAAGAAGAAGCAAAACTTGCTACAGCAGCGAAAGAGGCGGCGTATAATGAAAAAGTTCAAACTGATGCTTCCGGGTCTTCTACAATCATATCAATACAGGACCGCCTCCGTGAAAGGGCGTATGAGGTTGCGGGGGAAGTGGAAGGGTGGATAGACGAATTTACTGCCGACAAGACACAGAATGTTAAGACAGTTGAGGATTTTGTGGGTTTATTCAAGTCATATGATTTGAAAGCTCCACATATGAAATATGTGCAAAATATCTTCGCGAAGAGGATGGACGAGATTGCCGAGGTATTAGATGGCAAGAACAAAGAGCTTGCCGAAGGATATTCCAATTTCACAAAGGCTGAATTAAAGAAGTTTGATTTATTTCACAGAAATTTATCAAAGGCATGTGAGATGATGCAAGAGGCTGCTAAGGTACAGCGTGCACCTCGCAAGAAAAAACCCGTATCCACAGAAAAACTGATATCTAAATTAAAATATAAGAAAGAAGACACCTCACTCGGTATTGTAAGTTTAAACCCGACACATATAATCGGTGCTAAAGAAGTATGGGTATATAATACCAGAACACGCAAACTTGCACAATATAAGGCCATGGACGAGCGTGGCCTGTCAGTTAAAGGTGCAAGTTTACTTGATTTTTCTGCTGATTCTGCAGAAAAAACACTACGTAAGCCCGCTGAGACATTAGTTGAGTTTAAGAAGGCGAGTAAGGTTAAACTTCGCACCTTTTTAAAGGATTTAAGCACAGTGGATATTCCTTGCACTGGCAAACTTAACGAACACCACATTATCTTAAGGATAGATAAATGACTGAAGAAGATACATATAATCATCTATGTGCATCTCAAATTATTCAAAGTGACCACGGTGGATATTATTATTTTGTTCCGGATTATAGGGTAAAAGCCGTTAATTCTCTATCCAATGATACCTGGGGGCATATTCTGTGTTCCGGTAAGATATATGAAATTATAAAGAATAAGACTGTTAAAGGCCAATTACTTACAGATTGGTTAAGTGCTAACTGGAGACAAGAAAAGATGATGCATACATATATAGTTATGTGTGATAATTATGCAAAACATATCACAGTAACTTGGCCCGAGCCAGGCGGATATTGGAATTGGAAAGAATGAGATTATTTTTAGATACTGAATTTACCGATCTTATACCAGGCAACAAACTTATCAGCATTGCACTGGTTGATGAAGATGAGAATTATTTCTATGCAGAATTAATTGACACTTATGAATTAAAGGATTGTTCGGAGTTTGTTAAATCGTTTGTTCTACCTTTCCTTAAAGGTGGCGAGCATAGAATGACTTCTTATGATTGTGCTCTTAAATTAGGTAATTGGATAGAATCCCGTAATGTGCCATGTATGATTGCATCCGATGCACCTGGCTGGGATATTCCTCATTTAAATAAATTATTACAACCGCTATGGCCTGCTAATTTAGAAAAAGGTATAACTTTCCCGATTCGGGTACCAGCTGATATCGAAAAGGCGCTTGTTCTTAAGTTTGATTATGATATTCATAATGCACTCGATGACGCATTTGTGATGAAGAAGGCAACACTCGGATATTGATAAATAATGTATCACTGGAGAGATGATACGTTATGTCCGCACAGATTACACCTAAGGTTATGTTGAAAAAGCAAATCGAGCTTATGCTCGGTTCGCAAATGGTTGATGTTGAACTCGATGTCGAACATATTGATCTTGCAATAGAGATAGGGATTGAAAAATTGCGTCAGCAATCGGACGGTGCCTTACTTGAGAAGGATATTTTCTTACACATCACACGAGATGTAACTGAGTATACTCTGCCAGAGGAAGTGCAAGAAGTTCGACGTCTATACCGCCGTGGTATCGGTGCATATACCAATGGTGGTATCAACTTTGACCCGGTTGATGCTGCATTCTATAACATCTATTTGTTACAACCAAATAGATCAGGTGGCCTGGCAACCTGGGACATGTACAATGAATATCTAGAAACCGCTGAAAGAGTTTTCGCAAGTCAACTTAACTTCACGTGGGATGTCAATTCGCATAAGCTAACAATTATTCGTCGTCCTACAGCCGATGAATCAGTTTCAGTTAGAGTCTATATCAGAAAATCAGATGATGACATTATTAGAGATCCTTATACAGGTCCCTGGTTGCGTTCTTATTCTACGGCCAAAGCAAAATATGCCCTCGGTGAAGCACGTGATAAATTTCCTTCTGGATTTCCCGGCCCCAATGGAAATGTTATGCTCAATGGTGCTACCATAAAACAAGAAGCTCAGGCCGAAATTGATAAACTCGAGAAAGAGTTACTCAATATGGTTGCTTCTTCAGATGGATATGGATTTATAATCGGATAATATTATCGGGGATTAAAGCCGCCATCGGGTCATGCAATTAGTTTCTAACAAAATCATTAGCCATCAAATAAGTTTTTGTATAACTACATAAAACTTAGTTTAAGGGCTTTTTATGATAGTTGGAGTGAGCGGTTTTATTAATAGTGGCAAAGGTACGGTAGCCACATATCTAACAGAACAATACAAATTTAGACAAGATAGTTTCGCAGCAAGCCTTAAAGATGCTTGTGCAATGATATTTGATTGGCCACGAGATATGCTCGAGGGAGACACAACAGAATCACGCGAATGGAGAGAAATAGTTGATCCGTGGTGGGAAGCAAAACTGAATATTCCGGGCTTTAGTCCACGGCTTGCTTTGCAATTGGTGGGCACTGATTCTTTACGTAATCATTTCAACGAAGGAATTTGGTTTCTAACATTAGAGAATCGAATTCGTAAAAATCCCGATCAGCATGTTGTTATCAGTGATGTAAGATTTCCTAACGAGATTAAATTTATTCAAGATCAGGGCGGAATTATGATTAGGGTAAATCGTGGTCCGAGCCCGGTGTGGTATGAAACTGCTTTAATGGCAAATAAGGGTAACTCCATTGCTAAAGAAATCATGACTAAGACTTATTCTGATGCACATTTTAGTGAATGGGCGTGGATTGGTTCAAAATTTAATTATGAACTAAATAACGATGATACTGTTGATATTCTCCAGGCGCAGGTTAGTGAAATAGTATCCAGACTACTATAATTTATTGAAGTTTCGTTTGCAGCGTCTTTAATACTAAAGTTGATAAATACTCATAACAGAAGCAAAACCTTCATAGGAGTTTATCAACAATGGCAACATTAGTATCACCAGGCGTAAGTATCTCGGTTATTGATCAATCGATCAATGTCGGCGCCGGTCCAGGAACAGTACCTCTAATTTTTATCGCTACACAACAAGACAAGATGGATCCGACTGGCACGACAGTTGCTGTTGGTACAACCAAAGCAACCGCAGGCACAGTATATTCGATTACTTCTCAACGTGATCTTGTTCAAACTTTTGGTGACCCAGTTTTCTATAGTGTTAGTGGAACTTCAATAAATGGATATCCGTTAAACGAATATGGTCTTTTGGCAGCATATTCTTATCTCGGTATTTCTAATTTAGCTCGCGTTATCCGTGCCGATATTGATACAGCACAACTTGAAGCAACACCAGTTCAACCAACAAGTCCAGCAGCAGTCGGAACATATTGGCTTGACGAGTCTTCAACCGGCACCGCATACGGATTATTTGTACGGGCAGGAACGTTTCCCAATGAAGTATGGACACCTGTAACAATTGATTTCAAATATAATTTTGCAACTGGTACATCAAATGTACCAGTTCCCGGCGATGGTATAAATGGTAATCACGCTGTTGTTTTCCAGACTGCATCAGGCATTCTTTCGTACTGGGTTAAAGCAGCTGGTGTCTGGGCTCAATTAACTGGTGCTTTAGGTGCATCCAGTATTATAGTACAATCTGTATGGCCTGATCTAACAAATGTTGCAACTACAGCCCAGTATTGGGTTAAGACAACATCTCCAGCACAGGGTGCAAACCTTGTATTACGTAGAATGGATGCTACACTTGCACAATTTGTTCAAGTTGAGACTCCAATTTTAACAGATGATACAGCAGCCAATACCTATTATAGCACAGGTGCTACACTTTCTGCAGGTCAGATTTATGCTCAACCTGTTCCATTCGGCTCTGCAAACAGCTTAGAATTTAAATTATCATCGGGTGCAACTGGCCCATGGGCAGCGATGACCACAATTGTTGGTTCCCCTACAGTGCCGACTCAAGGTCCAACAAATGGTCAACTTTGGTTTAATGCATTACTTGGACTTGATAGTACAGGTAAATCCACCGTTGACATTCTTGTCAACGATGGTGCTAATCACTGGATGAATTGTACATTACCTGGTTTCACATTACCTGGCACAACAGGTAATCCAACATTATATGCACAGACTGCCGACCCAAGAGATAATGTGCCAGCACCGACACTAATAGCGGGCGATATATGGGTTGATACAGATCTTACACCATATCCAGTTATTAAGCGGTGGAATGGCACAGCATGGGTATTAGTAAATAATACTGATCAAACTACACCAAATGGTATTATCTTTGAAGATGCTCGTCCAAATCCGGGATTTAAACTCGGCGGCACAATTGGTACTGGTGCAAACAATGGTGGTGGAGATCATCCGGACTTAGATCCAGACGCACCGTCAGCAGCATTGTATCCAAAGGGATTCCTATTATGGAATAGTCGTTTCTCAACAAATAATGTCAAGGTATGGGAATCTCCATATGTTTATAATAACGTAACTGCATCTGGAGATAATACAAACAATGGATCAACAGGTCGTTGGGTTACAACATCTGGTAATAATCCGGGTGGAGTACCTTATATGGGTGCAGCAGCTCAACAGATTACCATTGTTCGTGCAATCCAATCATTGATCACATCTAATGACGAAATTCGTGCAGAAGATATGTATTTTAATTTAATTGCAGCACCAGGATTTGTTGAAGCAATCGATGAAATGCTTATCTTAAATGAAGATCGCAAACAAACTGCATTCGTTGTCGGTGATACGCCGTTTACATTAAGCCCGACAGGTACAGCACTACAGAGTTGGTCAACCAATGCAAATCTAGCATACGATAACGGGACCGACGGACTTGTATCTGCAAGCAAATATTTTGCTGCATGGTATCCAAGTGGTTTAAGTACCAATGTTGATGGAACTGATGTTGTTGTTCCTCCATCGCATATGGCACTTCGTACAATTGCATATAATGACCAGGTTTCATATCCATGGTTTGCACCTGCTGGTCTACAACGCGGCGTTGTCAACAATGCAGCATCGGTTGGTTATGTTAATGCCAGCGGACAATATATTCCTACCAAGTTAAATGAAGGTCAACGTGACATATTGTATCAGAATGGTATTAATCCGATCCGTACTATGCCCACAGGTGGTATTGTTGTATTTGGTCAAAAAACACGCCAGTCTTATGCAAGTGCCACAGACCGTATTAATGTAGTTCGTTTAGAAAATTATTTGCGTTATCAGTTGAACAATCTTTCTCAACCATTCTTGTTTGAGCCAAATGATACAACAACACGTAAGGCAGTTAAAGATGCGTTTGATCGTTTCTTATCCGAACTTATCACACTACGCGGTTTATATGATTTCTTGGTTGTTTGTGATTTGAGCAATAATACACCGGCTCGAATCGACAGAAACGAACTTTGGATTGATATTGCAATTCAGCCAGTTAAGGCAATTGAATTTATTTATATTCCAATTCGTATCAAGAATACTGGTTCTAGCTTAACAGCTTAATTTAAATCTGTTCAAAATACCTCCCACTAGGGGGGTATTTTTTTGTCTGTATAAATAAGATATGCACTCATTACCTGCATCGGTTGATTTACACGAGCACGTACAATTAATACATACACAAGGAAATATAAGTTCTTGTACTGCATGTGCTTCTATACTCGCAATTGAAATTATATTGGCGAGAGCAGGAAAGCATGAATTTCTGTCTCGGTTATTTGTATATTACATGACCAGAAAGCTTGCTGGTAGGCTCGATTGTCATGGTGCGAGTCTTAAAGATACTCTTTCCGCACTACAACAATATGGCGTACCTCCAGAAAATCTTTGGCCATACAGATACAGATCTGAAAATATTATGCCATCAACGGCTGCCATAGATGCTGCCATTCACAGAAAACTTATCGATTACGAAACTGTGCCAATCAACATACAAAACATTAAGGAACAATTAGCAAATGGGAAACCAGTTATAATCGGATTTCTAGCTGGACAATTATTTTGGAAAATAAAAGGTCCGATCACGGAACAAATATATAAACCACTCAACAGATTTGATAATACTTATTTACGAGGTCATGCCTCAACAATAATCGGGTACGATGATAATCTAAATAATGGATCATTTATTATAGCCAATTCTCTCGGGCCAACATGGGGATCTAATGGCTATGGAATTTTTCCATATGAATGTATTGTCGATGCTGGAGAGGCATATACAATTAATAATTTCAACGGAATATCGGCGATAAAAAATTTTCACGAAATTGATAAATAGTATTAGCTAAAAGCAGGAGAAATAAATGGCAACTTTATCCAAATTCGGTGTTCCGCTTGATGGGAACAAGCTTGGTATATTACACCCGAAGCAGAAATATCGTTTCAGAATTGTCTGGCAGAATTTCGGTGAGAATAACGGCTTGCGCGAAATGACGCAAAATGTGGTCACATGCACAAGACCGAAAGTCAATTATGAAGAGGTAAAACTTGATTCCTACAATTCTGTTGCATGGATTCAAGGTAAGCATTCCTTTGAAACAGTGGAAGTTGTATTACGAGATGATATTACCAATGCAGTAATATCAACTGTTGGAGCGCAGGTTCAGAAACAAATGAACCATTTTGAGCAGACTAGCGCAGTCGCAGGTATCAACTATAAATTTGCAATGGAAATTCATTCACTTGATGGTACTGATAATGAACAACTTGAATCGTGGGTACTTGAAGGTTGCTGGATTACAGGTGCACAATATGGCGAGGGTGATTATGCCAGCGGCGATCCACAGACAGTGACATTAACAATTCGCTACGATAACGCTACAAACGTTTCTGGTCCAAACACAAACAATGGTACAACTGTTGGCGGAAATCCATATCCGAACATCGCAAGTCCTGCCGGTGGTACAACATTCGGTTAATGAATTATTTAATACTAATCAATATAGGGGCTTTTTGCCCCTATATTTTTAGAAAAATATCAGTCTAGAAGAAAAGATAAATAATAATATGCCATCATTCTCAAGCCTTCTTACCTCATTAACTGGTGCTGGTTTCTTTTACGAAAAGAATTCGCGCCACGCTACATATAATTTTAATCAAGATTCGCGAGCTCTTTACAGGAATCAGCCACGATTCCCGTTTGAATATTATATTAATATCAATCTTAATCAGGTAGGTACTGCTAAAGACTATGTTTCGCAATTCTTTAATGGTGCCGATCTTGTACAGGTTATGCCACTTGTAAAGACGGTTGATATGCCATCTATGAAGATTGAAACTACACCGTTAAACCAATATAACAGAAAAAGGTTAAGTCAAACCGGTATTAAGTTTGAGCCCGTTAAGATGGTTTTTCATGATGTAGCGGATGGTAAGACACTAAAATTCTGGGATATGTATTATAGGTATTATTTTGCAGATGGAAATGAGCCAGGCAAGAATACACCGAAACAATCACAACAGAATAATCAACCCATGAGTGTTGAGACCTTATTGCATAATATAACACCAGCAGTAAATCCCAATATTGCAAATCTTCCATCGAGTGTTACTAATTTATTTCAAAGTAATTCACCGACAGGATTTAATTCACCTATCAGCACAAATGGTGACAAGAGTGCATTACAGAATATTGTCAGTGATAAATTAGATAATCACAATTTCGGATTCAATTTAGCCACAGTACAAAATATTAGGAATTTAATACAATCAATTGACATTTATCAGGTACATGCTGGAAGATTTAACCAAGTCACGCTTGTTAATCCAAGAATAGCAGCATTTACACATGATGTTCTAAATTATGCAGCAGGTGATAAAACTTTAGAGCTCACCTTTACCTTTGATTACGAATATGCCTATTATACAATTCAAAATATGAAATTGGGTGGTGGGGAAACAAATAACAATTCATCTACGGAACCATTTGAACATGGTGAATTCTTAGAATTACCCTCACTTGCATTTAATGCCACATTGCTTGATTTTGTTGAATCTAATAACCCATTGTTACATTCTGACAATCCAATACTTCAGAGAATTGGTAAGAATACACAATCAGCTCTCGGAAGCGTTACCGGTGCCTTTATATCGGATCAGGTTGTAAGACGAGTGAGTGCAAGTGCCCTAAATGGTCTTGCACAGATTTCACCAAAGCCGTATGTTGGTGGTGGTTCGCCACCGGTGCAGGCCCGTTCCTTTACATCAACTGCACCTCCACCGGCAGCCGGTGGATATCTCGACATGAATAGGGTCTCAGGAAATGGCTAATTCAAATATTGCTTCCATTGGTCGTTTTAGTTCGCAGATGCTTACATATCTGGGAACACAAAAAACTGTTAAAAATGTCGGTGGTACATATGCAAATACCTTTAAATATGCATCCGGCACCACGGTGTTCCCTGACCCCAGCTCATTGCAACAATCTGCTCTAGGTGTTGGTGTTGTTGGCAATTTTTCGGCATCTTCTTATGATTCAACAAGATCATACTTTTTGTCTCGTGGTGCAAGTGCAATGTATGCAGATGCAATGACCTCGCTGGCGATTGATATTGCAAACACATTAGGAATTTCACCACAGGCCCTGTTGGAACAATCTTCAGCTTCGCAATTACTATTATCACCAGATGCTTACAGAGTTTTCAATGAATTGAGAGATCCTAGTCATCAGGTCGGGATTGTTACATCAACCTCAAACAAAAATAGTTTACAGGCAAGGGAAATAAGGTCATGAAACTATTTGAGTTAATAAGTTTTACACCGAGACAAACTAAAACCACCGCCGGCGAGTATGCTAAAAGACTTCGTGCTGGATCTAAGGCAAAATATGCTGGTTCAGGTTCCCTCGGGGCAGCGTTTGATATAGAATCTGGTAAACGATTGGGTCAGATTACAAAATTAGGAAAAGCTGCGAAATCAGATTTGGTAAAAGCTGTTCCTGTGGAGAATGTTAGTGAAGATGGGTACCTATCCTATCTATCAGCAGTATATGACAGAGAACAGAAGGGACATGGAAACCCATATTTTCCAGTAATCCATGATCTTGATATAATGAGAGGGCCTGACAAGAAATTGCATTATAATATTAAGCTTGAAAAACTGGTACCATTTTATTCTGCGAAGTTGGTCGGCAATCTCGACTTAATGGCTTCTTTATATGAACATATGTTTGGTGAATTAGAGCGTGAGGACTATCGTACTGGCGAAGCCGTTGCAAATGTTATTCTTGTAGTACTGAATCATGCCTTTAGTGTTCCGTCTACTGTCAAGGACCCTGATCTTCTTGACTCGATAAAATTAGTTAATTCAGTTATAAAGACGAATTCAGATTTTAGACTTGATTTGCATAGTAATAATGTCATGTGGCGTATAACTGGAACAATGCCACAATTGGTTATCTTAGATCCAATAGTATAATATCATGGCTAATAAATACGTACAAGGACAATATAATCCGACAAATCCTAACAAATATGTAGGTACCTATCCTATATATTTTCGTTCATCTTGGGAATTTAAGGTTATGGAGAAGTTTGACACACATCCGAATATTACGAGCTGGGCAAGCGAGTCCCTTAAAATACCCTATATAAATCCGTTTACCGGTAAATATACCGTATATATACCCGATTTTGTTGTTACATATACAGATGCTGATGGTAAGACAAAGACTGAGATTATTGAAGTTAAGCCAGCTAAAGAAACATTCTTAGAACAAGCTAAATCGCAGAGAGCCAAGGCTGCTGTTGCGTTGAATACATATAAATGGGCCGCAGCACACGAATTTGCAAAAAATCACGGAATGCAGTTTCGTGTAATGAATGAAGAGAACATTTTTAATAATCCAAAAAGGAAAGCATAGTGACTAAGAAAATGGAAGATTTCTTCAACCTTCCGCCAGCTGAAAAAGCAGAAACAGAAGAAGAAATTGCACCTACCAAAACAAAAGAAGAATTAATGGTAGAAGCGAATGCCATTTATTCTTCTCTGACAACAGCTGAGAAAGTTGATTATGCATTACCGACGGTTGTCGGGTTGGATTCCCACGATGAAGAAATGGATTCAATCGCAAGAAAAGCTGTTCAAACATTTGAAGATCTTGTTGCATTGGGCGGTAATGTTCCCGACATGCATGCAGGCAAGATTTACGAAGTTGCTGGACAAATGCTCAAGACAGCACTTGAAGCTAAAAATGCTAAGGCCGAAAAGAAACTCAAGATGATTGAATTGCAACTTAAGAAGGTTAGAGCTGAACAGATTGATTTCGATCTCGGTACAGGTCAATCAAAGAATTCATCTGGTGGCGAATTTGATAGAAATGAATTACTCAAGTATTTTGTTAGTTCAAAGAAATCAGAAAATTCTGATAAATAGTCGTATTAACGGAGTCATAGTATGGCAGAAAAGAAAACATTTGTTCGGTATGTAGCAGAAACCAAGACAGAATACAATTATGTCTTGAAGTTTGCCGTACACGACATGACCGATGATATGATTGATCTTCTTGAGTCGAGTCTTAAGAAATATGATCTTAAAGCAGCATCGGCATTTAGAAAAACCCCAATTCAAGAAAGTCCGTTAGATTTTCCCAATGTAAGAAATACACCGGTATTTATTTGCAATATTACCATGGGATATCCAGCATCATTAGACTTTCTTAGAATATATATTTCTAATAGTTTAGATATTTCACCTGCTTTGCTTGCAGTATATTCGGACAATGATCCTCGTCAGATCGAGACTGATTTATTTGTTGATAGATCTTCGCCGGAATATAAAGAGAAGTACAAGGCTCGTCTTGGTACTGATCACGAAGCAACTGAAACTATACCCTACGGTGAGAAATATAACATCAGTTTCTTGAAGGAACTTGAGAAAGTTCGTAAAGAACGTGAGGTCTGTGTTGTTGACAATCCACTGAGTCCGAAAGAGACAATCGACCATTCGACTCTAACTAAGGGATATGATACTTTCAATGATCCAAAGAATTTAAAGAAAGACGATGTAGGCCTGTTTGGTAGGGTCAAAAAGCCTAATCTCATAAAGACGGGAGCTATAAGATGAACGATTTAAACAGAATGAAGAAACTTGCTGGTATACTCACTGAGAGTGTTATGGCAATACCGGGTGTGGGTGAAAAGATCGATGAAAAAGCACCTAAAGGTTGGGAAGGTACTGTCAAGAGTATGAAGAAACATCCCGAAATTGAGAATCCATGGGCACTTGCACATTACATGAAAGGTAAGGGGTATAAGAGTCACAAGGAGGAAAGTGTTGAGGAAAATACAGATGATTTCCCAGATATCAGAGATCAAATGTCGGGTGGTCGCGATCAAGACGACGAATTTGATGCATCGGGATATGGGCAAGGTTTTCCTGGCCTCGATGAAAAGGCTCCGCCCGGTATGGAAGACATGGTTATGAAACTTAAGAAACAATATCCAGGTGAACCCGAAAAGGCCTTTGCGACAGCATGGTCTATTTACAATAAGAAACATGGCAAGACAGATGAGTCTGTTCCTGCCGTAGATTCTTGTCAACAATCAAATCCGGCAACTGCCGATGAAGCATGCGCAATGAATGAAGATCAGAACGAAGATGTAAAAAATGCTATTAACAGACTGCAACAATTAAGTGATGCATTTGTACCATTGGATCAAGCCTTAGAACAAATCGAGAAAGAATTTACTGATTTTGGTTATACACCAGACCAAATTCAATCTATTATGTCAGCAGTGGATGCAGAATTATGGAACGATGAACCGACAGGTGGTATCAATGACATGAGTGACGATGCTGATGCACTTGCAAGTGCCGGTCACGGTTCCGATGAAGATTACGGTGTCGACGATGTATTTGAAGCTACACCCGGACTCGATAAGAGAACAATCGATAGATTAAACAAAGAAGTTAGTGATCGTAAATGGGAAATGCACCGTAAAGATTACGAAAAAGAAAAAGAAAAAGAAGGTAGCAAAAAAGACGAAAAATCTGATAAAAAAGTCGAAGAAGACTTTGACCTAAATAATGGATATGATGAAGTTCATTATGCAGATAAAAATGATTATTTCCCAGATGGTGCCGATAGCCCAGTGGTTTCGAGAACAGGAGCATCAGGTGCTCGCCAAGGCGATAATCCAGAACAGAAAAAGATAGCAGTGGCAGAAACTCATAGAGAGCTTGTTTATAACTACAGAAAATATCTAAAAGAATCAGAAAGTAAATAAGAAATGGCAATTTATCAAGATGATAAACTTGTAAAACGTGCTTATACAAAGGTCTCTTACTCTAAAGAGCAGATAGATGAATTAAGGGCCTGTCTCGACCCAGATACAGGCCCTTTATATTTCATTAAGAACTTCATGTATATTCAGCATACTATGCGAGGCCGCGAAAAATTGCAGCTTTTTGATTTTCAGTATGACTTGATTAATAATTATCATACCTCTCGTCGTTCTGTTAATATGGTGTCACGACAGATGGGAAAAACCACTGTTGCAGCTGGATATCTCCTTTGGTATGCCATGTTCAACGATGATTCAACTATTCTGATTGCATCAAACAAATATGATGGTGCACAAGAAATTATGCATCGTGTTCGCTATGCATATGAATCCGTGCCCGATCATATCAGAGCCGGTGTGAAAACCTATAATAAACGTTCTATCGACTTTGATAATGGTTCGCGTATTGTTGCAACTACTACAACTGAAAACACTGGTCGTGGTATGTCTTTGTCGCTTGTTTATCTTGACGAATTTGCATTCGTTGAACCCGGTATTGCTAAAGAATTTTGGACTTCTCTATCTCCTACATTATCAACTGGTGGTAAATGTATTATAACATCTACACCAAACACCGACGAAGATCAGTTTGCTGAAATCTGGTGGGGTGCAAATAAATTAGTCGACGATAATGGTAATGAAACAACAGTTGGTCGCAATGGTTTCAAACCTTACATGGCTACTTGGGAAGCACACCCAGAACGAGACCAGGCCTGGGCCGATAAAGAACTTGCTGCACTCGGAGAAGACAGATTCTTGCGAGAACATAAGTGTCAATTCATTACCTTTGAAGAAACGCTTATTAATCCGATTAAACTTTCTATGCTCGAATCAATCCAGCCAATTAAGAAAACTGGTCAAGTACGTTGGTATTCACCTGTTCGTCATGATTGCACTTATGTGGTTGGTTTAGATCCGTCTATGGGAACAGGCGGTGATAATGCAGCTATTCAGGTAATTGAATTACCATCACTTATACAGGTTGCAGAATGGAGCAGTAATAAGGCACCGATTGAGGAACAAGTTAAAACTCTTAAGAAAATATTGCAAGATCTGCGCGATGAATGCAACCCCGAAATCTATTGGTCGGTAGAAAGTAATACACTTGGTGAAGCTGCATTGGTTGTTATTCGTGATACCGGCGAAGAAAATTTTGCAGGCACTATGCTGCATGATCCGAAAAATCGGCTACAAGGTCGTACCGGCAGACGTGCAGGATTTGTCACAACAAATAAATCCAAACTCGAATCTTGCGCTAAATTGAAATTCTTAATCGAATCTGGAAGAATGAAGATTAATTCAAGGGGGCTTTTGTCAGAATTGAAGGTATTTGTTTCCAGGGGTAATACATTTGAAGCTCGAATTGGGCAAACCGACGATCTTATTATGGCATTAATCTTAGCAGTTCGTATGTTAGATTATATTTCTACATGGGATGACAGATCGCAGGCAGCAATCAACAGTAATGTGTCCGATTCCGATGACAATTCTTTTGATTCACCGATGCCAATCTGTATCTAATTTTCATCAAAATTAGATAAATAAGCATAATAAGGAATTTAATCATGGTAGAAATGGACACCCTTGCTGAGAAAATATTTTCACTATTAAAGGGTAATGGTTTAAAAATTAAGATCTTTGATGTTGACGGCAATGAGGTCACTGATCCGTCTATTGGTCGCAGATTTTTTGTTACCAGTCCAAATATTATGGTTACAGTTAACGAAGATGATAATTGTATCGAGTTCAGTAAGGGTGCAACCGTTGATGAAACAGATGTTGCAGGATTGCAGAAAAATGTGCGCAAGCTTGCCGATGAATTCCTGATGAACTCAAACATTAAGGTGTTTGGAAAATCTATTCAACCACGAGATTATGCATATCAGGCAAAAATGCAAAAGGAACCCGCAATGAACGAGAATGTAAATGTAAACAGCCACTTAATGGGCCAAATCATGTATGTAATGACCAAGCATGGAGATACAAGCACAATCGAAGAATTATTGCAAGAAGTGCCGGGCAGCAATAGAGTTGATTTGCAAAAGTCATTAAATAAATTAGTTCAGGATGGCAAACTTACAGTTCAGGGTACCGATCCTTCCGGAAGTCCTATGTATATTGTTTCTATCGATGAGGCAATTATGGAAAGCTTCAGCAAGATGTTTGGCTCTTTAAAGACATCGCAACAAACATTGGAAAATGTAAGAATTTTAGTTCGTCACAAAACACCAGTAGACGAGAGTGTGCGTGGTTCACGCACACGACATATTAGTGCGATTTTCCTTGAATGCAACGGCGAACGATTCCGTTTCCCACACAACTATCTGCCAGGCGCGAGAGCAATGGCTCAACACTTAGCTCACGGTGGAACAATGGGCGACAAGGTCGGTGCCTACATTGCCGAAAGCACTGATCAACTATTAAAGCTCCAATCGTTCAACCGTTATGTAACAACCAATAAGCTCATTAATGAAGATAGTTCTGGTATCGTTGAAACAGTTAAAGAGAATATTCAAACACTTAAGACTGAATTAAAGAAGATTTCTGGTTCAAGAACATACGAAACAGTAAAAGCACGATTGGAAACATTTGAGCGTGAACCACTATCTGAGGATGATACAAGCCAATTAAAAGATCTTTTTACTATTCGCCGTTTTGATGAGAAGTTTGAAGAAGTTCTACCTATTGTTAAACAATTGGTTTTAGAGAAAGATACATACTTCAAGCGCATTGAAGAAGCTGCCGGAAATGTAATTACTCTACGTCGTGAATCAATAAATACAACACCGATGTTTGAATTCGCGAGCGATAATGCTCGTTTAGGATTTAAGATCAGCGAACTTGCATTGCGTATTGTCGAAAATGATGAGCTTGCTGGATTCATTAACAAAATTGGCACAAAATTGTGCAAAGAAGGGGCAGTCAACCAATTTGAACGTGCTGTTCTTTCACAGGTATTTGAGAATGTTAAGATAGAAGATTCTGCCGAAGGCAATCGAAAAGATATCAAGGAATCATCCGATCTTGAATCGTTTTTTGATAAATATACAATGAACTTCTTCTAAGAAGTTCTTGACATACACAGATGGTTTTCGTACAATAGCTGCATACGAAGACCTTAGCAGGTAAGATGCGAAAGGGACTAACGTGACCCGAGTAGATCGCAGCTCAAATAATAGCGTTTGAATTATATCAAATTAAAGGAAAATATATCATGTCGAAAACCCTAGACGAAATCAGAAAGAAACTTCAAGCTATGGAATCACGCAGAGGTGGTTCAGGTGGATTCAGTAACGATAAGACAACTTATGCACACTGGAACATCCCGGAAGGCACACAATCAATCCTTAGACTCTTACCTGACGGAAATAAAGATAATACTTTTTTCTGGGCAGAACGTCAACTTATTAAATTACCATTTCCCGGTATTAAAGGACACGACGAAAATAAGCCAGTGGTTGTACAAGTTCCTTGTATCGAAATGTGGGACGGTAAGAATACCTGCCCTATCTTAAACGAAGTCCGTCCAATGTGGAAGGACAAAGCACTGGAAGATATTGCACGTAAATATTGGGTCAAGAAAACCTACTATGCACAAGGTTTTGTGAAACAAGATGCAATGGGCGAACAAGATCCGCCTGAAAATCCAATCCGTAAATTTATCATTGGCCCACAAATCTTTAAGATTATTCAAGCTGCCTTGATGGATCCAGATATGGTCTACAACCCAGTTGATTACATCAATGGCACTGACTTTATTGTTGCAAAGACAAGCAAAGGCGGTTTTGCTGATTATGGTACATCAAAGTGGGCACGTAAGGAATCCAGTCTTACGGAAGACCAGCTTGCAGCAATTGACCAGCACGGTTTAGTAGATCTTTCTACATACCTGCCAAAGAGACCCACAGATGAGCAGATGACAGCAATGTTTGAGATGTTCCAGGCGTCTCTTGAGGGCGAGTTATATGACCCGAAACAATGGAGTCAATATTACAAGCCATTTGGATTTGATTCGTCATCCAGCAGTGATGATGGAGAAGGTGGGGAAGGCCGTCGTGTTACACGTTCGGTACCTGTTCCACGTCCGGTAGCTGCACCAGTTGCAAGACCAGCCCCTGTACAGGAAGCTGACGTCGAGGAAGCTGAAGAAACATTTCATCCGATTAAAGAAACTGTTACCAAGGAACTTGTAGGTCAGACAACAGCACCAGCTGGTAAGTCTCCGCAAGAAATTCTTGCAATGCTTCGCAATCGAAACAAGTAATAAGCAACTATAGGGCAGGTCAAACACCTGCCCTATCTACTCTAAGGAAAACCTATGGCCAAAGCATTTGACATAAGTAAGTTCCGTAAGAACTTAACAAAAAACATTACAGGTATCTCCACAGGATTCAATGACCCAGACACATGGGTTAGTACAGGATCTTATGGATTAAATTATCTTATTAGCGGTGATTTTAATAGAGGAATCCCGATGGGTAAGGTAACGGTATTTGCAGGCGAATCCGGCGCCGGCAAATCTTATATTGTGTCCGGAAATATTGCAAAAGCAGCGCAGGAACAAGGCATTTTTGTTGTCATGATTGATACAGAAAATGCGCTCGATGAAGCATGGCTTGCAAACTTAGATGTATCTACTGAGGAAGATAAAATGCTTCGCATTACTGCCTCCATGATAGATGATGTGGCTAAGATTGTTAGCGATTTTGTTACTGAATACAAAGCCAATTACTTGGACATACCGAGAGAGCAGCGTCCCAAAATCTTATTCATTATTGATTCGATTGGTATGTTATTAACACCAACTGAGGTCAATCAGTTTCAGGCCGGTGACATGAAGGGCGACATGGGTCGAAAAGCAAAGCAATTAAAGGCTTTTGTCTCGAACTGTGTAAATATGTTCGGTGATCTAAATATCGGTATGGTAGTTACAAATCACACATATGCCAGTCAGGATATGTTTGATCCCGATGATAAGATCTCTGGCGGATCTGGTTTCATTTTTGCTTCGAGTATTGTTGTTGCAATGCGCAAATATAAGCTAAAAGAGGACGAGGATGGTAACAAGACCAGTGAAGTTAATGGCATTCGAGCAACCTGTAAGGTTGTAAAAACGCGTTATGCAAAACCTTTCGAATCCATTAAGATTGACATTCCATGGGAAACTGGAATGAACCCAATCTCGGGTTTGTTTGACTTGTTTGAAAAATCAGGAGTCTTAACAAAAGAAGGCAATCGTTATAAATACATCTCTAAGCGCACAGGGGAAGAAATGAAGTATTTCCGCAAAGAATGGAATGATATTGAAAAAATGAAAGTTGTTATGGATGAATTCACACATGATGATTTCAAGGTTGTGCTTGTTGATGATGTAGAGAAGCCTGTGGTAGTAGAGGAGACATACGATGGTAAATGAAAATAATGAATTAATCATTGAATTATGGGCAAGAATTAAATCTCATATTCCACCAAAAGAAAGATTAGAAGTGGCAGACATCCTTGTTGTTGTCTTTGACGAATTCGGCAAGGTTGATGACGACCTCATGGACGAAGACTTAGACAAAGAACTTCGTGCTGCTGTCAGAAGCCACATTGGTGATCCACTTGATTATGAAGAAGAGGATTTCGATGACGAGTCTTTCTGATATCGGATCATTGTTACTTAACACTATTAAGAGTAAGGATGCTCAACAATCACTTGCGCAAGTCCAACAGTTCAGAGAAAGTATGAAAGATGTGACTGTGGGTGTCGACTACGTTCTGTGGATTACTGAGCCAGTAAATCTGACCAAGGTACATAAGGCCCTGGCAGAAGACCTAAGTGTCCCTCCTCGTTTACTCACAATTAGAAGAGTAGCAACGATGAATAGAACTCAGAAGGCAGTTTTATTAATTCATGCAATTGAGATGGCAATTAAAAGAGTACATAATTTATGAAATTTACTGATATCGGTCTAAGTATATTTGACAAAGAACGGGGTTACGAAGTATTCGTAAAACTTGAAGATGGTACCACACATAGATTAGTAGATATCATTGAACAGATTGTAGCAGATGCTCTAAAAGAGCAGAAAACTGCTGAATGATGTAAGGTGAATAAGTGAGTTCTTGGTACTACAAAGTAACAGGTGACATTAGCTTAATACCCGACTTTATAGATTACTTCGAAGGCGAGCTTATAACAGCTCGCCGGGAGTTATCTTTGAAGGGAAAAAGCTTAGAGAAACATGCCGCAGAATTACCCGGTATTGTTGAACAACGGTTTTCTCAATTGCAAGAGATTGAGGCAATTCTTGAATATCTTAATATTCGACTACGCAAGGACAGGTCTATTGAATTTAAGAAATTCTTAGAAGCATACAATAAGACACTTAGTTCACGAGATGCTGAAAAGTACGTCGACGGTGTTAAGAGCATTGTTGATTTCACGATACTCGTAAATGAGGTAGCTTTGTTAAGAAACAAGTACCTTGCAATTAGTAAGGCCCTTGAAACAAAAAATTTCATGACTGGGCATATTATTAAACTGCGTGCAGCAGGTTTGGATGATGCGAGTTTGTAAATTTTAAAGATTCATTGGAATCTGTATTATATTCTGGATAGCGTGTTTATGAAAATAAAAGTTAAAAAGATTAACAATAGTTTATATGAAATTGTTTATGGTAATCGCACCTTTGTTGGGATACCAGATCATATAAGAACCGCAGGTTTGGATAAACACGGGTTTGAGACAGATCCGGTAATCGATGGCTGTGCCGATGGAGAATATGAAACAAGTTATATCTACACCGATTCAGTCTTTGCTGACAAGGATCGTTCTGTTGAGATATTGCATGATAGAATTCATATCTATAAGGGCAAAACAAAGATTGATATTCGTATGCATAAAGAGACTAAGGTTCGAAAATAAAATAAGATAGATGTAAAATGGCAATAGCAAAATTAATTATTCAAGATGAAGTAAATATCAAGATAGATGGGCTCGACCCGGCGTGCAGGCGTAAGATGGTTGATTCCTTGAAGTTTGTGTTACCATATGCCCGTCACACGCCGGCATTTCGGTTGGGACGATGGGATGGCACCATGAGCTTCTGTGATGTTGGCGCTCGTTCTTATTTAAACCTCCTTGATATTCTTCTACCCATTGTTCAGCAACACGGATACGAAGTCGAAATTGATGATCGTCGTCAATCTGCGCAGAATTTTGAGTTTGATTTAGTCGATGAAGATAGCTATAGCCATATTAAATGGCCCGAGGGTCATCCACTTGCCGGGCAATCTATTAAAATTAAAGATCATCAAATCGATGTTATTAATTCTTACTTAGAGAACATTACCGGTATTAATATTGCCCCTACAGGTGCAGGAAAGACCATAATTACAGCGATTTTAAGTCATAAGATAGAACCATATGGCCGCAGTATCGTAATTGTGCCTACTAAGGATTTGGTTACACAAACCGAAGAAGATTACATCAACATGGGCTTAGATGTGGGTGTATTTTTCGGAGACAGAAAGGAGTATGGCAAAACCCATACCATATGCACATGGCAAAGTTTAGAAAGTCTATCAAAACGTTCAAAAGAGGAAGAATTGGAAGTAAGTATAACCGATTTCTTCGAGGGCGTAGTTTGCGTTATCGTGGACGAAGTGCACAAGGCCAAAGCCGACGTTTTACGAAAACTCTTGTCGACTTACTTATCGAATGCACCTATTAGGTGGGGACTAACCGGAACAATGCCCGAAGAGGAAGCTGATAAGGTCGGTGTAAGAGCTTGTATTGGTCCAATGCTTGGAAAGATTAATACAAAAGAATTGCAAGAGAAGGGTATTCTGGCTAAATTGCATATTAATGTCTGGCAATTGCAGGATGTGGGTTCGGCAGCATCCGGTAATTATCAGACTGAATTAAAATGGTTAACTACAAATAAGAAACGATTAGAGTATCTCGCAAAGGAGGCTATAACGATTTCCGAATCTGGCAATACTCTTATTTTGGTTGATCGTGTTGAGACTGGAGAAATGCTACAATCACTTATACCAGATTCGATATTTGTATCTGGCAAAATGAAATCAAAAGACAGAAAAGAAGAATATAAGGAAGTTCAGGAAGTTGATGGTAAGGTTATTATTGCTACATACGGTGTAGCATCAACGGGTATCAACATTGTTCGTATCTTTAATTTAATTTTGTTCGAAGCAGGCAAGAGTTTCGTAAGGGTAATTCAGAGTATTGGTCGTGGAATTCGTGTTGCACCAGACAAAGATTTTGTAAATGTCTATGATGTTTGTTCAAATTGCAAATATAGTAAGAGTCACCTAACCAAACGAAAAAAGTTTTACAAAGAAGCCGAATATCCGTTTACGATCGACAAAATAAATTACTAATCATGATGCATAGTATCAGAACTAACATATCTGTAATTGAGACAAGAGAATTTAAATTCTTCCTTGAGGCAAACGATATGAAAGATGTAAATGTCGGTTCTTATGATATACGTCGAAATAATTTTCAATTGGAGCATTTTATATGTTATGCCTATACTGATACAAATGAAGATATTGTATCCAATTTAACATATATAACACTAAAGCATGGCAGTCTAGAAAACGCATTCAGGCATTACAGAAATACTTTACGAGAAATCTCAGCAGGTACAGTATATGGAAATATAATATGACAGTAATACAGACAGATTTATCAATAGTTCATATAGAATTAATAAAAATATTCTTTCAAGCAAACGAATTACCGAATGTAATTGTAAGAGAAAGTGACAAACAGATGGGACTATTCTATCATAAGGTAATCGAAATAGAATACAATGATGATGACACCTCTTCTGCTATTATCTATATGTCGATGAGACATTCGGGATTTAAGAATATGCTCGATGATTATCTCCTAAAATGCGGCGTCAGTCCATGGGAATTACAACCAGCTACTATAAGAGAACAACAACTGGCAGAAGATACACAGAAACGTATAGAAAAAGACAAACAGAAAGACAAGGAATTCGATGAATATTTTAACAAACGAAAACAGGGCATACAATCTCGACAAGGTACCAAATGAGATAGAAGACATTCGCTACTGCGTCCTCGATTATTCTGATCCAAAGAATCCAGATTATTTTTTTATACCATTAATTTTTCTTGAAAGTTTTCATGCACCAGCTGTTGTGCTTGAAATCGACAATTATAAGATTCAGATGCCATTAGACTGGTCTATTCTGGTGTGTGATAATGAATATAGCGATTTAGAAATCATGCCATTAACGAGTCTTAATGATAGAGGATTTTGTACAATGGTGTTCAACCCATTGAGGCATATGGTACCAAGGCCGAAAGAAGTTACGATTACAAACGTGTATTCTGAAGTTAAATGGTTTTTTCCTAAACTGAAACACGGTAATATCTTAGTTGTGCCATTAGAAGATAAACCATATCCAAATTGCGCACTATTTGTTAAAGATGTAAATAAGTTACCCGAAGTTATCGATATTGGAGCACTCTTTGAGTAATGAATTAGAAAATTGGCTCGATGAATTTCATGCATTGAATCCGAGTACAATACAGCAAGTGGAAGATACTGGAAAGAAAGCATTTAAAAATGATCTTTTTGGAGATATTCTACCAGCGCTTGACCGACGCGACATAAAATATTACAGTATGCTCACAGATGAACAGAAAAAGGATATCTCTATCTGGACACTGACAAGATGGATGAGTTCTATTGAACGAGGTGCAGAAGATCAAATAATCACTGTAAATACAATAGTAAATGAAAATTCTCTCGCACTCGGATCCCAAAAATCTGAAAACTCTTTTGGGTCTAACAGCCACAAGGAGTTAGAATGGATGTTACTTGCTATTACCGGTACTGGCAAGCGAGAAAAGCATGTATGGCCTGCCGCACCAAAGGGTATAAAAAAGAACCCAGTAGAAGAAGCGTTGTTGAAGATCAACCCTATGTTAAAAGATGATGAACTTGAATTACTGCAACAGATAAATTCAAGAGAAGAACTCGAAAGATATTTTAAAGACAATGCATTCGATGATAAAACCATTAAAGAAATCTTCAAAGGCGAAACTAAAGGAAAGTAGCAAAATAATGCTTCAGAACTTTGAATGTAAGTATTGCGGAAAAAAATTCCACAAAGAAATCACATTGTCAACTCATCTATGTGTTAAGAAGAGACGACATATGGAGATTGATAGTGTTGCCTCACGATTTGGCTTTAGAACTTTTCAGCGATTCTATGATCTCACGGCTACATCAAAGAAACCAAAGACTACACAAGAATTTATCGATAGTCCGTATTATATTGATTTCGTAAAATTCGGAAATCATCTTGCAAATCTTAAGCCAGTATATCCAGAAGCTTTTATTGATTTCGTAATCAAGAATAGTATAAAGTTAAAAGATTGGACAAAGGACTTTGTCTACGACACCTATATCGAGGATTTGGTTAAGAAGGAGCCAGCAACTGCTGCTGTAGACAGAACTATTACAGAGATCATAGAATGGACAACAGCCAATGGCACTGCTTTTAATACCTTTTTCCGCGATGTATCCGCTAATGAAGCATCTCATATGATCCGCACTGGCAAGGTCAGCCCGTGGGTTTTATATTTGTGTAATTCTGGCGGCGATTTAATTGAAAGATTCAACGAAGATCATGCAAAGATTATCGGAAACATTATTGATCCGGGATTTTGGATGAGAAAGCTTAAGAAGAGCGATGATGTTGATTATATCAGATCGATATTAGAGCAAGCTAGACTATGATGCCAATAACCGTAACTATTGGTAAAGACGTATTATATACAGAATTACTCGATTGGTTGAAAAATATTAATCCAGGAGAATATGTATACATTTGGCCAAGCCATGAAGTTACGTTTTTCTACGACGAAGATGCAATAGCATTCATGTTTAAATTTAATGGTCAACGAAAATATACTAAAGTTGAACTATTAATTAAGGATGCTGAATGAAAATCACAACGGAGTTATTTAGTATGCCCGGTGTTGCCCAGTGGATTATCGAGAATGTGGGTATAGAGAATATCAAGTATGATTCCGATATAGAAACATTAGAGTTTCTAAACGACGAAGATGCAATAACATTTAGATTAAAATTTTCACTATGAATGTAATATCACTTAGAAATAAAATATATTGCGCAGGAAGTGTTGTGGAGTGGTTAAAGACTGGGCCCATCGGAAAATATGAACTTGCCTATCCATATATCTCGTTTGAGAATAGCGAAGATGCAACCGTATTTGTATTAATGTTCCCTGACAAAGAAATTCCTGAATTAAGATCATACTCCTACAGTTCATATATTCCGTTAATAGGCATTGATTCTGTGATTATACCAATTGATAAATTTAAGAATGGGTATTTGAAATGACAGTAAGAATTACCTCTAATATTCAATCAACGTTTCTTGTTGAACCAGATGATGTTACTATAAAGAGTGAATCTGGCCTAACCGGAGTATTCACTCTTTTCGGCAATAAAGTGTTTGAATGGTGTAACGATAATGGAATTGATGTTGATTTGATAACAAAATGGTCGGATAGTAACGAAGGTTTTCATGACATAAGTGCCTGGAGAATAGCAGATCCGGAACATCGATTATTCTTTAAAATGTATTGGCAGGGTAAGATTTGGAAATAATATGCGAGTAGTTACAACAGATGTTGATATCGATGTAGTTGGAAGAGATAAAATCTTAGAGGGCATCGAATGTGTTTATGGTCGCATTGATCGCATCGATGATAAGTTTGAAAAACATCCAACTGGTGTTTATTTTCAAAATATTCCGCGAGATCCTACAACTAATATTTCCACATTAGATCATAGAATTGCCAACGATTATGGTTACTTTAAGATTGACTTTTTAAACGTCAATATGTACGAAAATGTCAGAAACGAGGAACACCTTTTAGAGTTAATTAATAGAGAACCACCGTGGGACTTTTTTCAGTATGAAGAGATTACTGACAAACTATTTCATTTAAAAGGGCATAGTCATCTATTAAAGAAGTTTAAACCAATATCGGTTGAAGACTTAGCTATGATTCTTGCAATTATTCGTCCATCAAAAGCCTATCTACAAAAAGAGGGATGGGACAGGATTAGAAGAGAAGTATGGGTAAAGAACGATGATGAAGGTTATCAATTTAAAAGAGCGCACGGAATTTCTTATGCAATTGCAATTATCGTAAATCTTCATTTGTTGATTGAGCAGATGTCTGCAGAACATGATTAAACCGACCAGAAGAATTTGCGGTCTTGTGATAGATACGGATAGCAAGATTAAATTAAGGGGTAATCTCGATGAAGATTACTGAATCCTTATGAATACTATACGCAGGATGGATGAAGAAGATTTTACCAATGAGGATATAGTATACCTTAAATTAAAAGGTATTAATATCTATAATTATGTCTATAGATTGGGTGAATAGGATAAAAATAAGATAAATATAGGTATGAAATTATTTGAAATTGAGAACACAGATGGAATTTTACCAATCGGCAGCAATGACATTGAGGATTCCCTTAATTTAGCTGTTAATGAGTTTGGTGGATACGAGGAGGGTGGTTCCGACCAGGTAGCTTCACACATAAATAAAAACACTGATTGGAATATATCCAAGAAATTAGTAGTTAATGGCAAGTTGGCAGGTATCTATCTATTACGGCCTGGCAATATTATTGATACAATACAAGAAGAACCAAATGCAAAGGTTTTTGTCGATCTTGAAAACTTTGCCAACAAACGCGGCGTTGAAGGTATAGCCTTGGTAGTTTTACCGGAGTATCGCCGACGAGGATTCGGCGATAAACTGAAATCTATTCCACGAAATTTAGGATTTGATTATGTTTATGGTCAACAACTCAAGTCGTTAGGAAATCTTCGCCAGTGGCTTAGACGCCGACAACTGGTTGCTGATGTCGGCGACACGTGGATAACAGCAGAGATATTTTAATCCGCTCGTCGAATAAGTTGAATCTGACGTTTCTTAATTCTCTTACGCATAATATTGTTCAAGCTTGTTACAGATCCGAACATTATCTCTACATCTTTATTCACAACAGTTTTAAGACAATAGCGGAAATCTTGCATCTGTCCTTGCAAGAATATGTTAATAGGAAGCAAACGATTGCTCTCCCACCACCAAGTATCCCCGAGTTCAAGAAAGAGCGCCTTTTCTTCTGGAGAGCGAATAGATTCGTAGTCGTAGAAACTTATGATTTTGTCATCAGAATTCTGAATAATGCCAATGTATTCGGTTGTTTGGCACCTCAGTCCGCTTAAAAACGGGAACTTTTCTTTAATTTCGTCAAGATTTATCATATTGCTTTATTTATATAGTTTCTAATCGAATGAAACTTTTTTTGGTGATGTTTGTGATAAATATAAGAAAAGGCAATCACAGATGGACGTCACATTTCACAAGGTATATTTATATGACCACGTTAGGCAACTTCTTGCAGTTGGCGACACCTTCTGTCCATTTAAGGATAATGGTCCAATGAATAAGAATCCAATTCTGGCTCATAAAGGGCTCGACAATAAAATAATTTTCAGAGCACTCGGGCCTGATAGAATACCTTACAATATTCCCGATAACCAGCAGGTATATGCACGCATCATTAATTCAGATAATAACACTGTTGTCTTAGAAAAATTATGTCGTGTTGGCCCAGCCAAGGGTGTTATCACTCTCGAAATAGATGGTGGCGATATTGCGCTAATTGCACCAGGTTTGTATACAATGGTCTTAGTTAGAACTGAGAATTTTGTTGCTAACGTTACAGATTACTATGTTGAAAAGCCGCTATATAGTGATATGAATAACAACGTCGAAATGGAAATAGAAATCACAGAACAAGCATTTAAGGCACCACTTGACAGTTTTACTTTCTTACCAGCGGATTGGACACCAGATATAAATCTTCCGGCAACTGGACCTCTTCTTCCGTCTTTTTATACACCACGTATTCCGGGTGCAAGAGTGTTGAACCATGTTAACTCTGTTCACACATTCTCGACCTATACAAAGAATTTCACGGGTACACTCGAAATTTGGGGAAGTTTAGAAGAAACACCAAACCCGTATCTATCGCCATCGCGTTGGTTCAAGATCTATCCATCCGCGATGTCCCAGGATATTCAATACGTTGGATATACTGGTACACAAGCCTGGGCATTCTCTGCAAACTTTATGTGGGTAAAGTTCAGATATATTCCAAGCACACAGGTTCTTGATCCAGGCACATTTGAAAAACTTATAGTTAGGATTTAATATGCGATTATATGAAATGGTGTTGTCCGAACAGCAACTGGATGAAATTAATCTTAAACGTGCAATTGCAGCCGGTTCTTTAGCATTGGCCACAGCGGGCAGTCCCGCACCTACCACACAAAAGCCACAAGAGCCTACGCCTGCAGTATCACAAACATACCAGAAGGGCGAGGTTTCGGCAAAACAAGAAGATCCTGAAATATCAAAACTTGTTGATATTGTCACCAGTAAATATAATGTTGATTCCGAATTAGCAAAGAAGATTGTAACACTTGCTAAAAAATATGAAAAACCAATATTTCCGAAAGCAGAGGATTTGTTAGCAATTATTGGAATCGAAAGTAGTTTTAATCCACAGGCAGTTTCTGGTTTGAAGTCTGATCCAGCAGTGGGACTTACACAAATTCGTCCAGGAGTATGGGGACTCGATGCAAACGAACTTAAAGGCGATATTGAACAGCAAATTGCAGCAGCATCAGATATACTCTCAAAATACAGCAGTCGACTAAAGAATATCGAAGATACTGTTCATGCATATAATGTTGGCTTAAGAGCATTCCGCCGCGGCGACCTTAATCCCAAGTACGTTACAAAATTCAAGAACGAAAAAGATTTATATATCTGAGTACCGTGGTATAATGTAGTTGATTTTCGTGACAGGTCATGCTATACTTACTAAATGATTATCGATATATTAAAAGATGCCATATTATCAAATATTGGGCCATTAAAACAGGCACCAAAGAATTGGCAAAAACGAAATTGTATGCTATGCCACACCCAGGGGCATAATCGCGATACTCGCCACAGATTTGGCATACAATTTAATCCTACATCAATTGCATTAAATTGTTTTAATTGCGGGTTTTCTGCTGGTTACACAGACGGTAAGGAATTATCAAAATCATTTAAATTCTTCATGGGACAGATTAATATTGATCCAGAGCTTATCAAACAGATTGAGTTTGAGATATTTAAACAGAGGAATAGCATTCAAAATATCAGGGAAGGTGAGACAGGAGAAAAGTTGGTTGATGTTGAGAGTAAGTTTAGAAACTTGTTTAACCGATGGAAATCAACAGACCTTCCACAGGATTCTTTATCAATCGCAGAGTGGTTGGAAGCAGGATTAGAGGATCCAGATTTCTTGCGTGTTATAGATTATGCATTAAGCAGAAATATATATGATTTAGATCATTTTTATTGGTCGCCAACTAAGACACATAATCTAAATCAGAGACTGATTATTCCATACTATTATAAGCAGAAAATAGTAGGATTTACATCAAGACTATGCTATGATACCGATGGTAAAGAAATACCCAAATACTATCAGCAATCACCCACGGATTTTGTCTATAATCTCGATCACCAACAAGATTGGGCACGTAAATATGTCATTGTTAATGAAGGTGTTCTTGATGCATACATTACAGATGGTGTAGGCATATTAGGCGAAATCAACCAAACAAAAATCGATATTATTAATCGATTACAGAAACAACCCATTGTTTGTCCAGACAAGGACAGGAAAGGATGGGATCTGGTTAAGGCAGCAATTGATAATAATTGGCCAGTATCCTTTCCTAAATGGGAACCCGGTATCAAGGATGCTTCGAAAGCAGTTGAAAAGTATGGAAGATTACTCACAATTCATTCGATAATTGCATCAGCTGTTTCGGGAAAAGAACGTATAGAATTAAAATGGAAGATAGAACAGGCAGAACGGGAGCGTAAGATGCGATGATGAAAGAAGAAGAAAACACAAGCGAAATTACAAATTATAGCAAGGAAATAGAGGATTTGTTTATTAGCTTTATGGTGAGTAAACCCGACCTGTTTATTCGTTGTAAAGGTATTATCAAGCCGCAATATTTTGATAATAAGCAAAATAAAGACACAATTGCTTTCATCGAATCTTACAGCACAGATTATTCAAATATTCCGTCATTGCAACAGATTAAGGCAGTAACCGATAAAGACATTTTTTTAATGGAAGTCGAGGCTGCAAAGCACGATAATTGGTTTCTTCGGGAATTTGAAAGATTTTGTCGTCACAAAGCGCTGCGTGATGCAATTTTAGCTTCACCAGAATATCTTGACGAGGGACGTTACGGTGAAGTTGAAGCGACTATTAAGGCAGCAGTTCAGATTGCACTGGTCAAGGATCTTGGAACAGATTACTACGCCAATCCAAAAGAACGACTTGAATCTATCCGCGAAGGAAAAGGTCAGGTATCGACAGGATGGAAAACAGTAGATGAAAAGCTATATGGTGGTCTAAACAAAGGTGAAATTACTATCTTTGCTGGACAGTCCGGTGCAGGTAAATCCTTGTTCTTGCAGAACCTTGCAGTAAATTGGGCCTTATCTGGTTTAAATGTGGTTTATCTTTCGCTTGAACTTAGTGAAAATTTATGTGCAATGCGTATTGATGCAATGCACACAGGTTACGAAACACGCGAAGTGATGCGCAATATTGATGATGTTCATATGAAACTTCGAGCTTCTCAAATGAAGCATAGGGGCTCTTTAAGAATCAAGCAATTGCCAAATGGCTGTACCTCTAATGATGTTCGAGCATATATTAAAGAATATGAAATACAAGCCGGCATTAAAGTTGATGCAATTCTTGTTGATTATTTAGATTTAATGATGCCAATGAGCAAGAAGATTTCTGCAGAAAATCTATTTGTCAAGGACAAATATGTAACTGAAGAATTGCGTAACTTGGCAGTCGAATTGCAAATTGTTACTGTCTCGGCTTCGCAGTTAAATCGTGGCTCTTATGAGGAAATTGAATTTGATCCAAGTCACATTGCCGGCGGTATTTCTAAAGTCAACACAGCAGATAACGTGATTGGTATTTTTACAAGTGCAGCTATGAAGGAAGGTGGCCGATACCAAATTCAATTTATGAAAACTCGCTCGAGTTCTGGTGTCGGTTCCAAAGTCGATTTAGCATTCAACAATAAGAGTCTAAGAATTAGTGACCTCGAAGAAGGCGACGATGATGCGATTAAGGCATCTTCGAAGAGCATTTATGAACAGTTGCAGAAGAAAAGTGTAATTAGATCTGGTGAAAAAATTGATCCAACTACTGGTGAAGTAACAAAGGTCACAGGTACTCCGGGATCCAACGTTGCTTCTACAAAAGTAAATCCATTAGAAGGCGCCGCCGGCCTCCGGGCTTTTCTTAAGAAACGATAAAAGTTGATAAATAGTTGAATACACTGGAGATAATGAATTGTCCATTAATCGTAAAAGCAGATCCATTCTTGAGGAAATTAGTACCTATGTTCCCCAAAAAAGCAAAGAAGATCTCATTGAAGCCCGGGCACAACATATTATAGTTTCGGCCATTAACCTGCTCGAATCTATAGATGAAAGTTTCACATCTTCTGATGCTGATATGCTGAAGAAACGATTTATCTCCAGTATAAAAGGATCAGATCCCAACAGATTTACTCGTATGGTGAAGAGAATTAAATCCGGTGAATGTGATGAGGATGATGACGGAAATGGCATCTAATCCAGAACTTACAAGAGAGTGGATTCAATTTCTTAAGAATAATCGGATTGTAGGTATGCAATCCGATCCAGAGACTGGCCAGCTTAAATACAATAGAAAAGTCACAACAGATGATGTTAGAACTTTTTTACAGTCTAAGACTGACTTTGACGACAAGTCTATCGAAAATGCAATTCAGTCTGTGGCAAGCAAACCTCGCCCAGCCGCACCCACACCCGATTTACCTGCTACACAACAACAAGTACCACCCGGTGCTCCTACACAACAAGTACCACCCAGTGGTGAACCACCAAAAGCACCATCCGCAAAACCTAAAAAGTTTTCAACTGATGATGCAACTGATGTTGAATATAGAGACATTAGACCTCAGGCAAGAATTGGAACAAGTGTTCCGCCAACACCGGCGGCACCAGAAGAGCCAAAGAGAAAACCAAGATTCAAATACCGTTACAAAACAGTCAAGGAAGCTATGCAGGATGAACCTGCGGCAGAAATGAGTGAAAAAGATATTGAACAGATTTTTTCAATGCTTTCGCAACCAAAGGCTAAAGCTAAAAAAGGTGCTGAAGCTCAGATGCCACAGCGTGATCCACAAGAGGTAAGGCGCGAAGAGGTGAATAAGATTAAACGTCTTATTCGGGATTCTATGAATGAACAACAAAGAATGGCATTATGGAGGGCTTTGACAAATGCGTAAGATAGTTGAGTCACAAGTTAATCCAGGTGATATCAGGGCAGTTTTTAACGTTGCCTCTGATTTAAGGGGCAAACCCACCGGTCTCGGTTCTGTGTTTAAATCTCTTCGTAAAGATAAGGTAGATGTTGGCGATTTACAAAAAGCATGGCAAGAGTCTGGTTATCCCGATGATATTAGAGACATCGAAAATATACTAAAAGATTTTGGATTTGACAAGAAAGAAATTAATAAGGTATTTGCTGGTGCCTTCGGAAAGTCTGATGAGGATGAATACATTGAACCCACTGCCAGCCCTGCAATTCTAAAGATAGCACAATACGCGAAGAAAGCTGGCATTGACAAAGATATTATTGCCTTTATGCAGAAGGAATATGGGTTCAAGGAATCACATGCGTATCAAGGCAAGGCAATGATCGAAGATGTTAGAAAAATCTTTACAGAAATTGTTCGAGAAGAAAGAACTGCATTGCCTGAATTAATTCGTGCTGCTGAACAAAAACAATTAGGACGAAATAGGAAATAATAATGAGAATTGATGAAGTTATGAAAATCCACGATGTATTGGATGCTGACCAGTATGTAACACTCCTACGCCAGTTAAAATCTAATGTTAAGGATGATATTAATTTAACACGTATCAAGAACAAGGTTATTCAATCCTGGAAAAAGGGTATGAAATCCCGTAAACATTATGATTCTCTTCTTCAACCTATTCATCTTAGCCTTAAGGATTTAATAGATTAAGACTCAAAATTTCATCTAAATGATAAATAAAAGTATGAATAGGACAATCCTATCACAAATTAAGGAGTTATTTTATGACAACAAAAATTAATGGTGCAGCATATCCAGGAGTCTGGGTTGAAAAACAAGTCACCTTTATCAAAATTACATTCAGTTCTGACATTTCGACTATTGCTGCTACTGGTGGCAGTGTTGTTCTTAATGGCACAACAACAGCGGTTAATGGCACAACAGCAACAGCTGATTCGACTTTCGGCATTGTTGAAAGCGTACTTGTGCAGGCTCTTAAGACACTTGAAACACAAGCTACTGTTCTTGCAGTAAGTACATATAACACCTCAACACACTCTGTTGACGTTATGGTTGGTTTTTCAGATGGTTTCTTTGCTACTACAAATGCCGGTCTCATTACTGCAACTGCATCAACAGGTTACTCTGTTCCAGTTGCCGGAGCAATCAACACTGTTAATGCTACTATTAAGGCAGTCGGTGATTCTACAAACGTTGTTCTTGGTCAACTTGTCAACGTCACCACAACAGCAGCAATTACATATGGTTTCGAATTTGTTACAATGGACGGTTCGATGCCAGCAGCTACAGTTGCCAATGGTGCACTTGAAGCAATTACTGATGGTACAACACCTGGTTCCGCAGCAAACCCAATGGGTGCTTCTGGTTGGTATCCAGTCAATCCATATACAGCTTAATTGGTGTATTGACAAAAAGGGCTCTTTGGAGCCCTTTTTTTATTTCCGAAATTATCTACAATCTGATAAATACATAAAATTGTAGGAGATTACAAAATGACAGTTAAAGTCAACGGCGGTATTATCAATAGTCAGACACTCACCGGAAGTCTTCGTTTCTTCAAGATGGCAGCAGCCACTACAGAGTTTCACTGGACTGTTTCCGATGGTACAGTCAATTTACCAGTTAGTGTGCTTGGTGGTCCGGGCGTAGGTATCACAACTTATTTTGAAGTCGGTAATAATCGACCAGTTCCAAATAGTGCAGCAGATCTTGCTTTAAAAGAAATTGCCAAGCAAGCAGATATTGTTATGATTGGCATGGATGCATCGTATGGATCTACCGCTATCATCTATTTCGCCTGTTCAGCAACTGCATTTGGATGGGGATCTAACACACCTGATTACAGCACACCACCTGCAAACACAGGCGAAGATTTGACTGCTGCCGCACCTGCAATGCAAGTGGCAGTAAGAGCACTTCCGAATGCAACAGTGTATATCACAGCAGGTTCAACAGCACCACTTAATCAACAAGCCCCGGTGACTGCCGTAGTCAGCTTTGCGGGTATAACAATCACCGAAGTTCCATTCAAGTTGGTCTAAAGAGAGAATAAGATGACACAATTCAGAGTAGATGGCGGTATTATCAATGGACAGACGATAACCGGTAGCCTGCGTTTTTTTAAAATGGTAGGTGTAGGAACAACATTTGCGTGGACCGTCTCTGATGGTACAGTCAATTTACCAGTTAGTGTTGTCGGTGGTGCAAGCCTTAAGTCGGCCTTAATTTCGTCAACTATACATCCGACAAATCAATTTGTTATTTCCGGCGATCATACAACAACTCTTATAGCAGGTACCGGTGTTATAATTTCGGGCACTGGTGTCAACGACGGTGTTTATACAATTAGTTCTTCTGTTTATGTAGCACCGAACACGACTGTGACAGTAAACGAAAATGTTCCAGCAACATTAGGTGCAGTCGGGTATCTCACTGGTGTTACCGTAAATTTCTTTGTAGTCGGAAATAATCGACCAGTTCCAAATAGTGCGGCGGATATTGCATTGAAGGAAATTTCTAAACAAGCTGATATCGTCATGATTGGTACGGATGCGTCCTATGGATCTACAACTACTATCTATTTCGCCTGTTCAGCAACTGCATTTGGATGGGGTTCTAATACACCTGATTACAGCACACCACCTGCAAACACAGGCGAAGATTTGACTGCTGCCGCACCTGCAATGCAAGTGGCGGTAAATGTCCTCGGTGCTCAGACTGTATATGCTTCAATCGGTGCCGTGACTAATTCAACAAAGACACCAGTCACTGCTACAGCACACCTTGAAACCGTGACAATAACTGAAGTACCGTTTAAATTAGTCTAAAGAAATAACTATTCAGCGAAAAGGGTCTTAAGACCCTTTTCCTTTGGTCTCATGATCTGGATTTCTTGATAAATATACAAAATATCAAGGAATACCTAACATGCCAATTAGAATCAACGGGGGTGTCTTTAATCAACAAGTATTAACAGGCTCATTATCGCATTACATTCTTTATGGTGCTGATTTTAGCGGAGCACTTAATGCAAATGGTCAACCTGTTCCAGGTAGCGCAGCTGAAATTATTTTTACTAAGGTCGAAGCTGGTGCTTATATTGACATCATGAACCCAAATAAAAATAATATTTCTTTCGCATTAGAATCCGATCGTTCAATATGGGATGAAAATACATTAACAGTAATGGTAAGATCATTGGGTACCAATGTCGGTGTCGATCATGTGGATTGTTCACTATGTACAGTCGAAAGTGTGTCATATGAATGGGGTGCACCTGTCCTTTATGGTTTTATAAGTCTAACCGATACACCAAAAACATATGCAGGTGCCGCCGGATATCAAGTTACTGTAAATCAAGCCGAAACAGGATTAATCTTTACTCCGGGTGCTGCAAACTATATACCGGTAGGTCCCGGCGCTTTACTTTCAATCAGCAGAGAATATTTTGTTACCGCAACTGGTTCAATTACTCTTCCAGGAATCCTGGGTGCTGGATTTAATGCCGGTCAGGCTATAACAATAGCTAAAGCAGTTGGTGCGACAGTAACTATCAATCTCGGATATATCGGTGATGTTATTGCCACTGATTTGGGAAATACAGATTCTATAATATTCAATGCATCTCAGGAATTGGTTTTTGTCACAGATGGTGTGTCAATTTGGAACCTCCAAATTGGATCAAGGCTTTAATAAAACCCAGGTAAATAGCGTATAAGGATAAAGAATGACACAAAGAATTAACGGTGCGGCGTCATCAATGCAGAATTTATCAGCAGATTTACAATATTATGTCTGCTATGCATCGTCACCTGGTGCTTTCACTGACCCAAATCCGAACCCACCTACCTCGCAAGAACTTACACGATTAATTAATATTCAAGTAACCGGTAATCCGCTTGATGAAAGTCAAAAGAATTTTGAAGTATTATTAATGAGCATTGGATTAAGGGCCATGCCTGCGGTTCTTACTGATCCGGCACCAGTTTTAGATCTTTCGGTCTATACGATAGAATTATCGGGTGAAGGGTATGTTTGGAAGTTTGCAGTTGAACGAGGTGTCCAGTTTTACAATTTTACACCCTATGGTACCCCCGGTCCAGTTGGTTTATTAACTGATGACCTCGATGGAATAATTTTACCGAGTGGTGTTAGAGTAACAACTGTTAATGGTAACTTAAATGGCTGGGCAAAGAATATGGCATTTTCTAGAATGGAGTCAATCTAATGTTAACAAATAATCCAAAAATTATCGACCTTATGTACGAAAGTGCAATTAAAAAACTTTCTACTTTGAAAGGGATTACACTTCAAGAGTCTAGAGAAAAAATTTCGCAAATGTCTTTTTCGCAATATCTACAACTATTAGAAGCAGGCGCCAATATTACACCACCATCGGGACAAACTATCAGTCCTTCGGGCCCGACAGGCACAACAGGTACATCAGTAGCACCAGGTGCACAAACTGCGCCGTCGAAGGTAAAGGCTATTTGGCCCGGTAAAGGTGCACCGGTTGAACAAGGCATGACAGTTGGGCTTAAAGGTCCAAGTGGAACACCTGTTCCGGGAGAAATTACACAGGTAGATCAGGCCGCAAAAGGCGTAAAGGTCCGTAACCCAACAACTGGGCAAGAAGAATGGCATAGTAATGATGAATTACAGCCATTTATGGCACAAAGCTCCACACCTGGGGCACCTCAACAACAACAGATGGCAGAAGATTTAGCAAGAATGAAGCATTTAGCTGGAATCGCAGAAAATGCCAGCGCTGGTGCAACCGGTGCCGGCGCCATTGCGGTAGCACCTGCAGCAATAGGTAAGATGAAAAAGCGCCAGCCGATGGAAGAATCTCCACCAAAGGAATATACACCAAAGGAACCTGCCAAGACGATTGTTGGTGATACAAAACCCAATCAAGCCTCTGGTGAATTATCTGCCAATTTGGCAGCCCGTGGAAAAAAGACAGCATCAAGGATTAATAACGGATTTAAGAAATAATGGATAAACCAGCACTTCTTAAGAGATTAAATGAGGCAACCGACAAGGCCGCGTCATTTGCTATACAACACGGAATGCCAATTTCTAATAAGAAATCTGGTACCTGGGTAGGTAACACTCTTATTAAGAAAAATTCAAACGGTTTTTATGATATATTTTCATTAGATAATCGTTTACTATTTGAAAATATTTCTGTATTTGATGTTGCTACTATTATTGCTCAGAGATATACCGCCGGTGAATTTAAAGTAATAGAAAAAGTTCTGACCTTAGAAAATATCTTTTCGAAACATCACACCGACATGATTCATTATCTACATTGTATGAGAGCTGCAAAAAGCCGTCGTGAATATGATGTTATAGCTATTCTAGAAGATAAATTTCAAGTTGCGGAGATACGTGCTCGTCGAGTTAAGGATAATATCTTTATTTTCAAAAGAGTTAAATAGTCGCGCAGAATGATAAATACTAAAAATAAAACTTAACAGGAACGGTTTATATGCTTTTGAATGATATCGGTAGTGCACCAACTACTACACTTAGGAAGATAAATCAGCATCTTGAATCAAATTATGGATTTAAGATTACTGAAAATGTCCAAGATAAAGACTTGGTTGCTATTATGGAAACAATTCAGGATGAAATCACTGAATTAAAAATCAAGGGAGACGATGCTAAAGGTTCTCCGGAGATTTCTAAGAGATTATTAGTACTTGAAGGCCTTAAAACCTTGCGAGAATTTGCTATTCTGCAATTACAGTCTCCAAAACTTGAGCCAGTAATTAGAAGTCTAAGCGATGCAGTAGTCAAGGAATTTCAGCGATTTGGCACAAACGAAGCTGATTTTAATGAAGCTATTAAGGACGCCATGAAAGCATATCGTTCGAGCGAATTTCGATTCCCTGATGATTACATTGAACAACGTGTTCGTCATGCTGCCATGGAACAGATCAACCGTGCTTCTTCAGATGACGCAGTAATGGAAGAAGATGAAACTGGAGTTGCTGAAGAAGATGCCGAAATGAGCGGTATTAACGAAACAGATGGAGAAGTTGTGAACGAAATTAGTTCCGATTTAACAAAAAGATATTTAGGAGGTGCTATGCAAGATACACTTAGTGGAAAGAAAGATCGTAACCCCGGCATGGCGCGTGCTGTGAGCAGATTAAGCGGTACAAATAAACCTGTCATGCCTACTGAGGGCGAAGTTGAAGAGACCGTTGGCGGAAGAGAACGAGGACAAGAATATTCACAGGATTGGGCAATGTCTCGTCGTCCGGGACAAGCTGGTGTTACTCCTGCCGATAAGAATGTCCCGATGGTAAGAAATCCGAAAACAGGACAATTACAACCGGATCCATTTGCTGCACAAAAATTAGCAAGACAACGAGGAACATCGCTGGGAGAAAACAAGAATCTAGTAAAGCATTTACGTGCCTTACTTGAGACTGAAGTAAGTCAGGCCGAAGTTATGATGGCCGCAAAAGGTTTTGCACAAGAGTTACAGGAAATGGTAGAAAAGATTGGTCGTTTACAAAACGAAGATCTTCCGCCGGTCACTGATCAAATGCGCGAAACATACGGTATGGAATCTGCCTCAGCATTTCAAACACAAATTTATGGTGCTCTTCAAAGTGTTATGGATTCTTTATACACTGCTAAGGGCCAAGTGGATGATGCAGTTGGCAATATGGCCTCAACTGGTCAAGTTAGTGCAGCAGTCGATATGGACAAGGAACTCGGCGATGAAGAGATGCCAGTCGACGATTTAGGTGCCGATACAGCTGACTTAGATATTGACAACATCGAAGGTGAACTTGGCGCCGAAGATGAATTCGGCGGTGCCGAAGGCGAAGAACCACTTGGTCGCGCAATGAAGACAGAATCATTACAAAGAAAAGTTTTTGAAATGAGAAAGCTTGTCGAAAAGGCACGTAAGTTAAAAGAAATTAAAAAATAAGTGCATGAGAGCAAAAGAAATTCTCTATGAGGACTACAATCAGCGCCTAGAATCAGACCTTAACAATTTGCTTATAGGCGCTAAAGGTTCTGGAGCACAGGATATTAATCCGCAGAACATTGTAGATCAATTACAAGGAATGGGTTATTCAATTGATGTGAATAGTTTAATGAATCTATTACAGAATAATCCAACTATTATGAATGTAACACCACAGAGCATCAAACTCACCGGTCCAGAGAATGCCGGTGCCGGGCAGGCCCAGGATAGTGCTGCCCGTGTTAGTGATATGGCTGCTAAAGCGACAAAGATAGGATAAGATATAATGGCTGATTCTTGCACAACTGGCACTGGTTTTCCTTCTGCTTCTTCAATGGAGCAATTGGCAACTAACCTTCCTATAGTCTGGGAAGAAATTTGTGCATTACAACAAGCTATTCTTGCTGCCTCAAGCCAATCTCAAATCGGCGGCGGCAAAATGTCTGTTACGGTTGGTGGTACTACTCCAATGACATTTGTTAGCGGTGTTACCAGTGTTTCTGTAACCAGTGGCGGCATTGGATATTTTCAAGATACACCTGCAATGGTTTTTGTTCCGCCGCTTGGTATTACTCCCAGCATAGTTGCCACAGGCACACTTACCACCAATGGTGGCAATATCTTAGGTGTTAACATTGGTACCGCAGGAACAGGATATCAACCTGTTCCTGCTACATTAACTATTTCCACTGTTGCCGGTATTAATGCGGTTCTGACACCTCTTGTAGATGCTGCAGGACGAATTGTATCTGTAAATATTGTTACTCCGGGCACGGGATATACCACAGCAGATAGCATTATTCCACATCGTGCCGTGGCTGCAAATCCAGCATATGTTAATGCAACATTTCAAATTGCAGCCGTAGGCGCTCTTGGCGAAATTCTTTCAGTTATAGTTACCAATCCCGGATCTGGTTATCAGGATAGCGTTACAACCGTTAAGATTGTATCAACACTTAATTCGGCAACGCCTTATCCATTAGGAACAGGATTTGCAGCTACTGTTTTAACAAATAATTTAGGTGTGATCACAGGAGTAGTTGTTACCAATACCGGGTACGGTTATTCGACCTACAGACCTTACCTTGTTATTACTGATCCGGGAACAGGTGCGACCACACAAGTAAATTTAGCCGGCACATCTGTTGGTTCGGTTACAGTTCTAACACCTGGTTCGAATTATACGCAGTTGGCAACCGGTACAATATTCAATCCACCAACAGCAGCATTACCAAATCCACCAGCAGTGCCTGCTATAGTTGCAATCCACGTAGGAAATAATACTTATGGTACTACACCACTTCTATATTATCAGGTGTGGGCAGGATTGGCAACAAACAAGGCTATCTCGACACAACTTAATGCTGTTCTGTCATACTTCGGCAATCTCGGATATACAATTCAGATTCAGTCAAATCCAGCCACAACAAATACAATTCAGTGGTATATCAGCTGGTAAAGCATTGACTCGTGATACTCTTTAGTGTTACAATTCGTTTATGCTTATACAACATCGATACGATTATAAACCATTAGAACGTGTAGATAGCCCTAACGGTCGCCGATACATAGTCGGTGAAGGTAGACCACTCCCGTCAGTCACAACAATTCTATCTAAAACCAAGGACCTAACTAACCTAAAAGAATGGGTTAATCGCGTCGGTGAAGAAGAAGCCAATCGTATCAAGACTGAGGCAAGCAGTCTCGGCAGTGGTATGCATAATAATCTTGAAAAATATATTCTCGGTAAAGAAATGACAGGACAATATATGTCGAAGGCGCTTGCTAATGTCATTATTAAGAATGGTTTGTGCAAGGTAGATGAAGTATGGGGCACTGAGGTTAGTTTATTTTCTACTGGACTGTACGCCGGAACCACTGATCTTATCGGTGTACACACGGGAATTCCGTCAATTATGGACTTTAAGAATAGTCTAAAAGATAAGAAAAAAGAATGGATTGAAGATTACTTTATGCAATTGTGTGCCTATTCATTAGCACACAATGAAATGTACGGAACCGATATTCACCGAGGTGTAGTTATGATTGCTACCAGGGATGGAAAATATCAAGAATTTATCATTGAAGGTGATGAATTTACACATTATGAATTAATGTGGGCAAACAAAGTGTGCTCGTATTATGATCGCTTCGGACAGGACTAAATATAGTACACAGGGAATAAACAATGACGACACCAGTAGTAATTTCAAGAATTCAGAATAGACGAGGTACAAAATCGCAATTAGATGCATTGTATCCACTTGGTTATACGGGCATTAGTGGATACAATCCATTAACACCTTTAGACCACTCCTATACAGCAATACCGACACTTACAGCATTCGGTACTGGGACGGTTGCAACTATTACTTTTGCATCAGTGCCATTATCTGCTTTACCAGTTATTGGTGCATCAATTACCGTAACAGGTGTCTCGCCGAGCGGTTATAACGGTACCTATACTGTTACCGCGGTTAGCACAACAAGTATTTCGTTTACATGTTCTGCCGTTGGCCCTCAATTAGTTGCTGGTACTATTTTTAAACCTTTTACAGCTGATAACGCCGGATCATCACTCCAGGCCGGTGAACTCGCACTTTGCGTCGATACACAACAGATATTTATTGGTGGTGGCAACGGCGCCGGCGCCTCCAACGGAACCTATACCGAAGTTGCCACCAATATCGGTCACTCACCAGATCTTGTATTGGCACCCGTAGTAATTACATTACCTCCACAGGTGGTTTTTACACCAATACCGAGTATAACCTACACGCCTTACCCAAAAACACCATTCTTTAACCTATTATATAGTATCACAGATACTATTTCTGCAAATCCAAACCTTGTGGGTACAACCTTTTCAAAGAATGGTGAATTAAGAATTACTGCTGTTACAAAGTTTACACCTGCACCACCTATTCCACCTTTTCCGGCACTTATGCCTGTAACGCTAACAGATTTTGGAACTGAGGTTAATACTACTGCTTTTGATATTAATTTTAAAGCAGACTATGACCCATCCGGTACCAATATTATTATTTCATATATGCATAACTTTCCTGGTAACTTAACACTTAGTACCGGATCGGTAATCTGGGCACCAATTTAATATAAAATATGAGCTGGAATAATATCCCTAATGAGGAGCGTCTTCGCCTCTGGAAAAATTTAAGGGTTGAACTCGAATTCGCACCCTTTGAAGAACAAATGTCGGCTATCGCGAAATTTTTTGCGAATATGCCATATGGATCACGATCATTGGATTATTATAGTCCAAATGACTGGCCAACACCATGGGAGATTCTATTTCATGGATCCTTCTGCAAGAGTTCAATCAGTCTGCTGATGTTTTACACATTTGCCTTATTGCAAACAGGTCATACCATTGAATTATATTTAATTGATGATAATGAAGATATGTATTTGGTGCCGGTGATCGATTATCAGTTTGTTTTGAACTACGAGCTTGGCACGGTAAATAACTGGGAAGATATACAAGCTGATTTAACAGTTATTAAACAATTCACAGTAGATGAAATTAAAATGGTTTCTTAATGAATTATAGTAGACATTATGAATTGTTGATTGATAAATCACTCTGTAGGTATTTAACTGGATATTACGAGGTACATCATATTGTTCCTCGGTGTTTGGGTGGAAATGATGATATTTCTAATTTAGCCAGATTGACACCAGAAGAACATTATGTCGCACATCAGCTGCTTGTTAAGATATATCCACATAATCAAAAATTATTATATGCCGTAAGGATGATGACCATAGGCAGATACAGGAATAATAAACTATATGGATGGATACGCCGCCGTTTGTCGACTACAATGATGTCGGAAGAACATCGAGACAGAATTTCTAGATCTAATGCAGGTAAGAGGAAGACTGAGGAACATAAGAAAAAGATATCTGAAGCGAAGAAGGGTAGCTGCCTTTCTGAGGAACATAAGAAAAAGATATCTGAGTCCCTGGCAGGACATGTATATGGGCCTTGTTCGGAGGAAAGAAAGAAGAAGATTTCCGAAACGCTTACTGGACAAATAAGAGGGCCGTTAACAGACAATGCAAGAAAAAAGATCAGCGAAGCGAATAAAGGTAACAATAAGTACGAATTGGTATGTCCTGTGTGCAATAAAATTGGTCACGGCCCACTGATGTATCGTTATCACTTCGGCAGATGTAAAAATAAATAAAACAAATATAAAGAGAGAAATTATGGCATCATCTAAAGAAATTATGGTAGAGAAACGCGATGGAACAAAAGAACCATATGACGTTTCTAAAATTAAAAAATCTATTCACATGGCAGCAGAGGGGCAGGATGTAAATCCACTTGAGCTTGAATCAAAAGTTGATCAAATCCTGAAGCCTGGAATTAAAACTAAAGACATTCAACTTAATGTCATTCAACATGCTGTTCAACTGGCTACACCACAGGCGCCTGATTGGGTGAATGTTGCAGGTCGCGCCCTTGCAATGGATGAATGGTCAGCTTTTCCATTACGCGGAAAGTCCTTTAGGGAGATTGTTCATTACAATATTAAAAAGGGCGAATATAGCAAGTCTCTTCTTGAATTTTACACCGATGATGATCTCGATGAACTTGCATCCTCAGTAAAAATGAATCGAGACTTGGATTATAGTTATGCCAGCTTAATTACTGCTAAGAAAAAATATTTAGGCAAATACGAATTAAACCAACATATGCATATGGTTAATGCCATGCGCTTCGGCCAGTTTGAGCCAAAAGAAACTCGCCTTAAGTTTGTTAAAGAAGTTTATAATGCTCTTTCTCAACGTAAAATTTCTTTAGCAACACCTTTTTTATCTAATCTTCGAAAGGGCGGCAATGTAGCATCATGCTTTATTATTGCGGTCGAGGATGATCTCGATAGTATTTTTGACAACGTTAAGCGTGTATCGAAAATCTCTAAGAATGGTGGCGGCCTTGGTATTTTCCTTGGATACATTCGTGCAAAAGGCGATGAAGTCAATGGTTATCAAAATGCTGCTGGTAGTGTCGTTCAGTGGGTAAAAATCTTAAATGATACTCTGGTTGCGGTTAATCAAGGCGGTAAGCGTGCCGGTGCTGGTACAATTGCGTTACCAATCTGGCATAATGATATTTTAGACTTTCTTGATATGCAGACGGAACACGGGGATCTTCGTGCAAAGGCGTATGATATTTTCCCTCAGGTTACTATCCCGGACATTTTTATGGAACGAGATAAGAACAAAGAACCATGGATTACTTTCTCGTCATACGAAGTTAAGAAAAAACTTGGCATTGATATACGTGGTCTCCACGGTAAGGCATTTACAGAAGCATATCTTAAAATTGAACGGGCATTCTATGAAGGTAAACTTGAGGTTGCACGTAAGATTGATAATGCAAGAGATCTTATGAAGATTATTATGCGTACTCAATTCGAAACTGGTTTGCCATATCTTGCATTTACTGATACCATTAACGAATACAACCCTAATAAGAATGACACCGATAACATTGGTATTCCGTGTGTGAATTTATGTACAGAGTCATTCTCCAATGTAATGCCAGACCAACTTGGTCACGTGTGTAATCTTGCCTCTATTGTGCTGGGTAACATTAAAAACTTCACGGAATTAGGCAAAATTGCTGCCTTAACTTGCAGAGTTTTAGATTACGGTATCAGCTTGACTAACGCACCGGATAAGATTACTGCCGACCATAACAATCGTTATCGTACAATCGGTATTGGTATGCAAGGGTTACATGACCACTTGGCTCGTGAATGGATGAACTTTCGCGATTTAGATTACATTCGTGAGATTGCTGAATGTGTTGAATATCATGCAGCCATGGAAAGTACTCGACTGGCAGCGCGGTTTGGTTCTTTTAGCGCCTTTGATAACTCTGAATGGAAGAACGGAAATCGTATCGCACAATTTGCTAAACACGCATCTGGTAAGTACGATTGGGCAAAGTTGCAGGCCGAAATTGATTTGTTTGGGATGCGAAATAGTCAATTGACAAGTCCGGCACCTAATACCAGTACATCTATCTATATGGATTCAAGTGCGAGTGTGTTGCCAGTATTTGATGCATTCTTTTCCGAAGATAATAAGAATGGCAAACTTGTAGTGGTCGCTAAATTTCTAAAAGATAATCCACTCGGTTATGGAAAAACATTCCCTAAACATACTGCAACTGAAATTATTGATGTAGTGGCTGAATTGCAGAAATTCATTGACACAGGCTGTTCTATGGAGTTAATATTTGACCAGCGTAAAGAGAACTTTAATGCTAAAGAACTCTATGATGCGATTCATTATGCACATAGTAAAGGCATCAAAACAATCTATTATATTCGTACTCTGAAAAAGAATGCGGAAATATCTGTGAAAGAAGAAAATTGTTCAGCCTGTGCTGGCTAATTATATGTTTATATATTCCGATATAGCTCCTAAGTGTGGAAGAGATGGATGCGATAATAATTCAAAATTAAATAAACCAACAAGGATTGGAATTTATAACAGGTTTTGCTCAGCTAAATGTTCTGCTAATTCATTGTCGACAAGGAAGAAAAGAGAAGATTCGTGTACAGAAAAATATGGTGGTATTACACCTTTATTGAATAAAGAAATAAAGGATAAAGCACTAAATGTAATGATTGAAAGATATGGAGTAGAATATCCATTACAATCGGAAGAATTTAGAAAACAGGTTAGAGAAACCAATTTAGAAAAATATGGCGTCGAAAATCCAGCCATGTCATCTTCTATTATGGAAAAGATAGGTAACACTAATTTAGAAAAATACGGAACTGTTTGTTCATTACATAATAAGGATGTAAATCGAAAAGCAAAAGACACAATGATTGAGAGATATGGTGTAGAATATGCCGTCCAAAATATAGAAATTTTTATAGACCAACAGCGCGGTAAATGGAAAGAATATAAATTACCTTCTGGAAACATAATAAAAATTCAGGGATATGAAAATACAGCATTAGATATATTGTTAGAAACACACCCGGAAAATGATATTCTTGTAAATTATGATGTACCGGCAATATGGTATAATTATGAACATAAGAAGAAAAGATATATACCTGATATTTTTATAAAATCCGAAAATCTTATAATAGAGGTAAAGAGCGAATACACATTCAATAAAGATATTACAAAAAATAAGGCGAAAGAGATTGGCTGCATCACCGCCGGATACAACTTTGAATTTTGGATTTTCAATAATAAAAGAGAAAGAATAATAAAATGACAGAACTAATACAAAAGAAAATATTTGACGAACTCGGAGACGATACAGTAAACGCCCGTAGCATCATCAATGGTGCCGCTACCGGCATTATGAACTTAAACAGTGTGAAGTATCAATGGGCACCTAAATTGTATACCATTATGGTAAACAACTTTTGGATTCCTCAGAAGATTTCACTTGTTGATGATAAAGTTACTATCAAGGAACTTACAAAACACGAAATGGATGCATTTAAGAATACCCTATCTTTCTTAATTGCACTTGATAGTATGCAGGTTAACAATCTGCCAAATCTTGCGGATTATATCACCGCACCCGAAGTCAACGGCTTATTTACAATACAAGCCTTCCAGGAATTGATTCATTCGCAGTCTTATCAATATCTTCTTCTTGAACTTTTTCCAAGTATCGAGCGTGAGGAAATTTATAACTATTGGAGAAACAATCCGTTACTTCTTAAGAGAAATAAGTTTATTGCTGGGCAATACCAAAAATTTGTTGACGAGAAGAGTGTAGAAAACTTTAAGCATGCATTAGCAGCAGACTTTGCACTTGAAGCAATTTACTTCTATAATGGATTTCAATTCTTCTATCAATTGGCAGCACGCAATAAGGTTGCCAATGTAGCAAAGATGATCAAATATATCGAGAATGATGAAGTAACTCATGTTAATATGTTTGCGAATATTATTCGAGAAGTGTTTGACCTTTCTGATAGTGCTGATCGAAAGATTTTACTTGATAATATCATCCGGGCAGCCGAGCAAGAGATCGAATGGGGTATTGACATCTATGGCGATAGAATCCTAGGCATCTCTGCGCAGAGTACAGAGGGTTATGTTAAGTATCTAACTAACCAACGATGCAAACTACTCGGGTTGGGTGTTCCGTTCAAAGGATACACGAAGAATCCATATGAATATCTGAATACAGAGAAGCGTGAAAACTTCTTTGAAACAAAGGTTACTGAATACAGCCGATCGGAAGCAGTCGACGGTTGGGATGATTTTTAATTGAAAGAATAATATGTTATACCAAAAAACAAATACACCTTACATTGGAGTTTTCAAACTGGGCAGTGGTGAAGAATTCATCGGAAGGGTAGTCGAAGAAACCGCAATATCTTATACAATTGAGAAGCCTCGTTGCTTGGTACCTACTCAGCAGGGTCTCCAGTTTGCACCATTTATGATGTTGGCAGATCAGGGTGCAAATGTAAATATTCCAAAACCAGTAATTCATTCAACACCGGCACCAGCATGGTCGTCCGCATATGAAACAAACATCACTGGTATTGCATTACCACAGAAAAGTTCAATTATTTCATGACATATAATCAAAACACAAAAGGAAACACAATGAAACCTATCAGTAAAACCCCGTATGAGATTCGTCTTGAATTGCTTCAACTTGCCCAGAAAATCCTATCTGAGCAGCATTTTGCTAAGGCCGCAAGCGCTGCACATCACCAAAATGGCGGATCAATGTATGTAGAGACTGCGACCACAACCGAAGAGGTGATTGCCGAAGCCGAAAAGCTCAACAGTTTTATCTCTAAGGCTAATCCACCGCATTGAGTGTTGACGGGCTGATAATTGTATTGTAGTATATACTTTTTATCAGCCTGTCAGATGTTAAAACGTACAATAGAAATCTATAAAAAATTTAGTGCATGGATGGCATTTAATCCACCATATGCACTTAGCGCTGAAGGGTGGGATTCCTTTAACAGAGAATTTAAAGAAAAGGCGGCTATACGCTATTGGATTCATAACGATTTTAGACGTAGATATGTTAATCCAGTAAGATGGAAATACCGTAAATTAGTAGATTGGATTCGATATCGTACCACTGATCGATATCACGTTGTAAAGACTGGATTAGAACCCGGTTATGCAGAAAAGAGTGAAATTATGCTTTACGTTAATTTCACTCTTTTAAAAGATTATGTTGAGGTAGATCTAGCAAGACGCTGGTTACACACTGACGAAGAAAAACAGAGTTGGTATTCTAAATATGTACCATCCTATCACTTATTTTTTCCATTTCGTAGACCAGACTTGGGAATAAAATACCTCGAATGGGCATCGACCTTAGACGATCCTACTTTACCGACATATGAACAAAGCCCGGCGCAGGCCGAATACGCAAGAGAAGTTCATATTCTATACAAGTGGTGGGTCGATGGCCGACCGGGCAGGGTAAGGTTGAGGCCAGTGCGCCCTCAGCCCATTGATGTCGATAATGTCGGCCTTTTCGTTAATTATGATTATAATTCAGATGAATATAAAGAATATGAAGCTGAACTCGATATGGCCAGTGCACAACAGGATGAGTGGCATAAAGAAGATAACGAAATGCTTATTCGTTTAATAAAGACACGAGATGGATTATGGACTTAACACCGAGTTTATCTCAGGATATGAGCGTCGATTCTGTAACCGTAACATACCTCCGCGATGCAGTAATTGCAAGAGAATTTTATAGTGCTCTATGTAATATGGACTGGTATAAAATCGAGGATATTACCAATGAGGATCGAGTTATACGCAGACTGCAAGGCACAGATGAATATGTCTGGTCCTGCAGTTGGCGTGGCGCCGGTTTTATCATTGCAGATATAAGAAATAAGCATTATAATACTAACGAGACTTACATGGATTATTATTGCTCTGGTGATGAGGGTCGTGTAAGCTCTTTAGTCGAAGAGTGTTTTAAAAATATAGGCTGGTATCATAAACCGTGAAAGTAGAAATGTTTAAGTTAGCTGATCATGTTAGGGGAAATTTTGATGGAATGTTAGTCTTCGGAGATGTACACGGAGATTACGATTCCTTCAAGCGTGCTCACGACTATGCAGTCAGCGAAAACTTTTTCTTCATGTCACTCGGGGATTTAGTTGATCGTGGTCGCAAACCTTACGAAACTATTAGGGCAATGGATGAAATCATTTACGAAGGACTCGGCGGTTTCACTTTGGGTAATCACGATGATAAATTTCATCGTTATTACACACGTGGTGCCCAGGTTGTATTCTCCAGGGATTCTAAGCAGACTTTAGAAGATGTCGGGGAAGCACGGTATGAAGATTTTATGCAGGCGTATACTCGTTTAATTTCTGACAAATATTTCTCGGGATTATATCACCATTTTGATGATATTGCATTGGTACACGCAGCAAGTCATCCCGCACTCTGGGAAGAAAATCCAAATATTGGTAAGACTGAAAGATCGAGGTTTATCGTCGGTGAAACAAATGGTGAAAAATACGATGATGGTTATCCAGTTCGCTTATACAATTGGATCAACGAAGTTCCGAATGGGAAGACTCTTATCGTGGGACATGATAAACAGCCTATCAACAATATTCCGATTACTGAACCTATGGTTGTTCCAAACAGCCATGGCGGTAAGGTTATTTTCTTAGATACCGGTTGTGGTAAAGGTGGATTCTTATCTGGGGCAGTAGTCATGTTAGATAAGAAGAAGAAATTTGAAGTTGTAGAATTTGTCAACTTCAAATAAGTAAATTTAATTAAAGAGGTAAAAATATGGATATTATTAAAGTAAAAAGCAGCATGATTGAAGCATTTGCTTACAACCCACGCCGCACAAATCTCACAGTCAAATTTAATAACGGTAGTTTCTATCGTTATTCAGGTGTTCCTGCCTTTGTGGTTGAGGAGATGCAGAATTCATCCTCTGTCGGTAAGTATTTCTTATCCCATGTTAAGGACAAATATCTTGCTGAAGTAGTGAATGGTTCGAAGATGGAGAAGCAAATGGCTGAAGAAGCATTTGCTTCTCCATCTAATGGAATCACCCCGGCACGTAAGGCACAACTTATTAGTGCCGGCGCATGGCCTTTTCCTGTCTGATAATGATTCAGAACAGGAGTAGTAATAGTAAAGGCATCATTGGTGTAACAGCTGGGTCATTTGATTTGACTCACGCTGGACATTTTTTGATGTTCGAGGAATGTAAGGGACAGTGCGATTATCTTATCGTACTGTTACAGACTAATCCGAATATTGATAGGGCTGAGAAGAATGTGCCCATTCAAAGTGTACATGAACGATATCTCCAAGTGCGTGCATGCAAGTACATCGACGAGGTTGTGGTTTACGAAACCGAACAAGACTTGTATAATCTCTTTTGTTCAATCAAATTTGATAAAAGATTTATTGGAGCTGATTGGCAAGGAAAACCATACACAGGACATGATATCCCGTGTATGAGTGAGAAGGTCGTCTTTAATTCTAGAAATCACGGATTCTCGACAAGTAGTTTAAGGAATCGAGTTTACAAGGCTGAATATGCCAAAATTATCAAAATGGAAAGTTAGTATTGAGTCCGGCCCGGTTGCAGCTGATATACATTACATAATAGTAGAGGCCGTATCAGCTAACAAGGCAAGAGAGATGGCCATGACCTGGGCCAACACTAACAATATTCATCATCCGATGATTGGTCAACTGGCTGAAATCGACGCATCCTCGGTGATTCCAATCCTTGATGATGACTATACTGATATCATTGAATGGACGGTTGAGGAAGAGGAAGAGTTTCTTAGGCTGTTTGGGGACCTTGATAAAGGGAGTAGTGAATAATGGATGTATTGCGATTTGTTAAATGGTGGTGGAATAGACTTAGTATTGATGAAAAAATTTCTTTACTATTCCTATTCTATACCGGCCTGGGAATTATTCCTGCTTGTATACTCGGTGTATTTAACGCATTTGTAATTTGGGCTGTGGGCCTTGTGTCCATGTTCTTTCTTTATCTTCTATACCTTTTCTGCCTTGAGGTGAAAAAACGATGGGATCAATTTCAAAAAGAACGAGAAGATGAAGCTAAAAGAATTATGCAAAAACTTCGCAATGGTTAAGGATTAAGATGAAAACAATTATTATCGCAGGGCTTTTTTCTATTGCTGCAACAGGTGCCTTTGCAGCGGATCTAACAATTGACCAACTTCGGACATGCCGTTTTGATTCATTATCACTCGATCGTCAAAAAGAACAACTTGATAGTTTTGGTGACGATGTAGATAGTGAGCGTCGTACACTAGATATCAAACGACCTTTCCTTGAAACGCGATTAGCAATGATTAATAGTTTCAATGGTGGAACACCAGAATATAATTATAGTGTGCGAGAAGAGTTTAGACGCGATGCCGAAGAATATAATTCTCTTCTACGCCAATATAAGCGTGATAAGAAAATTTTTAATGATCGATCCGATCAATACAATGAACGTGTTAATCGTTTCAATAACTCTTGCGTTGGTAAGTCTGCATCAGGTGCCGATATTCAAGAAGTATGCGGCGACAGTAATGACGAATACTGCCGCGGTTTCGACAACTGATAGTTCTTGATCTTTTGATAAAATACTGTTAAAGTATAAATATGTTGTAGAGATAGACTCTACCGCATATCAACAATTCTAAGGAGTTTAGAATGGAACAATATAAAAAGAAATATGACCTGATGGTCTACATCGGTCGTTTCCAACCCCTACACAATGCCCACGCGGAGATTATTCATCGTGCTGGCGCAATGGCCAAGAAACTGGTCATCATCCTGGGCAGCGCAGATACGCCCCGCACCTTCAAGAATCCGTTCACTGTCGCAGAGCGCACTTCGCTTCTGCGATCGACCGTAACTAATAACATGTCACTGAATGAAGTGCACATCGAACCTGTTCGAGACAGTCTTTACAATGACCAGGCCTGGGCAGCGCGTGTGCAATCCATTGTGGCAAAATACAGTAATACCGATGACAAGATTGGTATTATTGGCCATAGTAAGGATGCATCGAGCTTCTATCTCCGCATGTTCCCACAATGGGAACACGAAGAAGTAGAACTCCTGGAACAGCTTAACGCAAGTGATATTCGTGATCTGTACTTCCGTGATAGGATGAACTTTAAGTTTATCCAAACTGTAATCCCGCACCAGACTTTAACCTTTCTGGAAATGTTTCAGAAAACTCCCGAATATGCACAGATTATTCGTGAACGCGAATTTATTGCAAAGTACAAGAAACAGTTCGAAGGTATGGCTTATCCACCTATCTTCAGCACTGCTGATTCCGTGGTAATTAAATCGGGTCATGTATTGATGGTTAAGCGTCGCTCCGAACCCGGTAAGGGCCTGTGGGCGCTGCCCGGTGGATTTGTAAATGCTAATACCGATAAGAGCGTGCAAGATGCGGCAATTCGCGAACTTCGTGAAGAAACTGGCCTTAAGGTTCCGGTGCCAGTCTTAATCGGTAGCATCATGGATTCTCGTGTGTTTGATGCGATTGACCGCAGTGCACGCGGCCGCACTATTACACATGCTTTCAAGATTGTGCTCCCTGATGGGCCTTTAGATAAGGTTAAGGGTATGGACGATGCCGAGGATGTACCGTGGCGTCAGATGTGGCGTCAGATTGCAAGCATCCGGCCAGATGAATGTTTTGATGATCACTATGACATTATTACCTGGGCAGTGGGAGGTTGATATGATACATTTCGATTTCATTGTCAACGATGTAGATGCTGAGAATATCATAAACTGCATTACAAACGAAGCGTCACGGTCTGATAAGAAAATATTAGATGCGATTGCTGCAGGTGATACAACTCTGAAAGAAGCATACATAAAGGATCGTGATTATCTTCTCTCATTAAGGGATAAGATGAAAAATACAAGACTCGGAAGAGGGAAAGGTTTAAGATGAAACAATTTGATATGGATTGTTATGAAGTTTGGGATACCGATGGTTACACTCATAACCATGTTGCATTTGTATCCACTGAATCCCTGGCCAAAGAACTTGTAAATGGTAATGGCTATATGGGTTATAGTCGATATCAAAAATCAATTACTATATACGAGTCGATACAAGAATATAAGGAAGCCAAGGAACAGGCGCTTCGAGCACAAGCATTGGCCAAATTAACCGCTGCTGAACGTGCAGCACTGGGGTTATGATATGAAATTTAAATTTGCAACATCAATGACTATCTCAGCCGATACGGTTAAAGAGATAATTTGTAAAGCAGTTGAGGATGAGACTGGTATGAAAGTTAAGAGTGTTGAACTCAATCTGGTAACTCAGAGTGTCGGTTATGGCTACAGTGAACGTGACGAGAAGGCATTCGCTGGTGCTACAGTTCATTTCAAAGAAACAGTATCCACCGGTACTGGCCACAGTGAACGTGATTACCCAGGTAGTGGAGATCGATAATGATTGAGATTCAAGCACCTAACGCATACCAACACTTAGATGCTATTACGGTATTTCTGGGTGGTAGTATCGAAATGAATAGTGCCGAGGAATGGCAAAAGCATATAATCCGTGAATGTGCAGATACCGATATTACTTTCCTTAATCCACGCCGTGACAACTGGAACAATAGTGTTCCTCAGGTGGCAGATAATCCCGAATTCGCCGAACAAGTGAATTGGGAATTGGATGCGTTGAATTATGCTGATTTGGTTGTGTTTTATTTTGATCCTAATACCAAATCGCCGATTACACTAATGGAACTCGGGCTAATGGCTAAAACTGCACAGAAATTGGTTATCGTATGTTGCCCCGATGGTTATTGGAGAAAAGGTAACGTAGAGATTGTATGTAAGCGTCATTGGATTCCTGTAGTAGATACACTCGAAGAAGTGATCGTGAAAATTCGAAATTTGAAATGACTTATTATATCCAGGTTAATCCTCTTAATGGTAGAAGAGAATTCTACGAGTTGGTATCAAATCTTAATGAGAGAGGATACGACAATGTTGAATATCACCCCATTTCTGTGTTACCAAATAGAGATATGATTTTGTCACATCTCCGTTTTAATAGGGAAGAGGATGCTACTGCATACTCCTTAACATATGGTGGAGATATTGTAAAGGGTGTACCAGTTCTTCATCGGCATATTATCGATGCAGAGACAAGAGAATGATCTACCTTAAGTTCGAAGAATACGCACAGGAAGCATATGGATATTCTGAGATAGTTGCAATTAATGAACGTAATTTTAATAATTTTAATTATATTCCAATAAGGATGCGATATTGTGCATCTTATATCTTTGCCTTTAAGGATGGAAAGACAGTATATTTAAAGGATCGCGATAACACAAACTATCAATATTCTTCGGAGGATGCAGTTGCTCTTGCACTAAGAGCTGTGTTATTATAGTGGCAAGTCCTTGCAATAGAGCGAGGCATTATTTAATAAGGAGCTTATTATGAAAATGGAAAATTCAATTTTAATCAATACTGACTCGTATAAGGTCAGTATGTGGAAACAATACCCCGAGGGTACTGAGTACGTCTACTCATATATCGAATCCCGCGGTGGTCTCTACGATGCAACCCTGTTACTGGGTGTCCAAGCATTCATCAAGGAATACCTGCTTCGTCCCATTACCCAAGAAGAAATCGACTTCGCAGAAATGTTCTGGACTGGTCACGGCGAGCCTTTCAATCGCGAAGGCTGGGAATATATCCTGAAAGAACACAAAGGTTACCTGCCGCTGGTCATTAAGGCCGCGCCCGAAGGTCTTGTGATTCCTGTAAAAAATGTTCTTGCTACTATCGAAAACACCGACCCGAAGGTGCCGTGGTTGACCACCTGGGTTGAGACTCCGCTGCTGCGCGCAATCTGGTACCCGACTACTGTGGCAACCCAGAGTTGGGAAATCAAGCAGGTAATCAAGAAGTACCTGGAAGTGTCCGGCGATGTAACAGGACTTCCGTTCAAGCTGCATGACTTCGGTGCACGAGGTGTGAGCACGAACGAATCCGCAATGCTGGGCGGTATGGCACACCTCGTGAACTTCATGGGCACTGATACCGCAGTGAGCATCATTGCAGCCAACCGTTACTATGGTTCGCCGCTGAACGCAACTGGCTTCAGTATTCCGGCCGCAGAACACAGCACTATCACTGCCTGGTTGCGTGATGGTGAAGAGATTGCATATCGCAACATGATTAAACAATTCGGCAAACCCGGTGCAATCCTTGCAGTTGTTAGCGATAGCTACAACATCTTCAATGCCTGCAAGATTTGGGTGAAGCTGAAGAATGCAATTATTGCATCTGGTGCAACTGTGGTCATCCGCCCGGATTCTGGTGACCCGGTTGAAGTTGTGCCTAAGATGATGAGAATCCTGGCCGAGGGGTTTACCGACGCCGATGGGACTGTTTATGAAGGTTTCGGTTATGCAGTGAACGACAAAGGGTTTAAAGTGTTGAATAACGTGCGAATCATCTGGGGCGACGGTATTAATCAGCAATCCATTGAAGCAATCCTGCGTCGCATGGTCGATCTTGGTGGCTGGTCCGCTGACAACTTTGCCTTTGGTATGGGCGGCGCATTGCTGCAAATCGTTAACCGCGACACGCAAAAGTTCGCAATGAAGGCGAGTGCGGCACGCATCAACGGCAAGTGGGTAGATGTGTTTAAGGATCCGATTACCGACCAAGGTAAGGTATCCAAGAAAGGCCGAGTGACTCTGTACAAGGACCGTAATGGTGTGTACACCACCGGTGTCGAAGATTGGATGCAATCGGCGCTACGTGAAGTGTTTAAGGACGGCAAACTGCTGAACGAGATTACTTTCGAAGAAGTGCGTGCTAACAGCAACCTGTAAGCAATGTCAATAATAGGGTCGAGAGACCCTATTATTCTGAATCAATTTTACTCTAAGAAAAAGTATAATGCAATATTGGAAGTATGTCGAGGTAGGTGACTACAAAACTTATACAAGAAAATTGCTTACAATATACCTTCGTGAGCGATCCATTGATTTGAATGCCTATCCTTTCTGGAATCCCATACCTCTTTCATTGATTGAGGATAAAATTCCGGAGCTTGTAGATGGATTCTCTGCCTTCGGAAAGATAAATCAAGTTGCATTGCTTGTCCTAAACTATGACTCAAGCACATTACACATTGATCACACCATTGGCAAAAATGCTGGTGTTAAGGCAAGAATTAATGTACCTGTTTTAAACACTGAAGGTAGTCGTACAGCATTTTTTGAGATGACGGAAGAACAATATAAAAATCATACCGTGAATTCTGGTGGCACACGAGCCTGGCCGTTGGAATACAGAAAGACACTAATACCAGTTACAGAAGTTGTGGTGGATAGACCTACTATCTTAAGGACCTCATCACCTCATACGGTATATTGTGATAAAAATGTATTCCCGAGAATAACATTAACTGTTTCCATGGTTGATGATGTAGTGAAGTATTTGGACACACTCTGAGTACAATTACTAATGTGTTATAATTAAATATGATTAAAGTATCAAACCTTAGTGGTCATGCACTCAATTGGGTAGTAGCAGGATGAACACCTGGGTTCTCATTACACTTATCGCCGGCCAGTATGGTCTCGAACCTACACAAGCGCAAGAATATCCTGCGTATGAGCAATGCATGATAGCAAGAGCTCAGCATGACGCTGAAAAGATACCGCACTGGCATTATGAGTGTGTTCCACTCTTAACTAATTCTGTTCTGAAAAAATAAAAGCCCGTAAAGGGCTTTTATTTTGTGTTGTTATTTGAGAAATCGTTGCAACCTGCTCTCGTATGTGTTTTCTGCAGTTGGTTCTCGTTTTTTCGTTGATTTTGTGTCGATTTTGCGTGTAGCTGTGGACACACCTTGCACAGACTTAGCAAGCTTCCTTAACGGTCGCTTCTTAAAACTTTGTTCACTGGCAGCCGCATCTTTATATGCAGAAAGTTTGTCAACACTAAGTTCATTCACGACAGTAGTTTGACCTTTCCATTTATCTGTAACATCGTTTAGAATGTCTTCGTAACTAACATCATAGGCTGGTGCAGCGCGATTAATTCCGCTCATTCCAGCTTCGTATAGTTGGCCGGTTGGTAATAAAGTTTTTGCTTTTTCTTTTTCGAGACGATCTTGTTCTCTATGCCATTCATCGTTGGTTCCGCGTTCGCCTCTCATGCGAACTTTCCAATCACGATCCACTTTAGAGACAGCCTTACCAAAATGATCTGCTATTTCTTTGTCTGATAAATTATTGTCTCTAACTTCAATTTGATCGGCGGTACCATCGGTAAAATGTACGGTCCATATATAATATCCACCCATCGGAGCAAGACTCTCATATATGTCTGTTTGGTCAAATTGATTAATTTTCATAGATAAATTCCTTTACTATATTTATCTAAATTAATCCAGTTGACTTCACAATGTAGTTTATACTAAAATAACAGAGCTAAATAATTGTCCCTTGTGAGTTTAGAGGGAATTTTAGGAGAGAAAGATGATAACAGCAAAATTATTGCTTGCATATCTTCTTCAATCCGCCGATATCAGTGGATTAGCTATTGATACATCGAAGATAGATCCGCAGGAAGCATATTGTCTTGCAGAAAATGTTTACTATGAGGCGAGGAATGAAGATATTAGAGGACAGTTTGCGGTTGCTTCTGTCACCCTCAACCGTGTACATGATCCACGGTTTCCGAAGACTATTTGCGAGGTAGTGAAATTTGAAGCACGATCTCATATAACAAATAAGCTTGTTTGCGCGTTTTCGTGGTATTGCGAAAATGACAAGAGAGGTAAAGAAATACCGGTAAGAAATAAGGACGGAACCATAAACCAGTACGTGGTTGATCAATTTCAGGTCGCCAGTATTGTAGCAATCACAGCAATGAGTGGTGCAGTCCATGACAACACAAAAGGTGCAACTCACTTCCATAATCCATTTACCAGCCATCCGAGTTGGAGATTTGAATTACAGAAGACGATGCGTGTCGGTAATCACGATTTTTACAAGTAGGTGATAATTGCACTTAGAATAAGGATGGGGCTTCGGCCCCTTTTATATGACTCAAGAAGCACACAATTGGAAGACTGAAAGTAATATCGCATCTAAGATAGAGTATAAGAAGAAATTTGCTCTATTTCCAACGACCTGTTCAGATAATACAAGAGTTTGGCTAAAACCCTACTATACTATGTATAAGATATACGGCTGGTCCAACGATGGAAAGATATTCAATGGTGACAATTATCTTCACAGGGATAAAATCGAAGATATAGCCGAAGACACATACTTAATTAGAAAACTTATTGAAGGGTTTTGACTTTCGTTAACGTTTCGTGTATACTTGCAAATTATTTGAAAGGTATACAATGGACGTTAGATTAGTTTCATACTCCCAACCAACTGAAGAATTTAAACAGCACGGTATTGATGACGTGCAAGAACTTATTGCATTTTGTGCAAGGGTTTCAAATCCATCAAATCAACTCAATACCGAAACTTCTGAGAAGCTAATTCGGTATCTTGTCAAGCATGCACATTGGAGTCCACTCGAAATGGTGTCTGCATGTGTCGAAATCACAACTACCCGTGACATTGCAAGGCAGATCCTACGCCATCGATCTTTTTCTTTTCAGGAATTCAGTCAACGCTATGCTGATCCAACAAAGGATCTGGATTTTGTGGTTAGAGAAGCAAGACTTCAAGATACAAAAAATCGGCAAAACAGTGTGGAATTAGATATGAATTCTGATGATCATCGTAGGCTCACATATCAGTGGGAACAGATGCAGAATAGAGTAATCAATGCCGCAAAAGAGGCTTATGCTTGGGCAATTGAGCATGGTATCGCTAAAGAGCAGGCCCGTGCGGTATTACCAGAGGGTAACACAGTAAGTCGCCTATATATGAATGGCACTCTGAGGTCTTGGGTTCACTACCTGGAATTACGTTCTGCAAATGGCACACAAAAAGAACATCAGTTGGTTGCATTGGCTTGTGCTAAAGCTATTTCTGCAATCTTTCCAATGGCAGCAGAATACGTGAACATAGCATGATAAAAATTCTAACTAACGCTGATATTGAAAAATTAAAGTTCCTTGATAAGGTATTTTCTTCAATTACACTTGAAGAATTTCAACAAAGACTTGGAGCCGATGTTGTAGTTGATAAACTGAGAGGCGAATCTGCCAACCATGGCATACTGGAGGATTTATATTATTCGAATCATCATATGCATACTGATATCCAGGATTTAAAGACAAGAATTTCTACACTGGAATCTAAATTGGCTACAATGACTACACTTCAGACAGATCTTAACACAGTTATAAGGACTGTAAGCACTTTATTGCCAAACCAAAATATATTGGCAGATTTTAATTCAATGAAGGGTCGTTACGGAATTTACCAGTATTAATGGTGAAAAAATATGGTGATGCTAAATATGTTTGCTACACAACGGTAGCAAAATATCAAAACAAAACCATCACAAAGGAAGGTTATCATGTCATACAATAAAACAAAATGCGACCCCATTCTGGGTCAACAAGTACACGAACATTTGGTCACCTGCGGTGTAGAAACCCCGATGGCAATTAATTCCATAAACATTCAGGAAGGCCCACAATGGAAGCATATGGTCTCATCTGATTTCGATAGAAAAATTCGAATCGAACTTATCGAAAAGAAATTTAGGGACATTATGTTGATTATGGGTCTAGATCTGTCCGACGATAGTCTTACAGAAACACCAAAGCGTGTTGCCAAGATGTATGTTAACGAAATATTCTGGGGTCTCGATTACGAGGCGTTTCCGAAATGCACAACAGTTGAGAATAAAATGCAATATGACGAGATGGTAGTTGAAAGAAATGTCAGCGTACAATCAAATTGCGAACATCACTTTGTTGTCATCGATGGTCTTGCAACAGTTGCCTATATTCCAAAACAGAAAGTGCTTGGATTGAGCAAGATTAATCGTATCGTCGAATACTTTAGTAAACGTCCGCAGATTCAGGAAAGACTTACTGAGCAAGTTTATCATGCATTGCAGTACATTCTGGAGACAGATAATATCGGTGTTATTATCGCAGCTCAACACTATTGCGTGAAAAGCAGGGGTGTAGAAGATACTGGTTCGAACACTATAACAAGTAAGCTCGGTGGTGTATTCAAGTCAGATCCGAGCGTCCGGGCAGAATTTTTTAGATTAGCTCACTAAAAATGGACGAAGAACAAACCTTCAATAAATTACGAAGGATTCCTCTGGAGGATATGCTGGTATTATTAAGTAATGCCAACCTTCCTCCACCACTCTTCACACTCGGATCCAGAATATATGAGAGGTCTGATTTCTACAACGAAATGAACTTCGAACTGGAAAAGATTAAAATGCTGAAAGACAATGGATGGGGTATAGATGATTTCTATATTGAATTGGAAAAAAGAAGCATTCTAAAGATAGTGAAAGAATATAACAATTCATTGATATTCCCACAGGAGTTACTTGATCGTATCACCAGATCTTTTCCAAATGCAAAATTTATACCAGCAAAGATTGAACTTGAATAATATGAAGCAGACATTTTATAACCAGGCAACTATTAATACGTGGTTGCATAATATCATAAGAGAAATGGCTTTCGATAATTGGAAACCAAATTATATTGTAGGATTAGCACGTGGCGGATTAATACCTGCGATATTTTTAAGCCATTATCTCGATATACCTATGCATACACTCAAGGTTAGCCTAAGAGACAATCCAGATACAGAAAGTAATCTTTGGATGCCAGAGGAAGCCCTTGGTGTTACAGCTGATCTAAAGAAAATACTTATTGTTGATGATATTAACGATTCTGGAGAAACACTATCTTGGATTAAAGAAGATTGGCGCGCCAATTGTTTGCCGAAGTGCCCGCACTGGGACGATGTTTGGGGAAATAATGTTCGAACTGCGGTGCTTGTTAATAACGTAGTTAGCAAATCTTCAGTAGATTATTCTGGGACAGATATCAATAAGAATGAAGAACCACAATGGATTATTTTCCCCTGGGAACAATGGTGGGATAATAGAACACAATAAGGATTAATATTTTAAATCCACCATAGTTTGATAAATAAAGTTAGACTATGGAGATTTTAAATGTATTATCTTATGATAAAAGAGATTGAACAAACAGGTTTAAGATACCTGTGTAAACGAAAACAATACAGTGATCCTTTGGACCATATAAAATATAAAGGATCGGGTAAATTATGGAGGCGTATATTGAATGCTCATCCAGAATACACCATAAAAACAACGGTATTGGGGTTGTATGATAAGGATGACCTGGTAAAGTATGGTCTGTATTACAGCAATCTGTATAACATTGTTGAATCGACCGAATGGGCAAATTTAATACCCGAAGCCGGCGATGGTGGAGAAACACATAAAGGTACACATCCTTTCCAGAATATTATATCGGGTGATATTGTCTACAGAACTGAGTGCCCGACCGGATACGAACCTTTTTATAACAAACAGAAAGAAACACGGGTTATTCATAATCCGTTGACTGGTGAAATTAAGAAGATAGCACCTGCCGATATTACACCCACTGGGTGGTTAGATGGCGGGATAAAGGGAAAGTTCTCTTATGGTCCAAGGAAAGGATTAACAAAAGTATATCATAATGGTGAGAAGAAGATTTATGTTAAACACGGCGATCCAGTTCCAGATGGCTTTGTCCCCGGGGTCCATTATGAAGGTACCACCAAAGGGAGAATTGGGATCTACAACCCGATAACTTTGGAGAAGAGGTATATTCATAAAGATGATCCGATTCCCGGGGGATTTGTAGTGGGCCTCCCGCCCACTACAGGGAAGAAGTTAGTTACCCCTCACGGGGTTTTTGAAAGTGTGGCTGAATGTATGAAAGCCACAGAGTTGACACGCTATGCCATAGAGTGTAAAATTAGAAAAGAAAATAATTGGTTTTATATTAAGGATTAAGAATGACATACCAACCAGTAGCATATAGATTTACATCAACAAAAGAATATGTAGATGAGTTTCCGTGTGCATATAAGCAATGGAAGGCTGATACTCATTGCAACCTCAACCATGGTTATTCTTTCTCCATTAAGTTTTATTTTGGTGCCAACGAGCTTGATAAAAGAGGGTGGGTTTGTGATTATGGCGGACTAAAGGAACTAAAACAGGTTCTTAAAGATCAATTCGACCATAAAACGATTATAGCCGCAGATGACCCAGATTTAGAAAAATACAAGCAACTTGAGAAAGATGGTATATTGAAGTTAACCATTCTACCGGGGATGGGTTGTGAAATGATTGCTGATATGTTATACAAATATATGAATGGTGTTTATATCCCGGATTTTCTCGGCCAAGGCGAAGCTGAACGGCTTTGGTGCTATCGCGTAGAAGTACGGGAGACACAAAGTAATATGGCTTTCCGTGAAGGCCATAGAGAGTGGAACGAAGATTTATTTTCGGAGTAATATGAACAGTCGAATTGAAGAACTCATTGAACAATGTTATGAGTACAGTGATATGTCACATAGTATGTTTTTCAACAAAGAAAGATTTGCTGAGTTGATTATTCGGGAATGTGTAGATATTATAGAGGAAGACTTATCTGTAAATAAGGTAAAGGCAGAGAATGATATCGAGGGCAAGGCCTGGGTTAATGCTCAACTTACATTCAGCGAATTGATTAAATCGCGTTTTGGAGTTAAATAATGAATGAACGAATTAAAGAACTTGCCGAACAGGCATTATTACAATGTCATTTTGAACCGATAGAGCCATCAATAATAGCACAATCCAAAACTGGTTCAGGCAGAGTAGAAATTCCAAGTATCTTTATCGAAGGCTTTGCTGAGTCGATTATTAAGGAATGCATGCTCATTGGTAGAACTGCACAGATAGAAAATAAATTAGTCGATGCTGAAATCTTCGATCATTTTGGAGTTAAATATGGGCATTAAAATACCAGACCCAATCTGGCACAGAAATATTAGTTTTGCAAAGAGTGCATTAAGAATTGCTGCAGGTGGAGCTTTATGCAGCAGTATGTTAATCACGGCAGGTATTCTTTTCATTATCGCAGAGGTTCTCGGTATTGTCGAAGAGATAGTTTAATGTTGATTTCAATGAGGATGTCATGCCAGTAATCAGAATCGAATCTCCCACACAAGGGCTTGTAGGATGGCTTCACGAAGTTAAATGTGAAGCAAACGACAGTGTCTTAGTGTTTCAACTTCCGCGCGAAACAAGAATGCTAAGTGAAACTTATATGAAGGGTGCAATGGATTCTGTAAAAAAGATGCTTCCTGCGGGAAGAACCGCATTGGTTATTGGGTGTGATGTAAACATTTACGAACTTGCTGGTCCTGATGCACTTGTGTTAAAACTAAAAGGCCTTATATAATGCCTTACACTATCTACCATTATCGTGCAATAGGTGTGGTAGAATCCAATAATAAATAATAAATGATATTTGCATTATTAACTCTAATTTCTGCATTGTCCCTGGCCGGGGTTGCAGATTGGTTTGCTGTTGTAGGAATTATGTCCATTTATGCTGGTGCACCAATGCACGCCGGGCTGGTAATGGGTATAGTTTTAGCATTCGCTAAACTTGTAAATACAAGTTGGATTTACCGAGAATGGAAATTTTCAGACTGGAAATTAAAAATACCACTTATATTCTTTACCATCTTGCTCATGATTTCGACAAGTATTGGAGTTTTTGGATTTCTAACAAAGGCGCACCTGGAACAAGGTGCAGCTACTGTTGACAATTCAGCAAAGATAGAAAGACTTGATCAACAAATTGCAAGAGAAAAATCAGTTATCGCTGACAACGAAAAAGTAATAGCTCAACTTGATTCTGCTATTAACTCTTTTATCGGAAAAGACAGAGCCGATAGAGCACTTGCTGTACGTCGAACACAAGCCCCTCAGCGTAAGCAATTAAGAGAAGACATTGACTATTCTCAGAAGAAAATTGATACCTATAGTGATGAAAAATTAAAGTTAACATCTGAAGTTAGGGCGGTAAAGTTAGAAGTTGGTCCAATTCGATACATTGCTGAATTATTCTATAGTAGTAATACCGATGAAGATAAGAAGATTGAATCAGCAGTTAAACTTTTCACTTCATTAATTGTGTCTACTCTTGATCCACTTGCTATTCTAATGTTAATTGCGGCTAATCAAACTATAATACGAATACAAAATGAGAAAAAGAAAAGACAAGGGAAGATTCAGAAGACCACGCTGGGGGAATCTGGAGTATCCACAACTGAAGCCTATGAATCGGAAACGCCTGAAACATCGAATAAAAAGAATCCAACGGGCAACACTATTTTCGACTCCGAACCTGACATCAGTAATACTCGGATCATTGCCGACAACCAAAATGCCGAGGTATATGATGCGATATCTCCGACACCTCTGGGCAAGGTGGATAAACTAAATGAAGAAGAAAACAATTTGGTACCGGAAGACCACTACGCGATGGATGGGCCTCAGGCCATCATTCCGCAAACTACAGGGAACCAAGAAAGGGTTATTGACTCCACATCCGAAATGGAAACGGTATCAACTAAGGTATTGTCAGTAGACCGAGATACATTGAGTGAAAAAGAGAATTTGATATTAGAAAAATTTCGGCCTGTGCCTAACGATCCGCTGCTCCCTGTCGTGCGTTCGCCATCCCCGACGAGAGTGGAACACATTCATGAAAATTCCGTCTCAGTTGGTAATAACTCTCAGAAAATGGTGCCTGAATTAAAGGTCGAAACATTAATAACTGCCAGCAGCCCTCATTTTATACCACAGAAGCTACATGAAGAAAAGAAGCAGAAAGAAACAATGGACAACACTTCGCAGAACGATTTCTTGCATATTCCCCAAAGCATGGGTCACAAGATTGCCGAAGAGGTACCACCGTTATATGAAAAGAATGATCATATCATAAAGAATGATCATATCATAATGGATGGCAATAAATCCATTATAGCCGGTAAATATCCCAAGTCCTTAAGTTGGCTCAGAGAATTTAATGGGAAATAATATGGAAGACAAAAACATCAAGTGTTCATTCTGTAATAAAGATCGAAACCAGGTCGAACATATGATCGAAGGACCGATACAAGATGGAAAACCACTATATATCTGCAATGAATGCGTAGACTTCAGTTATGAGATTCTTCACAAGGAAGAACCAGAGAAAGATGTAAAGAAGAAAAAAGAAAAGATTCTTACTCCTGAACAAATTAAGGCACACCTTGATGATTATATTATCGGACAGGATTCTGCTAAAATTGCACTTTCGGTTGCAATCTATAATCATTACAAACGCATTTATAACAAGACGAAAGATGTTGAAATTGAGAAATCCAATGTGTTAATGGTTGGGCCATCGGGTTCTGGAAAGACATTGACAGTTAAGACTATTGCTAAGTTATTTAATCTTCCTTATGTTATTGCAGATGCTACTACTTTAACCGAAGCAGGGTATGTCGGAGAAGATGCTGAAAATCTTATTGCACGTCTTATTTCAAATGCCGATGACGATATCGAGCTTGCACAGCATGGTATTATCTTTATCGACGAAATTGATAAGAAGAGTCGAAAGAGTGAGACATCTACAGTAATAAGAGATGTTTCCGGCGAAGGTGTACAGCAGGCCCTCTTAAAAATGATTGAAGGTACTGTTGTTAAAATATCTGATGAGTTTGGAGAATCAATTGATTTTGATACAAAGGATGTATTGTTTATTGTTAGCGGTGCATTTGTAGGATTAGATGAGATTATTAGAAAAAATCGCACCAAGACAAGCATGGGTATAGGTGCAACATTAAGCGTTAAATCATCGTTCTCAGATACAGTTAAATCAGTTACACCAGAAGATTTCATTAAATATGGTCTTATTCCGGAGTTTGTGGGTCGTTGTCCTGTTACTGTTGTATTTGATGATCTAACACCGGATATAATGGTTAGAATTCTTAAAGAACCGAAGAATAGCCTAGTAAGTCAATTTAAGGCTTTGTTCAAATACGAGGGCATAACTCTCGAGTTTGATGATAAATACCTATTAAACACATCGGCTAAATGTCTGGAACAGAAGGTCGGTGCAAGAGGTTTAAGAACGATCATGGAGAAGGATCTTCAGGCTACACAATTTGTGTTACCATCTTTAGCTAAGGCTGGTGTAACTAAAATTGTAATCGATGGTGATGGTAATACAAAAAACATTTATAAGATAAAGAAACGAGCAAATAATGAGTAATAGATATAGGGATTCAAGAAGAACCAGGGGCATGACAGTGGAAGTTCGCGGAGATGATTTTGGCAGAGCTCTTAGAACATTTTCTAAAAAAGTGCAGGATCTCGGAACCTTGCAGGTAGTTAAAGAAAAGATGGCCTACGAGAAGCCGGCTGTTGCTCGTCAACGACTAAAGAAACAGGCTCGTAAGCGCTGGGAAAGAAAAGTAGAAGAAATGATTACTTCTGGTCATTGGCACAAAGACCGAAATTATTAAATTCTTCTAAAGTCGTTTGGTTCGATGATAAATAATTTTGTAAGATGCCCATGGTGGGGTCTTACGCCGCGGTAATATCCGCAAAACTGTGTTAATAGCACAAAACTTGCTTAATAAAGGAGTAAATTATGCCTAAGAGCGACTTTGATCATATGTTTGATCGTCTAAATCAACTTGCTGTCGGATTCGGACCAATTTTCCGAGATTTCCAACATACAAACAACAATTACCCACCCCACAATATCGTTAT